ATTATTCACCTATTTGGGAGTTTATTAATGATGTTTATAAAGATATTACAGAAAGTGATAATAATGAATCTCTGAAAGAATCAGATTTAACCCGTATTGTTAAACGGGTAATCCAGAGGAAGATATGAGTTCCGACGAATAAATAATATATTTATAAACCCCATTCCTAATAAGAGTGGGGTTTTTTGTTTTATGTGATATTTATTAATAAATAACCATATATGAAAATCATTATAACAGAACAACAGTCCAAACAATTAAAACGTATTATTAGACGAGTTATAACGGAGAACTCAGAACCTGAATGGGTTGATTCGTTAGAAAGAAGATTAAACAGATCAATTGAAATCAATAGAGATAAACCATTTACAAATTCTCCTCAAGCGTCAGTACGGTTTAATGGTAAAAATGTAGATATTGAAATACGTTATGAAAATTTTATGAAGGATAGTGTAGAAGTTGGGTATATATTGAAAGATATAGTAGATAGGGTTATAGAAGAAATAGGTGAAGAAAATGGAATTGAATTTAAGTTTAACTCTCATAATGTGGTCGCTTATGAGCGTGCTAAACACGCCCAACATAGTTATGAATCAGATGATTTTAGAAACGATTCTTATCGTCTTAAATTCGTATACAAGGTGATAGAAGATGATAATGAAATTACAAGTAATGATCCACGACATCTTTACGACATAGGATATGGAGTATCTGGTCATTAAAAATTAATAAATTTAGAAACCCCCATTTTATAAAAGTTCAAGGTTCTGAAGAGGATTCAGATGAGAACGAAGAAGATAATTAAAATTCTTCCTTTTTAATGGGCGCCGGAACCCCGTCCCGACTTCGTCGGATTTTCTGTCCGACCGAACCCTTCGGGTTTTTTTAATTTATTTGTTGTCTACTTAAGTGAATCTTTCAGAAAAAATGTTCGTTTTTGTTTTATGTGATATTTATTAATAAAATATATAAATTATGGGAAGAATTGTAAGATTAACAGAAAGAGATTTAACAAGACTTGTTAAAAGAACCATTACGGAACTTGATAGATCAACGTATGAAAAAGCTGCTGATGTTGCGGGTGAAAAAGGATTTAATAAATTGTCTGATAGATTTCGTGAACACGGAAAAGAATTTGGTTTGGGTCAAGAAAAAAATAATATCACAATGGTTGTAAAACATTTGGGGCAAGAAAAAGAAATAGAGTTAAGAATGATTAGTCTCAAAAAAGAATCTAACACATCTAACACTTATACTTTGGAAACAGAAGACCTTGATAATGGTATTAAAAGAGATTTTGAAATAGGTAAATATTTCGATAATATGGAATTTCTTCTGATGGGAAATCATCCATCTTTACCAGCGACAAGGAAAGACGCAAAAAAAGTTTTAAGGTTTTTTGAAGATAATGGTTTTAGTGTAAGTGAATACGATCCAAGATCAATATCATATGATGACTCTGGATTATAAATAATAAAGGAATTAATATATGAACCCCATCTTTATCAGGTGGGGTTTTTTGTTTTATGAAGTATTTATTAGAAAAGGAATATAACATGAATAGAAGTTACAGTAAAATCAGGCACATACAATCATCTAATTTAATGTTGGAACAACGTTTATTAAATAAAGTAGAATCTAATAGTCAAATGTGTATTAATTATGAATCAGGAGCGGGACTTGAAAAAATTAAGTTAATTGACAATAATATAACATCATTAGGTATTAATATTAAACAAGAACTCAATAATATTAAAAGTATTGAAGGTAAATACGATGATATTAAAGAAAATATTAACATATATCTGGATGGAGTATTGGGATCAATGTCCGCGGATTCGATTATTGAATTAATTAAAAAAATTAAAGAAGTAAAAAATAATCCTCAACAATACAGGTCTGAAGACGTTAAACTAAATGAAGAAGTTAATGACCCCGTGTTAAAAACTTTAAAAGATATATTAAATATTATGATTAAATCAGGATCAAAAATTCCAATTTGGGCTTGGTCTCTTATACTTGTTTGGGTTATACTAAGATTGTTTAAATGTTATATTTATAAACTTGAAAGTAAACTTTTTGACTGTCCATTGGACTGGAAGACTTCAGCATTGGCAACTTTTACTTTTATTTTTCTTCTGGATTTTAAAAATATTGGAAGTAGTAATAGAATTTATGGGTGTAATAGTAAAAACTAAGACACATTATTTTATATGAATATAACCCCATCTTTATCAGGTGGAGTTTTTTGTTTTATGTGATATTTATTAATAAAATATATAAATTATGAGAAGAACAGTAAGGTTAACAGAAAGAGATTTAACAAGACTTGTTAAACGAGTTATTAATGAGAACAATACGAGTGTAGAGTATAGAGATCGTATATATGAAAATAGTTCTGAAATATTCGATATGAAATTTAAAAAAATTATGAGAGGTCTTCACCAAGCACAACAAACTGCAGAAAGTGGCAACGGAGAAGAAACCGCATTTGTTATCGGAAACATCATACTGGATTTGAAATCATTAAAATCGTTAGTTGATGAAATGAGAGCTATAACTGATGAAATAAGAGAAACAAAATAAATAATATTATGGCAAGAATTATAAGATTAACTGAATCAGATTTAACAAGATTGGTTAAAAGAGTTATCATAGAAGAAAAGAAAAGTAAAAAAAATATTAACGAAAGTGTTTTATTAACTTTAGGTGGAATTGCGTTAGGTGGTGCAATTATAAAAAGGGCATATGATTATCTAAGTAACCGTTCACTAATAAATAAAATGACCCCAACAGGTAATGTTAGAAAATCAACTGGTGGTGACCAAGAAGGTAACTTCTTTACCATGAAAGAGTATCGTGATAATGATACTGATGAAACATATTGGGGTATTGATGTTACGGACGATACAAGAGATCAAGGTTTTAGAGACAGAAAAGTTTTATTATTCAAAGGAGACGACCCTAAAAGAATTGAAAGAATTTTAAAATTAGAAGTTGCTCACGATTATTCGGATCAGGCTAGAATGAGCGATGATTATGAAAAAAGATTTGGACAATTCAAAGCAGATAAAGTAATGCGTATGGGAGATAATACATATGATCATCAACATTCAAAATAAAAAAAAATTAACCCTTCCTTAATCGGAGGGGTTTTCTTTTTCCTATATATGCTTATATTTATAATAAAAAACTTATGAAAAAATTATTATTATTTATTGTTACGGCTACTATGTTATTTAGTTGTAATACGGGAACAAAAACCGAAACGTTAGAAGATATTAAATCTGATAAAATTGTTAAGATACATGATGGGTCTTTTGCTTTTTGTGGGGCATCGGCAGCGTTACCTACGGGAAAAAAGATTATTGTTCAAGGTGTTAAGTATGACGAGGGTTGTGCAATCTGTCCTGTATTGAACGGACCATCTCTTTCAAGTTTGGCAATGGAAGGTGTTAGTGGAACTTATGGTAAGTTCAATGTTGAGAAAAACTTCCAAACTCCTGACGGAACAAGTAATACTGTATGGTCTTTATTTTGGTACTACGATATAACGACTACTATCCCCCAATTTAATCCTTCAACTAAGGAGTGGGAATATATGACACCATATAACAGATCGTTTGTTATTAACTTGGATTCACCATCTACAAGTGAAAGTAATATGTTTGCAATGCCAGGTATTATCTTTGATACAACATCTTCAGGTATTGTTTTGGCTAAAGTTTATGGTCCACTTAATGAGGCGGCAATTCCATTACGTAAAGCAGTTCCCGTTAAGAATGGGCAGACATCAGTAACGGCAGCTAAAGTAGGATTTCCTTATCCTGTTGGAACTCCGATCCCCGTTTCTGAATACAGTAAGGAACTTCAGAAAAAGAAAAAACACTAATTAAAAATTAAAACTTTAAACCCTACCTCATCGGTGGGGTTTTTTGTTTTATGTAATATTTATTAATATGAAAAAAATTATACGATTAACGGAGAGGGATTTGGGTCGTATCGTTAGACAAGTGATTAGAGAAGATAGTTTGACTCCAAAAAGTAGAAAATTAAAAGAAATTATTAAAAATAATTTTGAAATTGACTTTAATGGAAAAATTAAAGAAATTAATAGATATTCCGAAATCCCTAAATCGTTTACAGAACAATATTTATCACTTAGTACGCCAAAATCTTTTAAAGATAAAATTCAATTTGGTCCGATGTATTCAATAGACGTTTATAAAGACAACGTTATAAACAAGAAATATCTGTATCAAAGTGGAAGTGATTTAATGGACAAAGATGGTAACTTTTGGAGTGAAAATTATTTAATGAAATTGCTCGGACTTAATGTTATGAGTTTAAAAATTGATGATTTAATTGATATTTATTATGAAAGTATATATGATATGTAAAAATTGTTATTACTTAATAATAAAAAAATTAATATAAAACTCCCCACTTTTTAATAAGAGTGGGTTTTTTTTTGATTATCGTACTATTTATTAATAAATTAAAATACTATGGGAAGAATTGTAAGATTAACAGAAAGAGATTTAACTAGATTGGTTAAACGAGTTATTAGTGAAAGTAGATTAATTAGTGAGGAACAAATGAGTCAACAACAACTTAAAATGGGTAAATCTTCTATTGGTAAATGTTTTAATAAATCAAAATATCCAGAATTATATAAAATAACTAATGGATATGGGGATACTGTGTACGGACTTCTTTTAATGTCTATGGGTATAAATTCTGGTATTATTCAAACTGTTTATGGTGTAGTTTACAATGAAGATGAGTTTAAATACGATAATTTAGAAAAGAATACATTAAAAACATTTAACAATGGAAAAAAATCAACTTCTGGTGGGTTAGATCAATTATATAAATCTAATTACTCTAAAATATCAGGAGAATTATCAAATTTAAAAAATTGTGTATACAACGGTATTTTTTAAATCATACTTATAAAAATAATTAAAGTATTAAACCCTACCTCATCGGTGGGGTTTTTTTTGGATATAGAAGTATTTATTAATAAACAAAAAATATTATGTCAAGAATTGTAAGATTAACAGAAAGAGATTTAACTAAATTGGTTAAACGTATTGTTAGAGAACAATACGAAGATGATTATACCGCAAGTGGATTTGATTCTATGGGAGATGCCGCACATTCATCTTTAAAGTCTAAAAGTTATAGTCATAGAGGTAAAGACGATGAAGGTGAATTCTACATTGTATTTGACGGTGAGAAATTCTATGAAGATGATTTTGAAATTGCTGATCACAATGATATGGGAAAAATTCCAAGAGTTGAGGACGGTAAATTGATTATTGCAAATCCTGCGTGGGGATCATAAAAAAATAATGAATGGTATTTAGACCCCTTAATTAGTTGAGGGGTTTTTTTGTTTCTCAGATATTTATTAATATGAAATTTATTATAACAGAAGAAGAGAAAAATAGAATTCGTGGTTTATACGAAATGGTTGGTGATAAATTAAGTCCTCAGTCATTACAATCCCCTAAAGCTCAAGGTACGAAAGACCAAGCAACATTTTTAAATTATTATTATGGAACAAATCTTTCATCTGCGACTACAGGTAGTTGGACCGATAAAGATTTTAACGATTCTTTAAAGAAGTTTATGGAGGAAAAGGGTATACCTGTGTGGATTTGTAAAAAAGGTGATGGATATTGCGCCGATGGTGATGAGGGTGAGGTAACAACAAAAGAAATGGATAAACTTAAACAATCAATGAACCTCCAAGGGGAAGACAAATCGGCAACTTTTTTAAGTGATTTTGCAAAAATGTATGGGGTAACATCGGAAGAGGCTTCTAATATTAATGTTTCCTCAGGACAAACTATGATGGATATTGGTAAAAACACACTAATGGGTCCGTTAAAAGAAGCTACATTACAACACGCAGGAGACAATGGAGGTTTTGATAAGGTATTAAATCAATTAAAATTATATTATAATGGTCAAATTGGAGCTAAAGGTGTTATGAATGAAGAACAAAAGTTATGGTTAAATGATTTTATTAAACTTTTAGAAACCATGGGGCCTCAGTTGGTAAGATTTTGGAAGGGTTTACCACAAGAAAAAGTCTCGGTAAAGGTGGGAGACCCCAATTACTTACCGTCAACGGAAGTTTTACAATCCGTTAAATCTGGTTTGGATAGATACTCACAGGGTTTACCACAAGAAAAAATAAATACCACCAATGATAGTACTTATGATTATAAATTAAGTGGTGATAAATATTATTATTCACTTAAAGGTCAGAATAAATGGGTTGAAGCAAATGGTAAAGGTCTTGAATCAATTAAAAGTAAGGTTACATTTTCTTAATTATGAAAATCATTATAACTGAAAGTCAAAAAGAATCATTGGATTATTATCAATTATCTAACTGTATTAAGAGAAGGATAGATCTTGATGGGATTGACGATATTGTTGATGAGGCCATGGAAGAATTTGTTTCACTTCGTGATACTATTGGAGGTTTTATGGATATGGTAATTAATTACACATATGACCGAGTTGATGAAGATTATGGTGTGGAAAAATGTTGGGGAGATCAATATTGGGATGAATTCTCCGCACCAATTAAACGATTTATATCCTCAAGATATGAGGCAAAACTGAAAGAATATTTTGAAAATCATTATAACTGAATCACAATTTGTTGATCTTTTCTTTAAACGTAGGTTTGGTCGTATTGATCAACTTGTTGATGAAAAGATGCGTTACTACCCCCCTTGTGATTATACATATGATCCGTACTACGCTTTTTATGATTACTATGGTGATGTTCGTAACGCAGTCATATACGATATGATTGTAAAAGATATAAATTTACCTTGGTCAGAAGAAAATACGGTTAATATTGATGAATTATCTGAAACTATGAATGAATGGATGTATGAAATATTCTTTGATAAAGTTAAAGAATATTATGATAAGGTTTTAGAGGATGAAGATTGTGATGAGTAATTTTTTTTAAAAATCTAACTATTTATAATAAAAAACAACATGAATAGAAGTTACAGTAAAATTAGACACATACAAGAATCCAATCAGATTTTGGAAAGAAGGTTATTGATTGAACAGGTGAAAATTGGTAGAAATAATCCTGATTGGATTACTTTGGTTTCTAAATTAAAAACCCTTTCTTATTCACCAAGAGTATTAACATTTACGGACTATGATGATATTCCATCTCAAAGTTTGAATTGGGGAACCGCTAAATCGGCTAAAGGTAAATACGGTTTTGCAATTTCGTCAACATCTCCAGACTTACCTAAAGAAAGAATGCATTTATTTAACACTGAAGATAGAGAAAATCAAACAGATATGATCAATTGGTGGACAAACAAAGGTTATAAGATGGATGGGTCTGACATTTCAATAAACTTTAAAGATGCGGATAAATTAAAAAATGATATTGTGTCATTTTTTAAAATCTACAATCCAGAATAAACAATATAATATAATTAAAAACCCCACCTGAAAAGATGGGGTTTTTTTATTTTAAAAAGTTTTTAAATCGTTTTTAGAAAACGTATATTCCGCACTGTACAAGTACTCACCAAAGTTAAGGTCATACCAAGGACTTTTCTCATCATCACCTACAAGGATTTGAATGTCTTGTGCTGGCATATAACTTTGTGCCAACATAAATTTTACTTCATTCTTTTCATTTACACATTTATCTACAACGATAACTGCGTGACCAGGGAATCCACCAATTATAAAAACATCTCCAATTTGTAAATCAATAGTACTCTTTGAGGTTAGTTGTTTGTTTAAAGAGTAAGTATTTGCGTAACAGAAAACACCACACATATAAGACCAAAGGTTTTCATTGGTTGGAGTTTTTCCACCTAAGTAAGATAAGTAATTGGCTTTTTTACCACTTACATATGAAAACTCTATTTCACTATAACGTTTTTGGGAAAATAAATATTCAGCTCGTAATCTCATAACCGCATCTGCACATTGGTGATTTGCATTCCCACGAAGTGGAAGATCAACTACTGCACAATATGCGGATGTGTTGTATTTTAAAGTACCATCAAAGTGATAAACTTGAGAACCATGAGGTTTTAGTGGTAGATTTTGTAAATAAGATCCCCAAGATCCACCTTCAGATTTAACACGAGTAAATCCATCTGGTGTGTTAAAACGATCCTTAACGTTTGTTCCACTTTCATTAACGATTGGTTTATTTTTCACAATGGTATTACTAACAACTTCAGTTGTTATATTATTTTTTTGTGATGATGTATCACCGCAAGATATTGTGGTAAATAAAATAATAAGAGATAAAATAATTTTTTTCATGTTGTTTTTTTTACAAATATAGAAAAAAAAATAGAATAAAAAAAGAAAATAAAATAAAAATTTTTTTGGATTAATCAGATTTTTATTCCTATCTTTGTCGTATGAGAATTGATAACTTTTTAAAAAACCTTACTATTGAAGAACTACTTGAAGTACAATCTAAAGCTTCAGGTATAATCCACGACTTCAAAGATGGATATTTCTATATCTGTGAGGCACGTTCTTATGGACGTAATTGGAAAGTGTGGGACATTTATAACACTCACACTCTTCAGGAGTTATGTTACCAATATGGTGGTGACGACGGTATTGTTGATGTATATTCCAATAACCCCGACTTGTCTGGTATTGATAACTATGGGGCTCTTAAGTTTATTCCATCCGTGGAGGACCATAACAAATGGAAGGAATATATGTATCTTAAGAATTCTATTCCCCGACATGAGGTAGAACTTAAAGTGTGGGAAGAACGTGAAAATGTTCCATTCAGACAAAGACCGAGTTTCGCTCCGTTCTATACTCGTGAGGATATTGATGCTCAAAAATTAAAGTTGGAAAACTTTGATATGAATTTTGTTGAACCTAAATCTTATATTAATAATACTGAAGAAACGGATGAATAAACTTGGAATATTTTTTGCAGGAATTGTTACCTGTCTGTTAGCAATAAATTTTATACCCAATTTTTTTATGTATCTTATTGGTTGTTGGCAGATTGGGTCTTGGATTGGAAAAATTATGGAAAAATTAATTAAGAAGGAAGATGATGAAGGTTATACTTAGTGAATCACAGATAACAAAGATTAATTTAACTTTGGATATATTTAAATGTCAGATTGGATTGTACGATTCAATCAAGAATGACCCAAATAAATTGGATGCATTTTTCTCCCTGAATAGAAACCCCCTATTTGATTTAACAAATATTTCTTATTTTAGAACAGGTTTGGAATCAAGTAGTGTGATTGCAGGTGGTAAACCTGTACACGACCACTTTATTCAACGTAAACACGCAATGAAAATATTGTTTGAGAAGTTGTCCCAAAACAAAGACATGACTTTGGATGAGTTTGTTGTTTTCTTGGTGGAATACGGATCCACAGTTGCAATCACGAAGGAAGAACATCAGGTGGTAACCACAAGAGCAAAGAACACAACCGACCTCAATTACGAATTATACGAACAATGTGGAATAGTCATTGAAGGTCTTGATAAAATGATCCCCTTTTAATAAGGGGATTTTTTGTTTTATGGGATATTTATTGATATGAAAAAAGTAATAAAACTTACTGAAACACAATTAACTAATCTTATAAATAAAATTGTTAATGAACAATCTGATGATAATGTATCACGGTTTGATTCAGAAATAAATGTTGAGGATTGGGTTGAGATTTCTGAAAAATGGACTCAAAAATATAAAAAATCTATAGATTGTAGTAACCCTAAAGGTTTTTCTCAAAGGGCACATTGTCAGGGAAGAAAAAAAAGAAAATAATATGAGAAACTATTCAAACGAAATTATTGATAAAATTGAACTTATAAAAGAAATTATAGTATCAAGATCAATATTGAGAAACATTAGAGATGACATCAAATGGGAATTAGAAATTGAATCTGATAGAATCAACGGTAAAATCTATGAGATTACTTTATACCTTAAAGTTATTGACCAAGATTGTAATGAGTGTCATTTTGAACCCGATGGGATATTAGAGGAAATACATAAGTACCAAAAAAGTATTTATAATTCTATTAGTAAAATAACTTTTGACCAAAATTTAAATATAGTAAAAGGTAGTGGTTCACTTAGGGGTATTACAGTTAGTGAAGTTAATTTTGCTCTAGATACAATAACCATTGAATATGGAATTTTTATTGATATAGAAAAAGAATATGATTGGTAAAATGAAAATAATAATAACAGAAGACCAAGATAAACAAATTCGTTCATTTGTACGAAGACTTAGTATTGCGGATAAAATTATTTCCGAGTTGGACCCTAAAGACATTTGTAGAATATGGTCAAACACAGAAAAAGACGCATTATATTTTGCCGATGACGTTATGCTGGGAATTGTGTGGGAAATTAATCTAACACTTGGGATTAAAGATTCATATAAAAATAAAGATCTGTATAGATTTTTTGAGGATTATGGTTATTACGATAAACTAAAAGAATTTTTTTATAAATCATTTGAATTATGCGAATAATCATAACTGAATCTCAAAGTAAAATTCTATGGTTACGTAGGAGATTGAATGACCGTGAATTAATGAATCACTTAAAGGATATTGTTATTGAAGGATTTGATTATACCGATCCTTGTAACTACGGAGATTATGATAGTTATGAAATTAATCTCGTAAATGATTCCGCAGTAACATTTATTAATTCATATGATTACCTTATTGGTAAAGAACAATTATTTTCTGACGAACTTGTGGCTTTTGTATCTGACGTAATTGTTAGTAAATATCGTTCCCGAATTAAAGAAGAATATAGGGATTGCGAATGTGATGAAGATGAAGATTGTTCGGATTATTAACTATTTATAAGATATGAAAATCATTATCACCGAAAACCAAAACTATCTCATTAGACGAGTACAACAATTTATTGATATTGTTGAGGATCATATTGAAGGGTATGAACTAAATGAAGATGGTTCATGGTGGTGTCGTAATTATAATGCGGATACTTTTTTTGAAAATATAATGGACCATTCTATTCAAGAATTCATTAGGGATAATTGGAGTTTCTTCCACGATACTTCCGAAAAAGGTGGTTCGGATATGGACATCAGTATGTTAAATAAAATTGTTGAGGAGAACTACGGGAATTATATTAGAAATCTTTTTGTTCGTAAGTGTAATAAATATCGTTGGTAATATATTTATTAACATGAGAAGATTAAACGAAAACATTCTGGGTCTAACTAATATTTATAACATATGAAAAAAATAGTAAAACTTACGGAATATGAACTAAAAAAAGTTCTTAAGAAAATTATAACTGAAAGTTTACTACTTGAGTCATCTGCCGATTCATTAAATAGAGGTCAATTAGAATCAACTTATACTACATATAATGATTTGGGTTCAGATGGAACTTTTGATGAAGTATTTAAAAATGAAAGAGAACAAGGAAAAATGCCATTTGTTGAATTTACCAATGGGTGTGCAACTAAAGTATCGTTAGCGATAACCGCCGCTGGTGGAACTCTACCTGCAAGTTTTAGAGTTACCAATGGGCAATTTAAAGGTAAAGGTATTGTAACTTCAGCAAAACGTCTTAAAGATAAATTAATAAAATTATGGGGTAACCCTGACGTTAAAATTGATAAGGTTACAAGTTTAGAAGAAGTACAACAGAAAATTGGACCAGGAAGAAGTGGTGTTTTTATATGTACCCCATGTGGTTTTGGGGAGGGAGCTACTGGTCACGCAACAATATGGAGTTGGTGGAAGAATGGTCTAAAAGGTGGTCCATTAGATGGTACTACTTATCCTGAAGAAAATGGAGGTACAATATATTTTTGGGGAGTTGGTGGAACAAATGAGGAAGTAGCAACAAAGTGTGGGTATAATTCTTGGGAAGAATATAAAAAATCAAATTATAAATGTAAAACAAATTAAAAATGAAAAAAATAGTAAGACTTACAGAAAAAGACATTAATATGTTAGTTAAAAAAATAATCAGAGAATCAGATCCTGGTGATGGCGAAAAAGATGATTTCCCAGAATATGAAGGAAGAACCGATATCTATGCCGATAGTGTAGGTGTTGAAAACAAAAATAACCCTGAACAAAACCTAACAGAAAGAAGGTATCGTAGATTGCCCAACAGAAGGGTCAATGAAAACCTTTCAGATAAAAAAATGGATCTTAAAAGTGATTTTAATGACATAATTAATCATAAACATTATTCTGAAATTAAACCTTCCGATCTTGTTGAAGTTTTGGAAGAACTGTTACATTATGCCAAAAATGATGTATTTAGAAGTAAAAAACCAAATAAAGGATATATCACTAAAGATGAGGTGATAAAAAACTTTAAAAAAAACTAATTAATATTTAAAAATAATAATACGACCCCACCTCATCAGTGGGGTTTTTTGTTTTATATGGTATTTATAATATATGAAAATTATACTAACAGAAAATCAAAATAAATTAACAAGACGGTACTTCCAAATAAAAAATGAGGTTCATAATCGTATGGATGGGTCCAATCCTTGTTATTATAGGGATTACCATGATTTTGATAAGTACAAAAGAGATGTGTTAAAAGCCGCAATTGATGAGGTTACGGAGGAAGAAAGGTTGGAAATTGACCCAAGATCGTGGACAAATTTTAGAAATGAACTTTCTTATATGTTAAATGATGAAATAAAGGTGTTTTATGATAAAGAGATTAACAAAAGGTGTCCAAAATATTTTGGAGAGTAAATATGGTAATAATTCTAACAGAATCACAGTATAATTACATAAAAAGGAGGTATCTACATATACTTCCAATCTTTGAACGAGAACTTAAAGATCAGGTTCCGGCATTCTATAACAATAAATATGGAAAAAACGAAGGATTTGAACGTTATTACGACACCGTAAAAGATTCGGTTGTAGAATTTATTATGTACGATATCCCAAATTTTTATGATCTTGATGAGGAAAATGAGGTTGAAATCAGTAAAAAACTATCAAAAGAGTTTGATTTAATCTTTTTTGATGAGACTAAAAGATATTATGAAGAAAACAGGTAAAATACAGGAGTAATGATTGTCCTCGTTCAAAAGACGGGGGTAATTTTTGCCCTTATGTTATATTTATCTTATATGAAGATTGTTATAACAGAATCTCAACATAAATTTATTAGAAGATACCAAGAACTCAAAGATTGGGTTAGGTCTGACTATAACTATTTATTGGATCAGGGTAAATCACCATATGATGCAAGAGAGATTACAATAGATCATTCTGCAATGACGTACTTGGATGACCCTGACACACAACTTGAGTGGACAGATAAAAATTTAAATATGTTAAGACGATTCATTGAGAATAATTTTGAAGATTTAATTAGTTAATATGAAAATAATAATAACAGAAACACAGAACAAAACTCTCCTTAAAAGATTAAGAAGGATACAGGAAGTTAGAGACACGATTGATTTCCAAACTGAAATCCAAGACCCTTGTAATTTTGAGGATGGTGAGGAGTATGCTGATTTTTGTATTGGAGAAGGGATTAGTTTCTTTTATGGTGATGAAAACTATGAGAGAGAGGATGATACCTTTGCCGATGAGGATGAGAATGAAGATAGCGGTAGAGAACAGATAGAAAAATTAATGAACGAAGAGTACTATGATTATTTAGTAAAATTGTGGGAAGAAGAAGGAAATTGTTAAGATGAAAATAATATTAACTGAAAACCAAATTGAGTTTATACGTAGGTATAAAAAAATCAAAGATCTTGTTGATGAAGGGATTGATGTGTTAAGTCAAGAAACAGATATATGTGATTATGATTTTTTTGGGTTTTTAAATGAAATTTGTTGGCAAGTAAGTGATAAAATGGAACATTTAAATTTACCTACCAATACTGTTGGAATGATTGAAAACGTTCACAAGTGGGTTAAGGATAATTTTGATACTTACATATTAGAAAAATTTGAGATAATAATGTACGACTCTAATTGTAATGAAAGATTTGATGATGTGGATGACGAAGAATATAACCTACAGGAATCATATGGGGATAAAGAATATGATACAAGTTTGAGGAATGCACTTCTTAGAAGACATAATATTATTATGCAAGAAATGGATCATTTAATGACAAATAATCTTGATTGTGATAAATATCCAGATGACGTTGATGAATTTAAAGACCATATTCTTATACAAGTATCAGATGTTATGATGTTTACACATAATATAAATAACTGGGATTGGGATGATTTATATTTTTCATTAAACGATATGGTTGGTAAACAGATAAAAAAAACTTTTAAATCTTGGGCAAAAAAACATTGTTAAGATGAAAATAATAATAACAGAAAATCAGTACAGTTTAATGCGTAGAGTTTCTCAAGTGGAGAATTCAATTAGACCTGTAATGGATAATGTTTATGAGTATTTACAATTTGGTAATCCAACCCCTTTAAATATGGGTGAATATGATACATTTATTCACGTTATATCCACTAAGATTTCAAATCAAATTATTAATAATGAATCAATTTTTGATCCCGATAAAAAAGAGGCATTAAAAAAACAAATACAACGGTTTATAGAGACCGAATATATTGATATGATTAGAGAATATCTTTATTCTCGTATGGATAAAAAAATTAATGAATCCACACATGAATTAAAATTCAAACGAAGATATGAAGAAATTGAGGATGGTATTCAGGATTTTATACTAACCCATAAATTAAATGTTATGGACACCTTTGATGGTTTTTTAACTGAAATTTGTTGGGATGTTGCTCAAGATGTTGTTAGTAAAATGAATATACCTGAAGATGATTATGTTATGTATAGAAATCAATTAATACGTTTCATTAAAAATAATTTCTACGAGGAATTAAAAGAGTTTTGGGATAGAAATCATTATTGGGCTGACAGTAAAAACATCAATGAATCTTATGATAAAAGAATGTTACAAAGACGATACCAATACATTAGTGAGTTTATTGATAGAGCTCTTTCACGTTATGATGTTTGTTTATATACTGATGTAATTGATTTTGTGGATCGTGTGTTGGATTACACCGCTGATAATTTATATGAATCCTTATTTAAATTAGAATGGGACGACAATCATAATGAATATTATCAAGATATATATGATTTGATTTCTGAAAACTTTGTAGATAGAATCCATGAATTCTATGAGGATAGTAAACATTTTTGTATAGATGAGGATGGTAATTGGATACATTGATATATTTATAATAAAAAAACTATGTCAAAAGCGAAAGAAGAAGGTAAAGGTAAAAGAAATCGTAGAAATCTTGCAAAAAATTTAAAAAGGATTAATAAAACCGAAGAAGTAATAAAAAGACTAAAAAATAAAAAATAATGAAAAATCAAATAAACGAAGAATTAAATTTAATCAAATATCTTTTTGATTATAAAAAAGGTAAAGTAATTTCAGAACAAAATGGTTCATTAATAACTGAGTCCGATGGTAAAACTAAAGAAGAATATCCTCTTTGTGTACAAAATTTAGGGGATGTTGGTACTGGTGATGGTGGAGGATCTTCTATTACAGACAAGCAAGGTAATTTGTACTTTAATAACAATAGAGCACAACTTCAACCTGGTGTCCCTGGTAACACGGATACAATTAATATAAAAATGGTTGATTATTTTTGCGCTGCGGATGGAACCCTTAAATTTGGTAAACCTGACTCAAAAGAACGTTTATTGATTAATGCTAAGAAATGTGGATGGGGAATTGATGTGAAAGGATATGAGGCTTCAGGGTGGAAATGCAATATAAAGGGTCGAAATGATGTAATTTCTTCTACCTCAGTAAATATACAGAATAAATTAGTAGAATTAGGTAAAGAAATTGGGCCAATGGGTGCTGATGGTAAAATCGGACCAATGACAATGAAAGCAATTTGGGATGTACTTAAAACCGTTAAAAAATAACATAATCCCTCCACAAGAGGGATTTTTTATTTCCTTTTTAACAACAAAAACTATAATTTAATTATGAACGAAAATCAAAAAGCGCAACAGTACGACAGATTTATGTACGAGTACGACCAACTAAGTAATCAAGTATCTTCAATTAAAGGTGAAAATTTTGAACTTAACGATAGTCAAAGACAACGTATCCATGAATTGGAAAAGAAAATGAGATTCATTATGGAGTCAGCTTCTAAATTGTAAATATTTTCCAAAATCACTTATATTTATATAGTAAATCAATTATATGAATAAGGTTGTACGCTTAACAGAATCTAATTTAACTAAGATTATCAAAAACATTTTAAATGAAAATGAATTTTTGGATGAACCAAGAGATAATTCATTTACTGTGGAACCAAACGTTAGGATGATCCCAAGAGAAAAACAAATACAAAATATGTTTGGTAAATACGAGGATCAGATTCCAAATGATGTATTGAGATATATGAGAAAAAATCCTCAGTTGATGATGGATAGACTTGCAAGAATATATGGTGATAACTTTATTGAGTATGCTGAAAAGGCTTATGTTAAAAATATGAAATTATGGAAAGACGAATATTAAATGAAGAATTAAATATGATGAAATACCTCGTTTCTTATAAAAGAGGAGTCATTATATCAGAACAGACGGATATAGACTCAGAAGAGTCGGGAATGGGTTCTATGTCAAAAGAAAAGATCCAATCCATATTTGAAAAAGAAGTTGTTAATGATTCTTCATTGGGTGAGGTTGCAAGTAATGTACCAAGTGTTGATGATGTTGTTTCTAATGATCAGGTTTGTGATATTGTTACTGGTAACCAAGAAAATGATAATATCATGTCAAAAGTTAAGTCTGAGTTACTTAGATTAAAAAAAGAAAAGGGGGCGAACTCATTATGGGAAGTTCTTAAGAATGTTAAGAAAGGTATCAAAATGGCTATTGTAAAAAATAAATCTGGAGACACATCAGAACCTGAAGAACTTGATGAGCAAATTGTGACAGGTGGAATTATGATTGGTACCGTTATGGTAGGTTGGTCATCATTAATTGCGATTGGTGCAATTATACTTATAACTATCATTGCTATTATTGTAATGAAAGATAGCGGTAACGGAAGTGGATGTAGAAAAAACCTTAAATGGGGAGAAGTGTAATTAAACAACTTAAAAGTTGTTGGTATTAAGAAATACCAACAACCTCAAGTTCAAAAATTAATTTTTTACCGGCCAATGGGTGATTGGCATCAATTACCACAACCTCATCTTTAATTTCCATAACTTTTACAAAACTAGGCCCCATAGGTCCTACCGTTTGTAAAACTTGACCAACCCCAACTCCTTCAGGAACTTTATCCTTAGTAACTTCAATGATCATATCTTCAACATGCTCACCATAAGCGTCAATAGGTTCAATCTCAATTGTTTTTTTATCACCCTCTAACATATCAATAAGACCTGACTCAAACCCTTTAATAAGTTGTCCTTGACCTAAATTTGTTGTTAATGGTTCTCTACCTTCAGCCAAAGATGTGTCAAAAATTGTCCCATCTTCTAATTTTCCAGTGTAATGTACCGTAACGGTACTGTCATTTAAAACTTTTTTCATAATATATTCTTTTTTTTAAGTATATATTATATATTTAATAATGTAAAAGCAAAATAACGATATATTTATTATAAAACTATAAATTATGAAAAGTTTAATAACTGAAGAAGAAAAATTAAGAATACGATCAATGCATATCAATGAAAAATTTTCATTACTAAAAGAAGATGAAGGATTTTTTGATTTGGTGCAAATCCCCCCTGAAACAATTGCGCCAGTGGATGGAACACAACAAGTTAGTACTTGTGTTGCGGCGCCCGAACTTAAAACATTAGAAGATGAAGGTAAATTTAGAACATGGGTAAAAACCACATACGCCAATAATGCGGTTAGTGGTATTAAATTATCTGATCCAAGATGGAAAAATCCACCAACAAAATTTTGTAATAATGCGTTGGGTAAACTATGGAAATCAATTGAACCAACAACTAAACAAACATATGGTCAATTATATCTAACTAAAAAATAAAAAAACATGGCAAAAATAATTAAATTAAACGAAAACGATCTTAAAAGAATCGTAACTAAAGTCCTTAATGAAAGACGACTTAATGAAGAAGATAAAGTAACTAATAGTTTATCTCCTGGTGCTATCACACAAGACGTTGCCGATCAATTAAAATACACAGAAAATGAAACAGATCCTGAAGACAGATTTGAATCTATTTGTAATGTATGTACGTCAGGTAAAGAAGGGTTAGGACCAATAACTCAAAGTGAAAGTGCTTTAGATGGTATTGCTGAAAATATATATAATGCAATAGAAGAATGGGATTCGTTTATTTCTTTTGGTGCTGGAACTAATGAGAAAAAAGTAGCAAATGGTATACGTAATACTAAAAGTTTTCCTGATTTCTGTTATATGATTTCTAGTTATAGTGCTAAATATGAGGACTTCTTCGAATCAATGGATGCAGATTTTTTTAAAAACGAGGAATATAGACGATATTTAGTATCACCTGTTGTTGATGTTATTAGATATAGTACTAAATTAATTGAAAAAAAATCTGATGTTAAAGTAGACCCTATAAAAGTTACTCCTGGTGGGGGTGGTACTGAGGATAATTGGAATATGTATATGTGTGTTATTGAACATCCAAAAGCAATGGGTGAAAAATTTGCCGACGGTAAAAGAACTCGTTTTAGAATTGGAACTGATTACTATATGGGTAATGGTAAAAAATTACGTAAAGGTGTTGAAGTAGATTATTCATGTGAAGACAAAGAGTTTGCTAATGTTGATTTTGCAGATAAAGAAAATAGAAACGGTAATATAAAACCTGTAAATGCTAAAATAAAAGATATACAAAAATTTTTAACTGACGAAGGATATGATATATCAGCGGATGGTCAGATAGGAAAAGAAACCGCAGGTGCAATTATTGATTATATTGTTGACAATAATTCAAGTTCATTTAAATCAGGATCTGTTTTAGAACTTCAAAAGAAAATTAATAGTTGTTATTCTAAAAAAATTGGAGAAGATGGTAAAGTTGGTCCTGAAACATTAAATGCTATTGCGGACGCATTGGAATCAGCACAAGACGGAGAACTTTGTAAATAAAATGAATATAATACTCACAGAGAGTCAATATCGTATTCTTCTTGAAAATCAAGAAGAGGTTGATAGGATATTAGATAAAATTGGTGATGGTGGGTACGAATCTTTAAGTGTTGATGAAAAAAGATACTTAGATGCATTTTCTAAACATAAAGGAAGACCTGATGAGTTTGTTGATCCTTCTGAAAGTTATGATGATAAAGAAGGATCTCCTTTTAAAAGTTATAATGATAGAGAAGGTGAAAAATTCACATCCTCTTTTAATCATATCCCAAAAATAGAATTTGTTTTTGATTACGAAGAACAAAATGAAGATGAAACGGCATTGTATGGTACAATATATTTTAAAAATAAGGAATACATTGGTGGTTTATTTTTAAACAAAATGGGATACTTAATTGATTTTGATTTCTACGATATAAATGAAGACCCTAAAAGTATTCACGATAATGTTGGAAGGTTCCAAGATGAGATTGAAGGTATGAAACATGAAGTAAAAATGTTTTTTGAAGATGATGTTATTCCATCTTTAAAAAACTAAAAATTTTTTAAAGATTAATATATTTATATATAACAATAAAAATTAGAAAAAAATGAAAAAAAATTTAGTGATTAGCAAAAATGAAAGAGAAAGAATATTAAGTGAAGAATTAAATATGATGAAATACCTTGTTTCTTATAAAAAAGGTGTCATTATATCAGAACAAACTCCTCCTCCAAATCAACCTGTCGTGGCAACTGCAACAACACCCGCAGGTCCAGGTTTGTCTGGATTTAATGCTGATTCAGATGGTAATGGTACTCCTGATTATTTACAAGCACAAAATCCACAAGATAAATCCACAACTACAACAACAACTGTAGCTCCCACACCTGCGGCACCTGCGATTGATTTTAAATCAATGGGATTTGCGGACATTAAAGCGTGTAAGGCAACTCCACCATTCCAATTACTCCCAAAGGCTAAAATGACATTGGTTAACGCACAAAAACAATGGAAACAAATGAATTGTAATGGAAGTAAAAACTGTCAACAAGGATCAGCTCAATTTAACACAGAATTGGTTAGTGCTTTATGTGATGGTAGTTTTACTAAACTTATGGCTCCGGCACCAATTTTAAAACCGGGACCAATAACCCCGGTAACCGCAAATGGATCAACAACACCTACTGGAACAACACCTACTGGAACAACAATAGGTGGTGGAGGAGCTCCTCCTCAACTTGCCTTAGGTGCAATTGGTGAAGCACAAAAACTAATGCCAAACATTAAAAACTTAGATTTTCAAAAACAATCTCAAGTTGCAACTTGGTCTCAATCACCGGCAGGTAAATATATTTTAGCTCTACCGGCTGAACAAAGAGAAGCTGGTTTAGATAATTTGGAAAAAAGAAGTGGTGATCAAACAACAAGAAACCTTAAAAAAGATATTAGAACCGCATTAGGAATGGCCGCTGACACCTCATTTGGAAGATTAGGTCAAGGAGTACGAGGAGCTGTTCAAGGATATCAACAAGGAGTTAAAGGAAATGTTCCCCCTAAACAATAAAAAATAAATTTTTTTATAAAAACATAATATTTATAATAAAACAAAAAAAATGAAAAGAAAAATAAGATTAACCGAAAGTGAATTAACTACCTTAATTAAAAGAATGGTAGAACAAGCTCAAGAAGACATGAGCATGGAATATAATGAAGAAGATGATATGGAATATGGTGAGGAACAAGAAGAATTGTCTAAACCTGAGGCGGTTGACCTTATTGCTGATTTCTTTAAAACTGAATTATTGCCTAACATAAGTTCAGAAGACAAATCTGAATTGAGACACATGGCAAGAGAAGTAGGTCCTGAAATTAATGAACACTATCTTAACGAAGATTTAAAAAGTAGATTTAAAAATTTTAAAGAAAAAACTATGATTGGTGGGGGAATTTCAGCGGCAGTTACGGGAATGGTTGGATTTGTTAGTCAAATTTCAGGATGGTCTCAAAGTGAACTTATGACTAAACTTCACGAGTTTTTTCAATCTTTTGGATACGCTGAATATACGGGTCCACTAACTGTTGCAATGATTGCGGCAGGATTAGTAGTGGCGTTAAAAGGTTATTCAGATAGAGCAAACAGATTAGATACTCCATATACAAAAGGTAAACGTGGGGATGGATTCAACTCGTATTGATTTATATCGGAAATATATTAGATTATAAATAGACAGAAAAAACCCCTTAACTCAAGGGGTTTTTTTATTTTCTTTTAGATATTCTTCTAAAATTTTTACAATTTCATCAATCTCATATCTATCTTCATCACTAACCAATTTAAAATTTTTGTATTTAAAAAGAAATACCCAAAAAAATGAAAAGTGAATTAATAACATAAAAAATAAGGTATTAACCGTGATTCCAAAAAGACATAAGAAAGGTATACCAAATGTTACTATGTAAAACAAAAAATTAAAAATTTCTGTATTAGCAATAGATAAAAACTTATATTGTCTAATTGCTTTTTTTAATTCTTTATATGAAGAGTTTTTATATGACTCAGCCTCTTTTCTAATTTTTGACATCGTAGTATATTTTGTTTGATTACTCACTATAACAAATATACAATTTTATTTGACATTAAAAAACTATTATTCTATTATTTTTTATATATCTTTGTAGTATGAGAAATTTTAAACCCTTAATTATACCTAAAGACTCCGCTTGGGGTAGAAAAACATTATCGGCAAGAATATGGAGAATCTTACATTGGAGAATTAGATCGTTCCTTACAGGTTGTAAAAATGTTATTAAATGGTCACCAACTATTTTTAAAGATAGAGATTGGGATCACTGGCATATCTATAACATCTTACAAAAAAAAATTCAGTTCCAAAGACAAGAAATAATCTACTCTAATAGACATACACAAGTTGACCTTGATAATCGTGATATGACAATTGTTCTTAATTTAATTGAGAGAGTTAAGGAAGATTATTATGGGATTGAATATCTTGATTACTCTAAATCAAAATTTAGATTTGAACCAATTGAAGGAGATAACGAACATTACTCATTGGAACAAGATGTTATTTCAGAAAATTACGATGAATATATAAAAAAATATCCGTCAAGTGTTCGTAAAGTATTAAAGGAAAAACCTGACCTTAACAAAAAAGATTTATGTTTTTGGGTTGCACAACATAATGAAGAAAAGGCTCACGATCTTCTACATAAAGTATTGAAAGAAAGAATGAGAGGGTGGTGGGATTAATCTTTAATGTCTACGGATGGTAAGATCATAAGTGGTTGTTTTCTACCGATAACTTTCCATCCCAATCTTACTATAGTCTCAAGACCGTCAGGATAAAATGTCATACCGTCCTCAATATTTGAAATATATAAATTGACGTGAGCCATATATTTCTTTTGACCTTGAACATAACTTAAATGGGTAACTTTAACATAACTGCCATCACCAAACATCAGGTCAAGTTGACCACATAATGATGAGTTAATTATGTCCTCAAGTAATTCATTTTTCTTCATAAGATAAAAATAATCTAACGATTGTTAAAAGAAATAGATTAGATGTTCATTTAATATAGTTAAAGACAACCAATAAAATTTAAAAACGTAAATTTAATACGATAATTAATTTTCACCTGAATAATAAATGATTTTTTTAATTGAATTATCAATTAACCATTGATCCACATTAGGAATTTTTTTAAGGAAGTCCAACTCGTATTGATACGCAAGGACTTCCTCTTTGTTTGGTGGAACTTTAATATATAATTGTTTGATGTAAAGATGTATTGATTCATGAACAAGTATTGATGCGATATTATAGATGTTATTGAAGTCCATATCTTTTGTTGATATCAGAATAGTTGTGTCCCCTTCAGTTGTGGAGAATGATTCGTTCCAATAACCAACTAACATACAAGATCCAATAACTAAATTATACTTTTCGGTATCGTATTTTTTTATTGTATCTAAAGCTTGTTCTACTTTACCTTTCCATCCATCACCAACATCAGTTATTTTTATTTGACCAAATAGTGAGGTAAAAGTGAACATACACAATAAAAGTGTACATATTTTCATGGTAATTTAATAACTGCGTCGTGAATTGCCTTTTTAAGTGCCGATGAAACAGTCATCTTTTCAAATGGAATTGATCCTTCTTGTACCTCAATCATAATTGCCCTTATCTCAGTATCTGATTCACCGATACCTTGATAACAATTACCTTTGTAATGAAGTTTAACTCCGATCTGAGTTGTTGTATTTGTTTTCTCAACACCAACAACTCTCACGGTTGTTTTAGGTAATCCAAAATAATAAACTTCAACACCAATATCACTTCCTTGATCCGATAAACAATATTTCTCAGATAGTTCATCCTCAACAATTTGTTTAATACCAAATCTTATATCTCTTTTTCCAAGTTCTTTTAGTTTTGCCGTAGAATATACCGAATCAACATGAACACATTCTTGTGAATATGTGATCATACTAAACAAAATAATACTAAAAAGTAATATTAGTTTTTTCATTATTAAAACCAATTTTTAGGATTCCATTTTGATTTTTCTGCGTCTCTTGCCGCTCTATCTAATGCGTCTTGTGTCTCTCTTGCCTGTCTATTAATTTCATCTGAATGTACCTCTGCTGATTGATTGTTTTCAAAATTTGTGTTTGTTTCCATAATTTATTTATCTTTTAATTCATTTATTGCATCCTCAACATATTTGTCTCTTTGATCTTGAAGATAGTTTATTCTTTCTAACAATTCTTCCCTATCATCCTTCGTTGTTTGTTGGATATAATCCTTACTTTCTTCATATAGCTTTTGCCAATAAACAACTCTTTCTTCCATCATTCTACCTTGATACCAAATGATTCCCACCATAATAATAATGGTAAAAGATTGTTCTTTAAGTTTAGATAAGAACGTATCTGCGAATCCTGAAATTGGGTTTGTATTCTCTGCCATGATATTTGTTTATATATAAATACTCACTAACCTTTAATAATGTATTTAGTAAAGTCAGTGAATAAAGGTTTTTCATTTTTGAAGTAATATTTTTCAATTTTATTACTATATTTTATTGTTTTAATATATCCATCAGGCACTGTTGCACCTGTTGGTAATACAATTGATTTAGTACTATATATACAACGGATCTCAACGATTACGGTTTTATTTGTTTTTGCCAATTCTCTTTCCCTAACCTCTAACAATCTCCAAGTAGTTCTGTTAAGGTTTTCTTGTTGTAATGAACAATTTAGATATGTGAACGTTTTAAATAACAAATCTTTTGTACAATTAAAGTCGGCAGCAGGTGCCATATGACCTTTATCGTATGGATTATTAAAATAATCTTTATCATCAGAGGTAAGGATTGAATCACAAGTATAGAAATCCATACCTTTTCTTGGTGCGGATCCATTAGGACATTGTACCGTATAACGAATAAACTTTGGTTGTTGTAATTTTTCGGAGTAAACAATCTCAAACATATTTGTTTTAATGTAGATTGAATCTCTTAATGTTTTCTGACTAAAAACAAATAATGGTAATGTTAATAATAGTGTTAGTAATAATTTTTTCATTTTAATAATTTACGGTTGTTTTATACCCAGGAGCAATCAAATAATAGTTTTGTGATCCACCACTTACAGGTGAGTTTATTGTTATAGATGATACACCAGGAATTGTTGATCTCATGTCAGATGTATTTGTCGTTAATGTCGTATATTGTGCTGAAGTATATAATTTAGATGGAGTCATTGTAATCCAATTTGTTAATATGTTATACCTCCTTAAGTTAATAAAATTTTGATCCGCAATGTTTATCTTACCATCGTAGTTAACATCATATCTGTGGTAATGAATACTTTTAATTGGGGTTGTACCTAATACTATTTTAGAAACCTCTACCATATCTGTTATTTGTAATGCGGTTACAGGTGTTGTAGCATCGTATTGTAAGTACCACTCAACCGCAGGGCTTGTAGGTTGAGATATTGAATAATATCCTGATGAGTTAGTATATACGGTTTGAAATAAAACCCATTCGGTATATGTAACCACATATTCAAACTCTAACACGTATGGTAATGATGAATTAGGTAAGTCATTCCATCTACCTGCACCAACAAATTGGACGTAGTCTTCGTTACCAGCGTTGTTTGGCTCACCCCCATTCCAATAAGACCATGAATATGGTTCTCCTGTTACCCATTGCCAAACACCTTCGGTAACTTCATCGGTTAATCCAATCCACCCACTTGGCCATAATCCGAATAAAAAATTATTTTCAGCCAATGTAGTTGAGGTAACAAGATGTCCCCCCATATTAATACAGGCTTGTTTAGCTGCAGTCCAAGTCATTGACCCTGTTGATCTATAGTATGAATGCCCATTAAAATTATTTTGTGATGTAAACCCATTCATTACGGGTGTAGTTCTTTTATATAATTTAACAGGTACATTAATTGCGCCTGTTCCATCTGCATTATAAATGTATCCCGAATATGTAAAGTTTTGAGTAAACCCCATAAACGGAAATACAAATAACATTAAAGTTATTATTGTCCTACTAACATTCTTGCTCCACACGTTACTGTATAATTTAAAGCACTTGTTTTTAAATCCCAAGCGCCACCTGCGTTTATGTTAAATTTAAACTTTTTTGTAATTTTAATATTTGTACCAATACTTGGTAACATTACATAAGGAGATTTTAATACAACATCATTATAATAACTAACATAAGGCGCATAAACCATTAAGTTCATTAATTTAATATCTAATCGTTTTCCTATATTCATATCATAAGTTGCTCCCACAATTAACGCAGTACCTAAAAAAGATTCTCTATATACTTGACCATAAGATACTGTACCCATATATATAAGTTTAAGTGATTTAGGTTTTTTAAATGTGAACATTTGACCTACCGCTATTGTTCCATATAATGATTTATTACCCTCAAATCCTACGGTCAATGTACCTGAACCTATTATAATTGATTTAGGTTTAATGAATGCGTAAAATCCTGTTATGTTAGGTCCTCTAAGTGCTGATGTATAATCAACTAAACACCCTGAACTTCTTTTACCGTCCCATCTCATTGCAGTATATCCACCTGTTAACTTTAAACCTGTTCTAACATCAGAGTTTCTAAAGTTAAAACCAACAAAATCACCATTCGCAACAATTGTTGGTTTCCCACCTTCTTTACTTGATGGTGTTGATTTTATTGTTGTGGTTGCTCCCCCTGTTATATTTGTTTGTCCTCCCCCTTCTTCCGTTGTTTGAGTTTCTTGCGTTTGGTTATTTCCTGAAGTAGATTCACCACTCCCACCCCCACTATTAGAGACATTCCCACCCCCACTACTATTATTTCCATTTTCAGTTGTTGTTTGATTGTTTATTGGTGTTTCCCCGTTTCCATTAGTTTCTCCTGTACCACCATTTACAGACGATTCAGACGACTGAGTTCCTGTTTCATTTGATCCACCTTCAGTTGTAGTTCCTCCTGCTTGTGTTGAATTTTGAGTTCCAACATTTTGATTAGTGGTTCCATTTCCTCCGTTTGTAGTTCCTTCATTTGATCCAGAAGTGGTTGAACCTCCTTGAGTAGAGTTACTTGTTCCATTCGTTTGATTTTGAGTATTATTGGTTGTGACATTCCCACTTCCATTTTGAGAATTATTCCCTTTTTTGTTGTTATTACCAGATCCCCCATTACTTAAAGAACTAACAGATCCTCCTAATATATTAGTGGATCCTGAAGCTAAATCAGATATTGATGATAATGAGTTTAGAATTCCGATAACATTTAACGCAGTTCCTTGAGTAACATTTATTGCCGTACCTAAACCTACTATTTCAGAACAAGGACTATTTGTCCCATATTGTGAAAATATGTTATTAGTCCAAGCATCAAAAGTCCCGTTTGTAAAATCGTTTTGACTAAATGACCCAATTTCGCCATAGTATCCTACTGTAACATTACCATTTATTGGTACCACTATGGTTTTAATATTTCCCGTACAGGGATCAGAGTAACTATAATTATATGTTTGTGCGTTTAACTTAAAAAAATTAAACAAACAGAACAATATAAATATGATAACATTTAGTCTCAATTTTTAAATACTCCTTTCGTGATAAGGCGACTCACCACTCTTGAAGATGCGGTTTCTAACGCTTTCTTTGTTGTTATACCAATAGTTGATTGGTTGAATTTAACATCATCAGAGATGTCCCCCAAAATATTTGAGGTTTTTACTGTACTTGCTTCACCTAATCCTGAACCTACGATCACTTGACTTGTTTCAGCATCTACAAATTTAATTTGTAATCCTAAACGTGTTGTTTGTGTTGTTGTTTGTTGACCATTAACCTTAACTACCTCATCCTCCGATACACTAAAGTCATAAACTTCTATGTATACAAAATACTTAGCCAAGATTACATTTCCTTTTACATCAATTTTATTAACTGAAATTCCTTTATCAGACGCTTTGTCCTGAGCAATCATTCGTTGTTTGATGTCTTCCTTTTCTTCGGTAAATACAAATCTACCTGTGTACTCCAAATACTCAATTACAATGTTTGTCACACCTAAACCTACTCTTTTATCTTTAAGTTCAGGATATAATTCATACAATTCTTCGTTAATACCAATCTTTAATAATTGGATAGGAACTTGTATTGTATCAGTATAATTTGCAACATCATTAATTGATTGTTTTTTCTCAAATTCAGCTTGATATTGTTCAGTCTTAACAGAACCAATACCCCCTCCATTTTGAGGGGGCTGGGCCTGTAAAGTTTTACACCCAATTAATAACAATGGTAATATGTAAAATATTTTTTTCATTATCCTTCTACTTCTTCTTCTTCGTATTTAGATTTGTTTTTACCGGCAAAGTATTTGTCAACAGATGCAATACCAAAACAACCTAAAGTGATCCATAAAAACCCATCATAAATGAATTGGTTAATTGGCATTTTTTGTCCGTGAAATCCTGTCCAAATATCAACACCAAGACACACCACCATCATTAAAAATGAACCAAAACCTACTATTGATTTTTCGTTTATATCATTTTGATCCATAAACATTCTTACTAAGAATGATTTCTTTTTTGTTTTCTTTTCTGACATTTTGTTTTTTTTTATTTGTTTATTTTAATTGTTTATTACCAAGATTCTTCTTCCTCTTTTTTAGGTTGAGGTTGAGTTGGTTGAGGATTGGATGTAGGTTTCTCAATAATTCTTTCACGAATTACGGTACCACCACCATTGTTTTCAGTTTTTTGTTTATTTTCTTGGTTTTGTTGTACATTAATAGTGATTGGTGCTTGACCTCCATTTTGTTCTGTTTTAGTTTCTTCTTTTGGTTCTTCATGACCACCAAATATTATCGTACTAACCCACACTCCACCACCTGCAATAACAGTAGTAAGTGTTCCGATGATTGTTTTTTTTAGACCTGACCAAGTTCCGTCATTTGCCTCTTGTGTTTCTTCACTCATTGTTTTTTTGTTTTTATTTATTTGTTTATTGTTTTACTATTCTTTCAAATGATGAAACACCATTTTCTACAGTAAGTTTAACTACATATACACCAGGAACTAATTGCCCTAAATCTTTAGTGTAGTTATAAACCCCATTAGGGATTTGCGTATCCAAAATTGTAACTAATTTTCTACCTACAATATCATAAATTGATAACGTAGCGTTTGTAGTTTCTTCAACTTTGAATGTAATTGTTACCTCATCTTGATATGGGTTAGGATAAACTTCCATGTTATTACCATTTAGAATTTCACCACCTTCCATTTTTAACACTTGAAGAATACCATTTGTGGGAGTTAAGGTTAAGTCTTTTGATAAAGTATTACCTGCAAATTTTCTTGTAGTATATAATGGACTTGCCTCCCATAAATTTTGTGGTTGTAAAGCCAAGAATTGTAATGTAACTACTTGGTCACCATCTTTTAATGTATTTGTATTATTTGTTGGGTCAAATCCACCCCAATCAATTTCACTATCGTTAGCATTAACATATGAAATCCATTTCATAGCACCTGCCGAAGAAATAATACCTTTAAATTCTAATAATGTGTCGTCATATTTAAAACCAAACTGTAATGAACTTAACTCCACCCCGTTAGTATTAACTTTAACAGGAAGTTCAACCAAATTTCCAGCTTGTACTGAAATGTGTGGTACGTTTACCTCAATAGATTGTGTAGGGAAATCGTATTCAACTTTAGTGTCAATAACATTATAGATTTGGTTCTCTAAACCAGGAGCCGGTCCAACAACTACTTCAATAGGAGTAACACGAGCCATATGATAACCTGTGCCATTTGCATCACCCGATACCATTACATAATAAACAACTGAATCAGGTTGACCCGGTAATATATCAAATGTAAAGTTAGTAACACCACCAATTGTTGATGTGTAGTTAGTTGGTGATCCGTTAATTGTTGTGTATTCTGATGATGTAAAGAATTTAACATCTTTAGTGTTGTTAGGCCATTGAGTAAATCTACCCGAAACTCTACCAAACACACCCCATACATCAGATATTGTAGTACTATACGATCCATTAACATCTGCAGTGTAGTAGTTAAATCCTGTCATAGTACCGTTACCCAATACCCACTGATTAATTAATTGAGCATCTGTTGATGAGATAACGTTACCTACACCCATAGTATCACCTTGAACGGATAAACGAACATCCCAAAAAGTTGTATCCAATGGAACTGAAATGGCAAAATCACCATCATTATCTGTTGTGTATATAGAGTGTTGTGTCCAAGTATTACCACCTAATGGTTTCTTTTCTAAAGATAAGGTTAAGGTTTTTGCTCCCGTACCCGTTACGTTTGTAAATGTTCCGTGATATGCAAAGTTTACAGGTGTAAATACACCACCGTAGTTATGAACACTTAAAGTAGTATCCATACCATCTTGTTTTGCGGCATATGGTGTGAAAGTTTGAACCCCTGTCCAAGTTAAATTACTTATAGAAGCTAAGTTATTGAATGTGGATGCCGGTGCGTGAGTAAATGTGATTAAAAAATTCTCACCATTTGGTATTGTGTACGTCGCACTTGGTCCTGTATAACTTAAAGTAACAGTAATATAACCATTTGTTGTGTTAGTTATATATTGAAGGTCTAAGTTTGTTGTTGATCCTATCAATGATACAGTTGCATTTGTAAAAGCTACCTTATCATAGAATACTCTGAATTGAACTCCCGCAAATTTTGTTAGTGTAGTGTTTTGTAACGTAATTTTAGCGGTAGTTGTACCCTGAGCAGTAGTCCCTACTTGGTATTGTGATGCGATAATACCCCATAAACCATTAGATGGTGCTGCAGGTACTTGTGAAAACCCAATAAATGGGATAAATAAAAGTAAAGTTAGAATAAATCTAAATAAATTTTTCATTATGTGTTGTTTTTGTTTAGTTATTTTATATCCGAAGATTCTATTAATGTATAAGTGAAAGAATTACCGTGAATATCTTTTGACTTTCTACAAATTTTCATAAATTCCTCAAAGTCGGCAGATTTTTTAAATACTTGACATCCTTCAGACCAATTTTCCACATATGTAGAATCGGCACCTGCTTTGTGAATATTTATTCCAAAAACACCTTCTTGAATTAGTTTTTCGTCATATACCATATCACGGTTTGCATCTCTATAAACTTTAACTGGTTTGTTTTGTCCTAAAGCTTCGTATTTTCCTCCATGTAATCTAATAATGTGAGAACCTCTGTATTGACCTTCAACAAGTCTAGCAACTCCAGATTTATTACCAAATTGTTTAACCCCCTTTGTTCCTGGATCTGTAGTTGCCGGCCAAGAATGAAATTTCCATTCACCATTTTCTTTGTACGAAATAGTTAATAAATCATCAAACAAATTTGTAACTTTATCACCCGTAGACGAGTTCCTAATACCAACGATGTTAACATCGTATCCTTTGTTGTTTACGTCTTCAAACCAAACGTAACCTTTGGCTTTTACGGCAGCCTCAACCTGTTCTTTATCGTGTCCCATAACTCTTTTATATAATAAGTATCATTTTACTTTAAAAATTTCATTTTTTTTTGTTAAAGTGTTTACTTTCAATTTAATTTTATATTTATAATAAAATTATATATTATGTTATTAAAAAATGGATCTAAAGGAGAGGATGTAAAAACACTCCAAACAAAATTAGGACTTACTGCTGACGGTGCATTTGGACCTGGAACAGAAAAAGCAGTAAAACAATGGCAATCTACCAATGGATTAACCGCAGATGGTATTGTTGGTGATGGAACATGGTCAAAAATGTTCGGATCTACTAAAATTATCAAAGAAGATGTGGTAATTCCTTCAGGTGGATCATTAAATATTGAAAAATTAAAGGGACATATACCTGATGCAGTGATTGCACAGATACCTGAGACTGCAAAAAAGTTCAATATTACAAATAATCTACGTTTGGCTCACTTTTTGGCTCAATGTGGTCACGAATCAGGAGGTTTTAAGGCGGTTTCTGAGAATTTAAACTATTCTGCGGATGGTTTGAAGAAAATATTCGGAAAATACTTCCCTGGTAACCTAAATGAATCATATGCTCGTCAACCTGAAAAGATTGCAGCTCGTGTTTACGCTAGTAGAATGGGAAATGGGGATGAAACCACTAAAGAAGGGTTCAAATTCAGAGGTAGAGGGTATATTCAGTTGACAGGTAAGTCAAATTACACAAATTTTACCAAATTTATTGGTGAAGATTGTATTTCTAACCCCGATTTGGTTGCAACTAAGTATCCATTGGCTTCTGCGGCGTTCTTTTTTGACTCAAACAAGTTATGGTCTATCTGTGACAAGGGATCTGACGATGCAACGGTAACTGCAGTAACAAAAAGAGTGAATGGAGGCACAATTGGACTACCTGATCGTATTAAACACTTCAAAGAGTACTATAATTTACTTAAATAACTTGACATACACCATAAAATAGATTAAAATTAAGTATAAATCTTAATAATATGTTTTTTACAGTAGTTTTATGTGTTTTTACACTAGTTTTAATAGTTTTTGGTGTTGGTTTGTACATTTGGTGGAAAAAATTTGGTAAATCGTTCTTTGAGATGGCCAAAAACCTAACTAATATGAATAAAACCATGCTTAACCCTAAAAATATGGGTAATATGAGTAATATGGGAGATATTACTCAACAAATGAAAATAATCCAAGATTTCTTTAAGAAAAAACAATAAAACCCTATTAATTAGGGTTTTATTTCTTTAATATATATTATTTCTACGTTTTTACCCTTATTTTTGACCGTGATCTCGTTTTCTTGGGGATAAAGTATGTTATTATGTATGGTTTCTTGTTGATTTACCTCTTTTTTAGGTATATTTGCGGTAATTATGTAGTATTTTTCACCCGATCCTGTTGAAAATGAGTGGTTTTTGACCAAATTTGACCTATTTAGAGCAAAATGTGACCCAATTTTGGTCATATTTATGTCTTTTTTATCATTTACAGACACAATTCGGTACGCTTTTATCGTTTCTGGTAGGTTTTTTACCCTATTTATGTGGTATTCTAACTCATTTTCAGCGTCTTTTTCACTAAAATCCATCGTTTTTAGGTCGTTTAATAGGACTTTTTTGTGTATTATCTCACTTAAAATAGGTAAAATATTCATATTTTATGACTGTTTCTTCTTAGGTTTTATCTCAACCTCATAAGGACCTGTGGTTGACTTACTAGTATCATATTTCCAAATACTAATTGAGTCTTCAGTTTCGTAAATTCTTTCGTATTTCTTAGTTTCTATGGGGGTTTTCTTTTCTGGCATATACAAATATACAAAAATTATTTAAATTGGCAAATTTATTCTTTATTTTCCGTTGGATCTTCTTCATTTACCGTTTTGGACTCCCCATTTTTCTTCTCTTTTTGTATTTGGTGAAGAATATAACCTGAAATAGTGAATTGTATTGATGCCCACATTATAATATCGGTCATTGTGAGGTCAGGATACTTCTTTAATAGGAAAAAAACCATACCCCATTCAGCAATAATGAACGCAATACCTGATTCAACACGTTTTTTGGCAAAAAAAGAAGGTGTGGTTGAGTATAATTTAAGGATCTCCATGATAAATCTCTTAATATTTGTCCATCCAAAGAAATATTTTTTGTTTTTCATACTTATAAATATCTTAATGCAATAAAAAAGGGACAGTAGCGAATTGTCCCTTTAGTTTGTTACCTTAACGGTAACGATCCTAAGCAAAATCTTACTCTCCTTTAGCTAAGTTAATACATTGTTTAAGGTATTCTTTAGTTCTTGGTGATGGTGTATACTCATCGTCCCTTGTTTGGAGGTTTAAAACTCGTTCAATGTCCTTAACTAATTCTGTTCCGTGTTCATTTTCTTTATATAACTCAATTACTTTATCCATTGCTTTATTACATTTTTGATTTGTTTCATCAAAATAGTTTTTATTTCTGAATTTATTCAAATTATTCATCATTTCATATGCTAAATGACTACCACCATCTTTTACATCTTTAAATAATCTAATGTTATTTAATATACCTAAAGTATCTACCATTGAATTAACCCCATTTCTTCTTTTACTTACTCCAGGTGAGTATCTGGTAAATTCATCTGACTGACCAACCATCTCATCTAATGAAATTGTGTTTTCAGGTAAACAAGTGGGTCTAGCTTTTTTCTTATCTTTTATTTCAGAGTCGTTCTCCAATAGAATACTTCTTATTAACCTTTTAATGGTATTCTCGTTTAAATTAATTTTTTTCATAGTGAAAAGTTTTTCTATAAATATATTTCAATTGTAAAGTTTACAGGTATTTATATAAATAAATATATAAATTTATACTAATGTCAAAAAATATTGTTGTTTTAACCGAGTCAGACATACAAAGAATTGTTTTAAGTATATTAAAAGAAACTAATGAATCAAATTTTTTATATGAAGATGAATATGGTTCAGTAGAAGAAACCAACTTTATTATTGGCGATTTAATAACCGAAGCGGAATATCAGGGAAGAAAAGTTCAGTTGGGTAAGATAATGCAAGGTGACATTAAAAAGTCCAAAGTATATGTTAAAAATGATAAAGGTAAGGTTGTTAAGGTAAACTTTGGTTTTGGTGGAAAATCAGCCAAAGGTAAAATAATGAGGATTAAGAAGAATAATCCTGAAAGAAGAAGATCATTTAGAGCAAGACACAATTGTGATAATCCCGGCCCAAGATGGAAACCAAGATATTGGGCGTGTAGAACTTGGTAATGATATGTCAGTGATAATTGAAAGAATCGTAAGGAAAAATCTTATACAATATATTAACGAAACTGAAATCAAACCTTCTGAGTCGGCAGTTAAGAATATTTGTGATGCTGAAAAGTTTTGTAGTGCTCAAGGTAAAATAACGTTTGGTCAATTAAGATTATTAGTTGAATCTGCAACTAAGAAACGATTATATAAACATATTGGAGAAGGGGGTTATAAGGCAGTGTTAAGATTATTGCCTTGGTTTTTACCTCAATTATCTATCGCTGGTTTTACAGGATCAATTATTAGAGCTGCAAATAAAATATTAAGACCAACTTTAGAAGAAACTACAAGCTATAGAACTTGGTGGGGTAAGACTATTATGAGATCTTTTGATTTAGCTGAAGGGGAATTAGGGGTTACAGATCCATTAACACAAATATTCTTTATCTCAGATGGTCTATTAACATTAATGGACGATAAAGTTAAAGTTAAATTTGCAAGATACGTTGCTGAATTAGCTTCAGAAATGCCTGACGATCAAGAAGTACCTGAATACTTTGTTGAAAATGAATTAAGACATTGGCTTAACGATAAATTCTTACTTGATCCCCCGTTACCACCAAAAAGGTTTTAATTTTCACCACAAAAACAAGTATATAATAATTCCATATACTTTTTTGTAAAAGACACTTAAATTGATTAGTATAATCAACATTATATAATATTTATTGATATGAGTTTTTTAGATTTAAAAATAAAGTCGTTATTAAATGAGAATAATAACAAGAGAGAAGAAATTAGAAAAATCGTTAGAGACATTATTTCAATCTTTAAAAAAAACGATGAGGGTGATTTTTATTTACCTGAAGAGATAACTGATGAACACTTTTATGATTTTGATAAAATTGATGCACTTTTAACAATTGAATTAAAAATTACTATTAATGATGAAATTGATACTTTTGAGGTTGATGCGGATTGGATTTCAAAAGATGATGTTATAGAACTTAAAATAGAATATAATTCTGAAAATAAAAAAAGATTATTATATGATTTAATTGGTGAATTAAATGAAATTATCGCACACGAAATTAGGCACATTGATCAAGATACAACAGGGTCATATAATACAAAAGTTAGTAAATTACTAAAAACAGAAAGAAAATATTACACAAAACCACATGAGTTAGACGCTCAAATATTTGGATTTAAAAGAATATCTAAATTAACTAAAACTCCATTTGATGTTGTTGTAAAAAGATGGTTTAATACTCACCATAATTTACATCAAATGGATGATAAAGATGTAAAATATGTGATTAAAAAAATTATGGATTTTAAAAAAGAAAAAGGACTTTAAGATCTGAACCTTTCAATAATCTTTGTAATTAATTCTGTTAAAGTCGTAGAAGATATTTTAACCGCCAAGTAACCTAATATTATTTTAGATAAGACCGTTATATCGGAACTTGTTGCTCCACCACTCATATCCAATAATTTTGATAAAAAAGGAATAATAAATGTGTATGCTAACATACTAGATATTTTATGACCTGTAACTTTTAAACTATCAACAAACGATAAGAAAGTATTTTTTAATTCATCTGTTTTTTCTAACATTTCGTTAAAAGAAGTAACTAAACCACGTTCTTTAATGATACCTAATAATTTACTTAATTTTTCTTTATTAGATGTGTAGTAAGTAACCGCACAAGCAATTGACAATAAAGCCAAATCTTGATTAGTCAGTTCAGGGTTCTTACCTTCAAAATAATTAAAAACAGGTCTTGAGAATCCTCCAATTGCTGCCCCCCATGTAAATAAGAAACTAAAATCCAATTTAGTATCTTCTTTTACAGATCTAACTATCTTCTTAATAAACTCTTTAGAACGTTTAATTTCATCACCGATTATAGATTTACTACTCTCTAATAATAATTTTTCATATTGATGTTCAGTTATTACAATCTTCATACTGAATAATAAATATTACGATATATTTATTATTATGGAAAAATACGTAAAAAACGCACCATTAGAAAAAGGAGACACGGTTGTCTGTATTAAAATGCAAGATGAATATGGTGTTCCTGGTGGAGTACCGGGGGTTGTTAAATCTGTTGCAAATGTAATGGGAGATATGCAATATTATGTTGAATGGGACAATGGTTCTAAATTGGCTTTAATTGAAGGTGTTGATAAATGGATGAGAGTTGTCCAAGATGACACAATAGAAGAAAGTTTTTTTATGACTAAAAAAGGTCTAATAAAAGAATCAAAAAAAGCATCTGAAAAGTTTAATGATTTATCTGAGTATTACGACATACGATTGATTAAAAAATTCCTTGACGCTTTAAGACTCTCAAGTGTTACTAATATGTTCCAAGCGGGCCAGTATCTTTATTTAGGTAAAGAAAGAATTGAACACGAACACAAATATAATGAATTTAGTGATGATACTCAGGAAGCATTTGATGAAGTCTTAGATATGGCAGAAGAGGTTAGAGATGAAATGATACGAGGGGCATTTAGTTCTATTGATAATATAAATCAAGGTAATGATAATGATGACGAAGACGAACTTGATCGTAGATATTTAGGTAGTGTGGAAACTAAAATGAGAAGAGACTCTCAAGATCTTTTAACTCTTTGGATGCAATTAAAGGGTAATTCGGCAAGATTGAGATAATTAAACTATTTATAATAAAAACAAAATTATGGCACAATATTTTTTTAAGATGACAAATGAGGAAAGAACTAATATCCTTGACCAACATAAAACAATTTATGATGGGTATGTCACAGAATATGCACAAGGTGAAAACAAACAACCTTTATATGTTCAGGATTTCGCAAATGATAAAGGTGGGATCACGGTGAACAACAAAGGTGAGGTTAAACCTTATACAAATGTGGGAATCAATGAATCTATAGATGGTAGATTGGATATGATTGGAGATGGGGATGACGATCTAAGAAATGGTACCGTTGATTTCTCAAGTATTGACAATGATGAAGATGATAGTTATATATCATTAGGTATGACTAACGATGATGATGAAGATGAATACGATCATAGAGATTTAAGTATGTATAACCCATATGATGGTGATAAAAACTTTGATTTTGATGATGAAGAATCTTTTGATATTGAATTAGATGAGGTTGATGATACAATCTTAGATCTTAAACCTGAATGGTCTGATGAAGAAGAAGGTATTGTTAATGATATTTATAATGACAATTTTGATGAGGTTGATGAAGAAGAAAAAGATGGTTTCTTGAATAAGTTAAACGAATCTTTAGATATGTTTAGGAGATTTAAAAAATATAACTAATGGAAATTAGGGAATTGGTGTCATATTATGTTTATGAAGACACAAAAAGAATTGAGGTGACGTTTAGATTAACACTTGATTCTGAAGATGAAGTCAGAAATGATATTATTAATTTAGAAGAAGCCGAGGAATTCGGATATAAACTAATAAATGATAATAATGATTTCTTCCAATTTGATGATGAAGAAGAAGAAGATTTTGACGATTTTATTGATATGGATGAAGATTTATTAATAAATTTCTTAAATGAGTATTATATTGTAAATCCAACTAAATTACCAAAAACAGAAATATTATAAAAGAAAATAGGTCCCATTAAGGACCTATTCTTGTTAATGAATATACCACTGATTTTCTGGTACCATTAACCCACTGACCTGATGTTCTTACAGTTAATGATTCGTTAGAGTCATCAAGGATCTTCCAAATACGTCTTGTGCTCTCACAATCAAACACAATATTACCCAAATCATATGCGGTACGTTGTCCTTGTACAAAATAGTAATACTCTGTTTGCCAATTAGTACCCCCAAATTGATTTTGAACAGGGTCAAAACGAATCATACTATAATCCATATGTAATTTAGTCTCACCAACAATAATTGTACTTAATACGGGTATTTCTGTATTATCGTTATATACTGATCCTGTCAAGTAAGTACTATCTTGTGGAGATGGTTCACCATCAGTTTCTTGGTAAGTGATTTTATCAATCACATACTCACCACTCAAACTTAAAGATTTAGGTTCAGAATACTTCAAACAAGAAGTAATAAATGGTATAATCGCTAAAATAAAAACTAATCTTTTCATATATCTTTTTTTACAAATATACAAATATTTTTTAAAGTACGATAACATTAATGATTATATTTTACTTTTTTTGCTTATTTGAATATTTATTATAAAACTTATTACTTTGGAACGTCTTGATGATCTTATAATGTTAATGAAAAAATTTACTTATAGTGATAGGAATGGTGAATTAGGAGAACAAGATGCGGCACCTGCGGGTGGTGGATCAACATACCCAACCGTAACAAAATGGGAAACAGGGTTATCAAGAAGTGTTGCGAATACTCTTGACGCTAAAGTTACTTGGTCATCATTATATAAAATAACAAGAGGTAAAGGTAATACCTTAATTTAAAAGTAAAAAAATATGAAAAAAATATCATTTGATAGTTCAGGAGAAGAAAAGAATCGAATCTTGGAAATGCACCAAAAATCTACAGGTAGACAATACCTTAATTTAATTAACGAAAGTGAAATTGAAGAAGACGATAAAAAACCAATGAGTCTTTTAAAAAAGGCTGGATTGGTTGTGGTAGGAGCGGCAGTTATTGCTGGTGGTGTTCAGGCTTACAAATGGGAAGGTGGAGACGCTCAACAATCAGTTAAATTATTACATAATTCTTGTGATACGTCTAAATTGGGTAACCCAGTTCAACCTAATGGCGAACATGAAAAAATTGCAAAAGAACTTGGGGATGCTCTTAGAAGAAAAACATTACTTATTTTTGGTGATACAGATAATGAAGGGATTAAAAGTTCATTATTAAAAATTAAATCAATACCTGATTATTGTAAAGTTGCCTCAGAATATGAGTCAATATATGGTGAAGATTTATATGACGGGTTTGTGGGTGATTTTTCTAAATTTTCCACAACAAAATGGGACACATATATTAGACAACCCTTAACAAATGCAATTAAAGCAACTGAAAAGGCTAATGATGATGGGTCTACAGAAGGTGGTGGTGGTAATGAGGGTGATGGTGGTAATAAGGGTGATGAAGAAGGAACAAAAACTTCAGATGGTGACACTATTGAATATAAAAGTTGTTCAGGTACTTATAAACTTGGTTGTAAAGACGTAGATAATAATGTGGTGTGGCAACTACAAGGTTGTTTAGGTATTAAACAAACAGGTAAATTTGGTCCTAACACTGAATCATCATTAAAAGAAAAAACTGGTAATACATCTATTGACGAAAGAGAAGTTTGGACGTTGTGTAAAAATGAAATACCTGGCGAAATCGCATTATATTAAAATTAAAAATAAAACAAAGCAATATGAGTATTAATAACGAAATAAAAAGAATGATGTCCCTACTTGAGTCTGAGTTGGGTAACGTAAAACCTTTAATAACTGAACAAGGTGAACTACCTATTGAAGTATCTGATAGTCCATTAAAAAGAGCTGTTAATGTTGGTTGTTGGACAAAGAAAGGATATACTGTTAGTGACCCCAAAATATACCAGTTAGGTAAAGATTATCTTTACGCCTTTAGTAAAGTTGCCCCTAGCGTTCAAGCTGGAGATAGTTTTATGAAAATATTAACTCCCGACGGAAGAGACCTTTATATGTTTGAAAGACCGTCTACGGATCCCGTAGCACTTGCAAAAAACCCTAAGGCTTATTTAGCGATTAATAGAACTGCAGTTAAAGCAAGTCCCGATCCAAATTTAAATTATTTAGCGGCACATGGTTGGTATTGCGATGAATTTGAGGTAACTCAAAATTTAGCATCACAACGAAATAATTTAACTGCTGATCAACAACAACAAATTGACACTTTGTTAAGTGATTTAGGTACTCAAGACACTGGATATAGTTTTTTCAAAACAAAACCTGAAGATGGAAGAAACTATGTGAAAATAGATTTGGCAACAGGTACTGGTGATGATGGTGTTAATTACATTGATAAATTTAATTTGTCGACAAGAATAGGACCGTTTAAATCACAACCAAATAAATTCTTTATATGGTCAGATGTTGGAACACAAGAAAAACTTTATGATATTCCAGTAGAGGTTGAGTCATTCTTATCAACTCTTGGTTTCACAAGAACAAGACCATTACCAGGTACTGCGGAAATTAGAAGCGAAACAACATTAAAAGCATTATGTGATGGACAAGGAAAAGCATATTGTGATTCGGCAGTTATGGAATATATTAAAACTGATGGAGGAAGACGTATTTGGAAAATGAGTCCAGAACAAGCAAAGGCGGCTAAAAATGTTTCATATAAAGATATAGTTGCACAACAAAAAGAATTAGGAAGAGGTGGAGCAAAACAAGGATTGAAAGATCTTGACAAACAAAAGGCAAATAAACCGGCTTGTCAAGCGGCAATACAACAATTATCAAATTGTGAAAAATATGGTACGGATGAAGATTGTGCGGAAGCGTTAGATTTGGCTGGAGTTGATGCGTCATATGCACAAAAATTGGAACAAACTAAACAATTAGTAAGAACCTGTGTTCGAAACAAAGTTGGTTTAGGTATGTTCTCAAAAAACCTTGAAGCTCAATTATCTCAATTACAAGGATCAACAAGTCCTTATGGTATAAGAGAACCGGTAACACAAACACCAAGATCATTAGAAGAGTCATTAAACAACTCAATTAAAAGTGTTATTAGTGAAACAATTAATAAAAACAACAACAAAAACTTAGATTCAATTATCAAAAAGAATTTACGTAGATACATTAGGTAATACTTGAAAACACTTGTTTGGTGTAGATACCGAATAAGGATAAACCATCTAAAGAAAGGGGGGGCGTTCAATTATCTATCAAAATAGGAACTTCGGTTCCTATTTTGTTTTTATGTGTATTTATTGTAAATGAATTTATGAAGATTGCCGTATGCGTTCATCTATATCATTATGATATGTGGGATGAAATAAAAGAATATTTAAATAATATTGATCACCCATATAAATTATATGTTAATATTGGTGGATACATTCCAAATGAATTACCATCTGACTTTAATTGGGAAGAATATTTAAGATTATACCCTGACTTATCATTAAATAATTTACTTACAAAGGATAAGGTAACCAAACATTTCTTAAGATTTGGAATAAGAGAAGAAAGAAATTACAAACAAACCCAAATTGATATTATAGATAAAATAAAATTGTATAAAGATAATTCTGTTATAATAAAATCCCCAAATAGAGGTATGGACATCGGAGGATTTCTATATACCTACAAACACGTAGATGCTGATACCGACATAATACTTAAAATACATACCAAAAAAGGTTTAGGTGATACGGCAAACCCTTCTAACACCTTAAAACGATATGGTATTGATAAGGCAAAAAAAATAGGTGAAGATTGGTTTAAAAATTTAATGAATGGTGTATTAAAAAATAAAAATCAGGTTAACAACATTATTAATGAATTTACTTTAAATCCTAAATGTGGAATGATTGGATTTAAATTAAATAATAATTATGATATTAATCATATGGAAATGGGGAAAATATATGATCTAATTAACGTACATCCAACAGGAAAGAATCCTTTTTTTGTTGGTGGTACAACATTTTGGGTTAGCAACATAGTTATGAAAAAATATTTCACAAATGAAAATATCGATAAAATACTTGATGTGTTACCATATGGATATGTACCTGAACCATCTCCTAATCATGCAATGGAAAGAATTTTTGGGTGTTTTGTTTATAATGAAAAAAAAGAAATTAAAATTATAATATGAAACATTTAATATCAACGAGAATAAAATTTACAGACTACGAATTATTAAAAAAATATCTTGAGGTCTCAAAAAAAACTTTTATACCGTCTATTTTATTGCAAACAAATAAAAACTTCACGTTAGGTGTTATTGCAAATGAAGAACATAGAGATTTAATAAGTTCAACAATTAATGAAGTATGTTTGGGATTAAATAAAGAAAGACCATCAATAATATTTTTTGAGAATAAATTAACTGATTATGTGAGATACGTAAAGAAAGAAAACATAAACATTCAAACAAGACACGATTGTGATGACTGGATGTGTAATAAATACGTTGACAACATTCAGAAAATTTATGTTGATAATATCAATAAATACAATTCATTTGTTATACACGTACAACCATATAAATACGATTTTCTAAAAAATGAAAAATACCGTATGTCCTTAAGATATGGGGATAATCAAACGTCTATGTTTGCGTCGTTATGTCAAAGACATTGTAACGAATCGTTATTAGGTGCAAACCATAAAGATATTGGAAAAATGGGAGAAAAGGTATTTATGTTAGACGAGGGATCTTGTCATTTAGTAATACATAACGATAACAAATTATCGACAATATTTAAAACAGATACATTAATTAAGTAATCTATGTGGGAGGAAAAAGAACAAAATTACGACATTTCAATAATAGTACCAACATTTAATAACACTCACTATATTGATGAATGTATAAGCTCACTTATGGAAAGTTCAAGTGGTTTGTCATATGAAATTTTAATCGGTATTGATGGATGTCAAAAAACATACGATCACATCAAAAATAAATTATATCCTGGGAACATTAAAATATTTTATTTCAAAGAAAATAAAGGGCCATACTTAATTAAAAATAGTTTGTTGAATATTGCGTCTTCTGAAAATATTTTATTTTTTGATTCTGATGATGTTATATTAAAAGGTTCCATATCATTTTTAAATAATTTATCTAATGATTTTGATGTTATTAAGTTTAGGTTAGTAAACTTTGTTGGTGATTTTAATGTTAATAATGTTAAAGGTAAATCCATGTTTGCTGAAGGTGTTTTTTTTATTAAAAAATCATTGTTTTTATCTATGAATGGTTTTGAACCATGGATGTGCGCGGCTGATTCAGATTTTATGGGTAGATTATATAAGAAAAAATTAAAAATTCATTTTACAAATGAAATATTATTTTATCGAAGAATTCATTCTGAAAATTTAACAAAAAGAGAGGATACAGGTTTGGGATCAAAACTTAGGTCATTATATTGGGAAATTAGTAAAAACAAAAAAGGGGACGGAAATCCACAAACGTTAAGTATTTCTGAATTTGTCCCAATTTTATATTACAAACCAGGGGACGGAAATTCACAAACGTTAAGTATTTCTGAATTAGTCCAAATTTTATCTTACAAACCAATAGAAGATAAAACTTATGTTGAAAGTGAAGAAGAGTTACAAGAAAAGTACATTAGAGAATTACGTAAAGAATCTTTGGATAAGGTTTTTAACCAAAAAAATTATAGAGTCAAAACTCCCGTTGAAAAAATAGAAAAGAAAGTTTCATCTATTAATTATGAAAAAATTAATAACTTACTTAATAATAAAGTTATACCAAAACCAATACCTAAAGTAAAACAGGTGACTAATACTCCTGAGAATAAAAAAATTATCACAAATAAAGAAATGGTTAAGTTAAATTTCCCAGGTAAAAAAAATAGGAGGAGTAATGATCCTACGATGACTTTTTTTAGAAAAATTAATAAATAATTTGACATAATAATTTGTTTATTTTATGATTGGTTTATGTATATAATAATCAAACACGTAAAAACACATAATGACAGGAAATTACCTGTAATTCTATTAGACACCCAAGGAGAAGTGTGGGAATTTGACAATAAAGATAAGGCTCAAGATATGGTTAATATTTTTAACACTAATACCGATTCAGGTCACAAATACGAAGTTAAAAAAGTTTAACAATATGCACCCGTAGCTCAGCCGAATAGAGCAAATCACTTCTAATGATTAGGCCCCAGGTTTGAATCCTGGCGGGTGTACTATTTTTTTTTAAAATATGTTTGGCAGACCCAATTAATTTTGTATCTTTGTAGAGTACTCATTTAAAACCCCCCCAAAAAATTATGAAAAAATTATTAGTCGTTTCAATCGCAATCTTCAGTATCTATTGTTTCTTTGTTAACAGTGATGTCAACAAAGGTATGAGACATGAATTTTCAGATCTTAAAGAAGAAGTTTCTAAAGAAATTAACAAATCTCTTGCCGAGGATAATTCGGTTGGTTCTGGTGGTGACCAAACAAAAGAATTTTCTCCTGAGGCAAAAGAGTACTTCAATAAAGTGGCTTACGGAAGTGAGTTTGATGGTGGAAATACTTCATTAAAAAAGTGGAATCAAGACATTAATATCTATGTTGTTGGTGAAAAACGTGATTATTTGATGTCAGAATTAAACGATATTGTTAGTGAGTTGAACGGACTTATTTCTACTATCAATATCAATATTGTGGATAATGAGTCTGACGCTAATTTTTTCATTCTTTTTGGGTCTCAACAAGATTATAACAACTACGATAAAGAGTCTATTGGATATACTGAAAACAATCAAGGTTTATTTATTGCATACGGAGGTGAAAATTTAACAAAAGCCACAATGTATGTTGATGTTAATAGAACAAGTACTAATGACGGTCAAAAACACTTGTTACGTGAGGAGTTAACCCAATCATTGGGTTTGTGTAACGACTCTTATGACTACCCTGAGAGTATCTTCTTTCAAGGGTGGACTGAGACTACTGAATACACAGAGATTGACAAAGAGTTGATCCAAATGTTGTACAACTAAAAAACACCCCCTGTAAAATGGGGGTTTTTATATTAAATAAAATTATATGGAAGATATATTTGAAGAGATCCACAATGAGTTTATCAACTCTGAGGAATTTATAGCATACATTAAAGAAATGATGGAATCAGAAGAAAAATTATATATAACAAAATGATTAACCATTTTGCCAATTGAAAAAGATTTCGTATCTTTACAGTATGAAAGACACACTACCATATTGTACTACAGAAAAAGCAATCAAAGGTTATGAAGAATCCGTAATTGCAAAACGTGAAACCAACGACTGTGTTGTAAGAGCATTTGCATCTTGTTTTGATGTGTCTTACGATTACGCTCACAAATACGTTAGAGAAAATTTTGGTCGTAGAGATCGTAAAGGGACGTATGGTACCGTAGATAAAATGACCAAACTTGCAGAAAATAGAAATCAAGTAAATTACAAAAAAGTTAAATGTATTGGTAAATTAAACAATTACCGTAGTAGACACACTTTGGAGTATACTGTTAACGTAAAGGGTGAAAAAGTTAACCGTAAAATGACTGTGGGTACGTTTACAAAACAAAACCCTGTTGGGACATTCTTTATGTTAGTTAGCCGTCACGCCTTCACAATCAAAGATGGTGTGGTGATCGGTAACCACGAGGATTCAACCAAGAAAAAACGTATATTACTTCATGCGTTTGAAGTAAAATAATAAAAAATATTTTACAAATTGTTTGGCAAATCAAAAGTAATTACATATCTTTGTAGGAGACAAGTGAGAGTAAGAAACGGGAAACTCGTAAAGTACATTAACCTGTTGGCACAAGATGGTGAAACGAGAGTGTGTGTCAACTATGTATCACAAATAAATGGTGTGTGTAGCTCAATCGGAAGAGTGTCGGTTTGTGGAACCGAAGGTAGTGGGATCGTAACCCACCATTCACCCAAAAGAAATAGTCAGGTGGTGGAATGGTAGACACATAGTGACACGCACGGCATCCTTGAATAAGTGCATTTTGAAAAGGCAATGCGAATGATGAAGAACACTACCTCACAGTGCGTAGGTAAAATTCAAAGTGTTCATACAGGTTCGATTCCTGTCCTGACTACAACTAAGGAAGCAATACGAGAGTCCTGAATTGTACACAAAATATCCGTATTGACACTTCGGAAAGACGAAAATATAGTTAATTAGCTCAGTTGGTTAGAGCGATTCCCTGATACGGAATAGGTCATTGGTTCGAGTCCAGTATTAACTACAAAAGGGTAGAATATTCGTAAGGGACTTTCCTGAAAGATGGCTAGCTAGGCCCGTGTCTACCCTTATTTTTGGTCCCATCGACTATCGGTTAGGTCGTCAGGTTTTCATCCTGGAAAGTCGGGTTCGATTCCCGGTGGGACTACTATAGCCAACCAAGCTTTACTACGATACGGGTTCATACCTGTGGGTTAGGGGTGACGATCAGGAAAGACTGATAAACTTGGTCCCGTGGTTGAATGGTTACAATTCCACCCTGTCACGGTGCGAGATACGGGTTCGAATCCCGTCGGGACCGCAAAATAATGAATAATTTTCATTGCTAATTGAATTAAAAGTTATATCTTTGTTAAACAAACAACGAGAGATATGGAAAACTTGATAAACATTTTGAAGACAGAGACTGAAACATTAAAAGTTCAGTACATTGCTAAAACTAAAGAGTGGGCGAAAGATCAGTTCGACGCAATTATGGTGAGATCAGGTTGGGACAACCTTCAATGGTGTAACTTTTTTGGATTGACACAAGATGTTTATAACGAAGGAAGACCTTCTGAGTTCAAGTCATTCCCAAGAGGGTTTTACAACTCTAAACAAAGTCGTGAGTACAATAACTTCAAAGACAAAGCGTCAAAAGTTAAACAAATGGGTGTTGAGGGATTCATGTTGGCTGAAGAGAAAAAAGCTGAGTTACACTACGAAGGATCTATCGTGAAACTTGCAAACCGAATTGAGAAAAAAGGTTTGATCGTAGAGAAACTTGTTGTTGAGACTTCTCACATCGGTGTTAACATCAACACCACATTGACTGACGGTGAGAAAACGGTAAGAGCATTCACGATCATCGCATCAGGTGAGATCCAAAGACCACACTACAGATATTTAGTAAAATAAAAAATAAGTATTATGAAAAAATTTGAAGATTTAGAGTTTGAAGAAATTAAAGATTCTCCATACCAAATTGGGGTGAAGTGTAAAATGGTGTTTGAAAATGGATACGGTGTATCTGTTGTATGTCACACACATTCATATGGTAGTAAAAATGGTTTGTTTGAGATTGCGGTTCTTGGTAAAGATGGTGACTTAACTTATGATACTCCTGTAACAAATGATGTTATTGGGTACTTGAGCCGAGAAGAAGTTACCAACATTATGGAACAAGTTCAGGAGTTAAAATAATGTTATAATCAAATGGCGGAATTGGTAGACGCTACCCATCTTATTGGGGAGACCGAGTTAAAAACGGTTGTATTGGTTCGAATCCTTTTTTGATTACTTAGGGCTTTTATCTCATATGGTCCACAATATTAATTAATGCTTGGTTAATAAAAACTATTTTTACATCAATATTAATTAACTAAAACTTTAAAATTTTATTTACGTTTATATAAAAACAATAATTATGACATCAGAAATAATTGTCTCAATCCTTACTCCAATTATTATATTATCAATATATACTTATTTATTTTTAAAAGATAAATGGTCTAAATAATGTTTTTGATATATTTATTGTTATAAATAAACTATAAAAAACAAAATTATGAAATTTTCTAAAGAACAACTTTTAGGTATTGTAAGACACTCATTAACATTTATCGGTGGTATTTTAATTACAAAAGGCCTTATAGACGAAAGTCTGTTTACTGAATTAACAGGTGGTATTTTAACTTTAACGGGAGCTATTTGGTCAATTATAAACAAAAAAAAGTAATAATATAAAAATGAATTTAATAATTAGCGAAAGTGAAAAAGAAAGAATATTGGGGATGCATAGGAATGCAATAAAAAAAGAATTTTTATTTGAATACAATACACCAGACCCAACACCAGTTCCGATTAAAAAATCTGGACCTGGACTTGGACCTGAACCTGAACCTGAGATTTCGACACCAGTGATTTCAAATTCTGAAAATAATACTATTTTATCAAAACTTGAATCACAACTACAGAATATTAAATCGCTTCAATCGGAACTAAATACTAATATTAGTGCAATTAAACAACAACAGGCAATAGAAAATACTAAAATGCAAGTTGAAGCAATAGTCAAAAATATACAGACGACATCGGACGAAATAGACAAGAAATGCCAGAAATTAAAAATATTTGGCGACAGGGCAAATAAACAAAGATGTAAAGTGTTGACGGAGAAATTTAAATCTTTAAATCAACAACAGTTAGTATTGCAGGGACTGAAACAGAAGGCGGAAGAAAAGAAAGGAAACCAAATGAACGTAAAAGAATGGATTAACATAGCACTTACAACTTTACAAGTAATATCTTTTGCTAAAACAACATTTGCCACTAAAACTCCTCCGATACCAGCTATTGACTTAAACCTTGGATCTGTAGAAAGAGAAGATGAAGAAGAAAATAGTACAGATGTAAACAATTTTTAAATTTAAACCCACTCACAAGGTGGGTTTTTTTATGTTGGTAATTTTTTACCTTTATTGTGAGTTTTTTCGTTCTCAATTTTTACTTTTAATTTGGGAGTATAATCTTTAGGTAATTTATTCTTGATCCCAACTAAGTTCCCCATTTCATTATCCATTCTAATTACAATTTCTTTTTTTTCAAGATCCATCATAATTTGACCTGTTGTTTGCATATGGTACATATTATCGGTTCTATATGGATTTAAAAACGGATCCTCTTTATATTTTTCCTTTAACCTATCAATAACTTCTTGTGGTGTTTTAACATCTTTTAAATGTTTTTTTGCTAAATTCATCCTTGAATGTGATGATTTTTTTTTCTCACCTTTTGTATAACCGGCTTCCTTATGGTAAACACCGTGATTTGTTCTAACAAGAACTTTTTGTTCTTTTTTCAATTTTTTTATTATTGGTGAATGTTTTGATGTCATCTCAACAACATATATGTTGTTTGAATCTGAAACAAATGTTTCTCCTTTTAAACCGACATCTTTCTTATCCTCACCTGAATAACCAACAATTGATTTAATTACTTTAGGTAATGTTTTATATGTTAACGCTTTTCTAATTTTATTACCATCGTATGACAGTCTTTTTTTTGCGGTTTTATCTTTCCTATTTTTTGCCACTTCTTTACCTTCTTTTTCGTCCTGAGAAACCATAAGACTTGAATTAACAATCCCAATACCATATTCGTTCATTCCTTCACTCCAATCGGTGTCAACGTCTCTCCAATAAAGAATTTCCACATCATCTATTAATTCGTGTATAACCTCAACGTTTGATTTGTATCCTCTGTCTCTATTTTTCGCTAAAACAACACCATTATCTAACCTTACCGCAGCGATTGTACACTCTTTTATTAGATCAGGTCTAAACTCCTCAATTAGACATTCATGGATTAAATTTCTCATAATAATAAATACTTGGTTATTTTTTTAAATTGTTGGGTATTTATTAATTATATGTTTGAAAATATGACAGGAATTATTATTGCGTTTATAACAGGTGTTTTAGGTCCGATCCTTTTACTTTACATAAAAAGTAAATTAGATAAGAAAAAAGAAAAACCAGATATGGTTAGAGAAACTCTTCGTGTTAGTGAGTTGGTAACAACAAAAATAGAACACATAAAGGAAGAATTTGATGCCGATCGTGTTTGGATAACCCAATTCCACAATGGTGGTAATTTCTATCCAACGGGTAAATCAATGGCAAAGTTCTCAGTAATGTATGAAACGGTTCATCCTGGAGTACCATCGGTACAAAGTAATTTTCATAATATTCCCGTTAATTTATTTTCAAAATCAATAAATGAATTATTAAGTAATGACATTATTGAAATTTCAGATTATAAAGACGAAACTATTGCAACTTTTGGGTTAAAATATATCGCTGAAGACACAGGATGTAAATCAGGTTATTTATTTGCAATTAAAACAATTGACGATAAGTTTATTGGAACTTTAGGTTTGGATTATACAAAACGTAAGAAGAAATTGGACATGGAATCTATTAATCACCTACAAGTTCACGCAACCTCTTTGGGTGGTGTTCTTATGACACACTTAGAACAATAATATAAAAAATGACTTACTTATGAAAAATGATTTTATTTTATTAGAACATTTAAAAGTTTTACAACAAAAACTTTCATCCACTGATGTACCCAATAGACCTAAATATCTAAATGAGTCTTCTTTACAAATTACAAATATATCTGGAGAATCAAAATTCAAAGGAAAACAATTTAGTCCTAAATATTTTTTAATACATCATACTGCAGGTAAAGGAACTCCTTCTCAAGTTGTTAAAATTTTAAATTGTAGACATTACAAGGGTAGTTCAAAATGTACTACTTTAGGAATTCAATGGATTATAGATAGAGATGGTAAATTATATCAAGCGTTACCAAAAGGATCTAAGGGTGCTCATGTTGCCCATCAAAAATCAGGTATGGGACACATAAATAATTCAAGCTCAGAAGGTGTTGAAATTATTGGATTAAACGATGATGATATTACAATTAAACAATGTAAAACGGCATTATTATTAATTAAAAGTTTAGGGTATTCACTATCAAATGTGTTTGGTCATGGAGAGGTATCCACAAATAAACAGGCAACTGAAGGTAAAAAATGTAAGACATACGCTACTAAGTATTGGGACACACCTGAAGACGAATTACCCGGAGGTAATGATAACGTAGACGTATCAGTTGATCAAAAAGATAAAGAAGATCAAAAAGATCAAAAAGATCAAAAAGATAAAGAAGATAAAGAAGACAAAAAAGACAATGTAACCACTACAACTACTGATACTTCCACTAATGATGATGATAAAACTAATCCCAAAAAAGGTGGTTTTCTTGACTTTTTTAAAAACTTTGGAGGTATATTTAAAGAAGAAGAAGAAGTGTCAAAAATACAAGAAGACGTACAACGAATTAAAAATTTATTAAAATAATTACTAAACCCATTTGTCTTATCGGAATAAATATACTATCTTTGTGGTATAATTAAAAAGTTCATTAATTTATTAACCTTTAAAACTCCACAAATGAGTGATGAAACTCAAGTATTGGTTAACTATACTTTCTACTATTATGATAATAATGGTAAGAAATATACAACACCAAACTCATCTTTTGCTGAAGCAAGAGCGTATTACTACGGTACGGAAGCAGTATACATAGAAAAACATTAAAAAAAATTCACAAAGTATTTGACAAATTAAAAAAAAGTCCTATATTTGTAAAACAAATCGGAAACGTCCGATAACGTTCTTTGAAATTTTAGATATTATCCGTTCAGGATTAAGTTAAGAACCTTTGGGTTTAAAAGTGAAACTGATAAAGATATTGGGCCGTGTATAGTCCATAAAATAAACTACGAAAGTAGGATAAAGTGAACCCCCAAGTGTAACGGGTTTGCGTCTTAGTGATCTTCGGATCATTGAGGTCAAGTACACAGGCGAGATACCATAAGATCTTTAGTACCGAGGCCAACGGTGTAGGGAAAGTGATTTTATGACGAGGTGATGTGGGTCATCTTGTTGAGGAGGGAACTCCAATAGGAATAACTCGTAGGGATAATGCAAGAATCAATATTTCCAATGTTGTTATTGCGGATCCCAGTACGATAGGGTACTTAAAACCGAAAGGTATGACAACAAACAGGTGGTGCTGACATTGTCCTTGATAAATCTCTACCAAGAGATTAATCTTGAAGTAGTCTTGAAATATTGAAATGGGGACATTTCACGGAGTTGTTTGGTATTTTGTTATTCAAAAGATAATGAAGCTTAAGACGGACCACAACTTTGATCAATCCACGACACAAAAACTTTAATGTTAATGAAGTAACATTTATAAACTATAAAGCAAAAGTGTCCGTCACGATATAACGGAAGTTACCCACCTATTCACTGGCTGTCAGTGGAACGTGATAACCGCAAGTTTGACCGTATTTTTATGAAAAATCTCTAGGTCGTCGAAGACCGAACCAGGACGCAATCTTGGGGAGACAGGAGTAGTAAGAGAGTAGTTGTATCGTCAAGGAGTGATTGGTCTAACCAATCGGTAATGAGTGTTACAGGACAAAATCCTGTGGATAAGAGTAGAACCAATAATGACTCGAAAGACACTTACGAAAACTGTAATCTCAGGTTTTTTTTATTAAAACATATATAAGACATTCAGGGACAATTAGTCCCTTTTTTTATGCACTAAAATATAATATTAACACATAAAAAAACCCCATCCGAAGATGAGGTTTACATTTGGTGGAGGTGCGGAGGCTCGAACTCCGGTCCATAATATCCTGTCAGATAAGGACTACACGTTTAGGTTGGTATTTTCTAATACCCCAAAATATTTGGTTTTAATTTGACCAAAAACAAAGTTGATTTGTTCTTCACCATCGTAAATCAACAACCAATGGACGACTCGATTTATGGTTCAATCGTATTCCACCATAAAGACTTCTGTTGCTAGGTTATGTGTCCACCGACCCCCCGTTTCCGTAAACCTCTTAGGCTACAGTAACTTCAGATTCTCTTAGTAAACCAAGAGTTTCCATTTTCGATAAAACGTCGCCGATTGTTTTTGTGAATCAGTTTTTAAGGAGATTAATTCAGTCTCCACGTGCCCTTTGTCTTCAGCCAATACCTGTCAAATCCAAAAACACCCCCATATGTCAAATAACTTATTATATTATAAATACAAAGATAAGTGTAAACCTACAATAATCAAAATTTTTTGATATTTATTTTATATGGAAAAGGGAAAATATAACCCATACGATGAGGATGTTGATATAATACAGGATGATGAGAACGTTAAAGTTGTTAAAACATTAAATTTAAAATCTGCCCAATATTTTGGAACTGATTTTTATGGTAATGATAATTGGAATAGTCACTATAGAAATGGTGATCTATATTTTATAATTAGTAAAAAGGATAAAAATATATATTCTATTTTTAATGATAAGGATGGTAGTGTTATTAGAGACCTTAATAAAAACAATGAAATTGTTACTGTAAACGATTTAAAACGTGCATTTTTATCTTCATTAAAGATATTATCACCGTTGATTAAAGGTGGTAAAACATATGAATTTTTAAAAGAGGTTTCCAAAGGTTATGACCCTAAATGGAATGATAATGGTGACGATCCAATAATTGATGGGATAAACTTCAATGAAAGGAACCCAAGTAATTCTAAGGTTATTATTAAATTTGAAGATGATGAAGTTTTTTTAGACACCATTAATGTTGAGTCTATTGATGATGTATATACTTATAGAACGTTTGTTGGTAATTACTCAGGTCGTGATACTGACACATATGGTGAGGAGGATAGATGGAAAGAGGGTGAATTTATTGAATACCATTTTAACACTGAAAACCAACGTAAAGCTATCCAAGTTGCCAAATTTTATGGAAATAGAGCTGAACTTAGTAGTAAAAGAGGTATTGCGGCTATTTTAAGTGAACACTTTGGAAGAATTGTTGATGATTTAATTTATGAGTACGCATCCAAATGGCAAGATTGTATTGATGATGTGGTTAAAGATATAATCTTAGGTGAGATTGCTAAACCATTTGATAAATTCGGAATAAAAGAAATACATAGAGGATATAGATTTGAAACAACTGTTGGAGTATTATTACATTGGTATAGTGATGTTGAAAATGATAAATTTACGTTAAGTGAGTTATTAAATAAATTAATTAAACTTTATGATAAGAAAGATAGAGGTTATTGGAATGAGTTAATGTATGAGGTAAATTGTGATGATTGGGACGATAATGTTATGCAAGAGTATTATTCAAAAAGTTTGGACTCAATGTTAGAAAAAGTACAAGAGGATGATCGTTTTATTAATATTGATGATTACAATGAAATGTTAGATCATGTTGAAAAAACATATGGGTATGAATGGAGACATACAGAAAAGGATCCAAACCTACAATTTTTAATTTTAAAGGTCCAACCTGAAACTAATAAAGTTTTAGTTAACGTTCATAACGATAAGACCGGTAAATACCATCAAAGACTTTTGGATGTTGATGGTTTATATCAATTGGACAATCAACCAGAATTATTTAATGAAAGAAGAATAGTAAGAAAAAAATTTTTATAATTCAAATTAATTGTCTATATTTGTGTTATGGAACGAAATTATGAATTATTGAAGGAGGTATTATCTGTACCCACTAAAACTTATCAGGAAGAAAGAATGGTTCAATTTATCACAAATTGGTTGACCAAAAACAATATTCCCTTTTATGTTGACGAAATGTCAAACATTTATGCAACAAAACAAACCGATGAAAACGTATCATATTTCCCTTGTGTGATGGCACATACCGATACGGTACATAACATTGATACAATTAATGTATTTGAAGAAATGTTACCTGACGCTCAGGGCAATGTAAAATTATCATTAAAAGCGTATAACGACAATGACGAACCAACAGGTATTGGTGGTGACGATAAATGTGGTGTGTACGGTTGTTTGGAATTGTTGAATGAACTACCTAATTTAAAAGCTGCGTTTTTTGTATCTGAGGAAACAGGTTGTAAAGGTTCATTTAAGGCGGATCCTGAGTTTTTCACAAATGTTGGTTATGGGATTCAATTTGACGCTCCTGAGAATAATATGATTTCTGAGTTCTTGATGGGAAGAAGTATGTTTGATCGTGATAGTAAATTCTTTGAAGTTGGTGGACGATTGATTACAGAACACTTTCCATCTGATACGAAATATCACAAACATCCTTACACAGACATTTACCCAATTAGAACTATGTTTAACATCCCGTGTTTCAATATATCTATTGGATACTACAACTACCATACAAGAAACGAATATGTGGTCGTAGAGGACACTTACAATGGAATTAAAGTTGGTAAGATGATGATTGAGGAATTAGGTTACGAAAAACACTAAATAAAAAAAGGGAGGTTATTCTCCCTTTTTCTTTCTAACTTTTTTCTTAGGTTCCATTATTACTTTTTCTTCAAGATCAATTATTTGTTCATCATTTTCTGTTTTAACAAATAACCTATAATCTTTGTTTTCTGTAACTTCACCTGTTAAGATTTTTTCAGATATTAAATCTTCTATTTTATTTTGAATTGCTCTTTTAATTGGTCTTGCCCCAAATATCTCATCAAAACCAACTTTTGAAATTAAATCAATTATTGAATTTTCATATGTGAAATTATACTTCATAGATTTTAGTCTTTTAACTAAAATATCAATTTCTAATTTTACAATTTTATCAATGTTATCTTTATTTAGAGAGTTAAATATAACAACATCATCAATTCTATTTAAAAATTCAGGGGCGAAAAATTTACTAAGTTCTTTTTTAAGAACATCTCTTTTTTGTTCTTCTTGGACAACTTCACTTGAGTTACTTGATTTGAAACCAACACCTGTACCAAAGTCTTGTAATTTTCTAACACCAATGTTAGATGTCATGATAATCAAACAATTCTTGAAATTGATCTTTCTACCTAACCCATCAGTTAGATGTCCATCATCTAACATCTGTAATAACGTTGAAAATATATCTTTATTTGCCTTCTCAATCTCATCAAATAAAATAACACAATAAGGTTTGTTTTTAACTTGTTCTGTAAGTTGTCCACCTTCTTCGTGTCCTACATATCCTGGAGGAGATCCAATTAATCTTGATATTGTGTGTTTTTCTTGGTATTCGGACATATCCACACGGATAAGATTATCCTCACTACCGAATATTTCTTTTGCTAATTGTTTTGCTAAGAATGTTTTACCAACACCTGTAGACCCTAAAAAGATGAATGAACCGATAGGTCTATTTGGATCTTTAATTCCAACACGATTTCTTCTAATTGATTTAGATATTTTACCAACGGCTTCTTCTTGACCAATAACGTTAGTGTTTAATGTTGATTCTAAATTAACTAAAGAATTTTTCTCATCAATATTTATCTTACTTACAGGTATTTTAGTCATATTTGAAACTACCTCATAAATTATCTCTTCTGGAATACCACGTTTACTTGTTTTAAGTTCATTGTCAAATTTTTTCTTTTCGTTTTCCAAATCAGTTAAAATTTTACGTTCTTTATCACGTAATTCTGCTGCTTGTTCGTAGTTTTGTTTTTTAATGACATTTACCTTTTCTTTTTTAATGTCTTGAGCATCCTGTTTTAATTTTTCAATAATTTCAGGAAGTTTAATGTCAATTTGCATTCTTGATCCAACCTCATCCAAAATATCAAACGCCTTATCAGGAAATTCACGATCTGTGATATAACGATCTGCCAATTCTACACATAATAACAATGCCTCATCAGTATAGTTAACTTTGTGATGTTCTTCATATTTACCCTTACTTTGTTTAAGGATTTCAAAGGTTTCTTCTTTGGTAGATGGATCAATAACAATTTTTTGGAATCTTCTTTCTAATGCTCCATCTTTTTCAAAATGTCTACGATACTCATCTAAAGTTGTTGCCCCAATACATTGAAGTTCACCACGAGATAATGCAGGTTTGAATATGTTAGATGCGTCTAAAGAACCTGAACTATTACCAGCACCAACCATTGTGTGGATCTCATCAATGAAGATGATGATATTTGGGGCCATTTGAAGTTCCTCAATGATAATCTTCATTCTTTCCTCAAATTGACCTCTATATTTTGTACCCGCAACAATAGAGTTAATATCTAAAGATACGATTCTTTTATCTGATAAATTTTTTGGACATTGACCATTATGTATCATCATTGCAAGTCCCTCAACAATTGCAGTTTTACCCGCACCTGGCTCACCAATGATTATTGGGTTATTTTTCTTTCTACGAGATAATACTTGTGCAATTCTAAAAATTTCCTTTTCACGACCAATTACAGGATCTAATTTTCCTTCACTTGCCAATTTATTTAAGTCCTTACTAAAGTTATCTAAAACTGGTGTTCCCCCATCGGTCTTTTTTTTACCTTTATCGTTTTCATCCATAAATTCAATCATATCTTTTTGTTTTATTAAAAAATAGTAAATCAAGTTTAAAAAGTATACCTTTTGACAAATTGTCATGGTAAAAAAATACTAACTGACATTTTGTCATATTTTATGGTTTGGCACATATTTAGTAAAAAAAAGTATAAATAATAAACTATAAAAAATAATACTATGTTTAATTTTAGAAATTTTGATAAAATTTTTAATGAAATGTTCTCAGAACGAATGAGTTTAAGTTCATCATTTTTAGATGATAAGAATTGGACTAAAAAAACCTATAAATCCTCAGATGGATCTTTTTCCTATACCTACATGACTCGTAAAACTGAAGGTGATGATTTGATTGATTTAAAAGATAAATTAATTTTGGCAATAGAAGATCAAAATTTTGAGGAAGCTGTTGAGTTACGAGATAAGATAAAAAAATTGGAGGAGAATAAAGAAAAAATATTTGAACTACAATCTAAATTAGACGAATCAATAAAGAATCAAGAATTTGAAAAGTCCATTGAGTATCGTGATCAGATAAACAAGTTAAAATAATTAAGATCCACCCAAAAGGGTGGATTTTTTAATTTATAGAAATATATTTAAAATAAAAATATTATGGCAATCTTAAAAGAAGAATATATTGGTACAAAGATATTGAACGAGGTTCAATCGTCTAATGTTGTAAGAAGTGAATATGATACCGCAACAAAAAAATTAATTGTGGAATTTAAAAATGGGGTTAAGTATGAATATGATAATGTACCACATCAATCATATACGGAATTTAGATCCGCACCATCTCAGGGTAATTACTTTAATTTACAAATTGCAAAAAAATACAAGTACAATAAGATAAGTTAATTTATAATAACGTTGTATTTATATATGATGGATGCAGAATTAATTAACAGTTTTAAAATACAAGATAACCTCAACTCAAAAGTTTGGGAAAAAGATGGTAAATCTTATATTATAAAATCTGAAGTTAGAAAAAAACTTTTAGAAACCTCAAATATTTTTATTGATTCATTAGGTGTTGATGTTATTATCACCGACATAATTATGATTGGGTCTCTTGTTAACTATAATTGGTCAAAATATTCAGATATAGATTTACATATTGTTGTAAATTTTAATCAATTTTCTGAAAACACCAAAGATTTGTATTTAGAATTTTTTGATTTGAAAAAAATTATTTTTAACCAAAAACATAATATAAATATGTTTGGGTATGATGTTGAGTGTTTTGTTCAAGATGAAAACACAGAAGCATTTAGTAGTGGGGTATATTCAATTCTTTATGATATGTGGATTAATGAACCTAAAAAAATTAATAAAGAAACTATAGACAAAGAATTAATTAAAGAAAGATCCAAACAATGGATGAGAATTATTGATGGTGTTGTTGACAACATAGAAGACGAAGACCCTGAAGAAATAAAAAATATTGTAAAAAAATATAAAGAAAAATTAAAAAATTTTAGAAATTGTGGATTAGAAAAAGGTGGTGAAATGTCTTTAGAAAATTTGGTATTTAAACTCCTTAGAAGAAATGGTTATATTGAAAAATTATACGACCTACCAACTAAAATTATTGATAAAAAACTATCAATGAAACAATAATAAAATAAAACCAACAAATAAACCTATTTATCGATATATTTATATAGAAAAATAATATTTTAAAAACAAATATGATATGGGAGGATTAAAACCTATTGGAAGTGAGAAATTAGACGGTATGGACAAGATCCGTAGAATTATGGAAATTGCCAGATACAAAGAAAATATACCAACACCAAGAAATGAAGACAAATCATCTGAATATAAGTTGTCTTTGTCTGATGGTAACACATATGAAATAATTAAAGAAAGACAAGGGTATATTATTAAACAAACGATATCTGAATCAGTTTCTGATTATATTGCACCTATGAAAAATAGAAGATATTATTCTTCTTATTCTCAAGCGTTGAAGAAAATGAACTTGATGGCGAGGGAGTTCAATCAACTACACGGTAACGAAAGTGGTACTTCTCTTTTTGAACAAGAGGGTGAAAAAAAAAAAGACACTAAATACGTAATTTCCACATCTAAACAACCTGTAACAACTACCACAACAACAATTGCGGCACCTCCTGTTGCGGCACCTCCTGTTGCGGCACCTCCTGTTGCGGCACCTCCTGTTGCGGCACCACCAACTCCACAACCAATGGAAGAACAAGGTGACCCCGCATTAGATCCTTTATTAGCGCCACAACCTGCACCTGCTCCTGATCCCGCTGCGGCACCTGCCCCTGATCCTGCTGCGGCACCTGCACCTGAAGAAGTACCAATGACTGATGAAGTACCAATACCTGAAGAGGAACCGGCAACTGAAGAGGAAGTTACATTTAAAATAATTCAAAAACTTACAGGTAAATTAGCTCAAAAAATTAGAACTTATACTGGTCAAGAAGAAATGAGTTCAAATGATACAAAATACGTAATCAATTCAATTTTATCGGCACTTGATTTAACAACATTGGAAGAAGATGATGTTGAAGATATAATCTCAAGATTGGAAGGTGAAGAAGAAGAAATTGATGGTGAGGAAGAAGGAATGGAAGGTGAAGAAATGGACACAGAAGGAGAAGGAATGGAAGGTGAAGTAACTGAACCACAACCTGAAACTGAGATGGGTGAAGAATATGATAACTTCGGAGGAGCATTTAATGATTATCTTGGAGCGGCATACACATCAAAAATGTCAGATAATTTAATGAATGAATTTGATGATGAAGAATATAATGAGTATGAAAATGAATACCCAAGACACGGATCAAGAGAAAAATTTAGAAGATATGATGATGAAGAAACATTTGAGGATCTTTTTACTGAGTCTAAAGTAGATAAAATTATTTCAAACTATTTTTCGGTTGACAAAAATGAAAAATTAATAAAAGAACAAAAACAAAAACAAACTTTAAAAAAATTAAACGAAAAAGAAGTTTATAAATTATCAGAATCTATTAAACAAGAAAGATCTTCTTTAAAGTTTATGGAAGAAAATCCAAAAGCAATTTTAGTTGGATCTACCGTTAAGAAAAATTTGGTATTTAAAGAAGGAATTAAAGAATTTAGAATAACACCAAACGGACAAGTTATATGAATAAATTAATTTACATAAATGGTATGGGTCCTAATTATAAGGGTGACAACCTTTATGAATTTATATTCTCAGACACATTAGAAGTTTGGGGTGAAAATTGGGAGTCAAAACCTGCAAATGGTTACCCACTTCCTCCTGATGTTGAATATATTAAACGAGTTGGGATTTTGACTAACGGGGAGATAACATTGGAGTTAGTACAAGACTCTGATGTTTTTTCAGTTATAGACTCAATGGATGGTGTATTAGCATTAGGGTGGGAAAAAGAGAATAACAATGTTGATTTCTCAATCGTCAAAAGATTAGTATTTAAATTTGGTGATTCAGAACAAGACGTAAAAGATAAACTATATGAACGAGATATCGTTCTTGAATTTGAAAAAAAAGTGGTATATGAAAACTAAAGATCACGTTTTAAACTTATTATCTCACGGGTTTAAATTTGACACCGTTGCAAGATTAAATGAGGCACAGGTAAGAGTGTTATCTGAGAAAATTTCTAAAGAGGAAAATAAAGAACAAGTCACAAAAAAAGTGGCAACAACTTATGAGATTTCTCCTGAAACCGCAAAAACAACAGGAGCCGATATTGGTAATGTTAATATAAAAGTTGACCCAACTGGAATGGTTAAAGCGACTGAAATTGGTGAAGACGCAACATTAGATGTTGTTAACGACCCAGATGCTACCGAAGATGGTATGGGTATTTTTGAAAAATTTGAATCCAAATCACAACAAAGATTGTTCTACGCAAGATGTGGTAATGGTAAAACAAAAACAGAAAAAAAATGGTGTAAATGGGCAAAAGAATCTTCTAAAAAAACCGACTATGAAACAACACCTGAAAAAAAAGAAAAAAATGAATCTGATGAAAAATTTATAGAAGAAAGTATTGTTAGATTGATTGAAAAAAATATTAGTCCTAGAATGAGTAAAGGTGATTTAATTCGTACTATTAATGAAAAATCACAAGATTCTATGATATTGAGAAAACCATTAAAAAATACTATGTTTTCAAAAGAATCAGGAATTGAAATGAAACGTATGAAAAGACCAACAATGGGAATGCCAATTATGGGAACAATGGAGGAGAATACTAAAGAAAGAGAGGCTCCCGTAAAAGATCCTGGAATTAAAACTCCACCAAAAAGAAGAGACAATCCATTTAAGAATCCAAACCCTGGTACAAAAGAAAAACCAAGAGGACAAATAAAAACTAAGGATGAAATGAAAAAAGATTTTATTGGATTAATTAAACAGGCTTTAACTAAATAATAATGAAAGATAAATATATACAACATTTAATTAATAAGGTTATTAAAGAAGCTCCTGTTGATTATGGAGATTATCCTGAAAGAATGGATCCAAAAACTCAAAGTAATATTGAGAATCCTGAAAAAAACTTATATGGTAAAAATAAAGCCTTTAGAGGTGGTACGTCTGATGTTGAAAAAATAACATCAAAACGATTTAAAGATATTGTAGATTACGTTAAACGTTATTATGGTATGGTTGATGATCAAGGTAGACCAAATAAGGGTATTAATATTACTGATCCAAGAGTTAAACACGGGATTCAAGTTGAACAATTGAATGCGGTAAGAGAAGTTATGGGAATTGAATCACCTAAAAAAGACGAATTAAAAGATTTAGCCTTAGAAATTTCGGCTAAAGAAGAAGGTTGGTTACCATATAGTAAAACTTTGGAAGATGCAATGGATGAGGGATTGATTGAAAAAGAACCATCAAACGGAGCTGGAACAAAGTATAAATTTGAATTTATTAACGTTGAGGTATTTTTAAACGAAAAAAGAATTAACCCTAACGAATTCCAAATGGAAAAGGAAGAGGAGCCTGAATTTGAAATTCCTTCAAATTTCTCGTTTGATGTTGATGAGTTAACTCCACAAGAAGAATTCCAACTTGAGGTTGAAAAAAGAAATGTTATTAACGCAATTATTCAAGGTAAAGGTAAAAAAGGTCAATTTGCTTTCCAAGCATTTAAAGATAGATTAGATGAAATTGATCCTCGTTTATACCCACTTTATAATAAAATTATGTCGGCAAATGACTTAATGTATTTTACCGATGAGGATTTAATTGAAGCTATGGGTGGTAGTGCCGCTGGATCATCAGGTGTTGATGAAGATGGTGAAGATGAAGACAAAGACTTAGTTATTGCAAATGGTGTTATATTTCCTATTTTATTACATGAGTTAGTTAAAGGTTTTGCCGCAATACCAACAAGAGAACAATGGAGAGGTATGGAACCAGGAAAGGCTCAAGATGTGATGGGACAAACAGATGTATTTTCAAATGAACCAATGCAATTTAGAGTAGGTGGAGAATTAATCACAAAATTAAGATTCCTTTTACCTGACGATTTAACGATAAATATTGAAAATAGAGATTTATTACCATTCTTTGAAAGATTACTTTATGCAGTTCCTGCTGAAGAATTCTTAAAAGAAATTATGGCTAATGTTGTTTCTGAAGACCCAAGAGATAATGATAAAGCAAAACGAAAATTCAATGAATTATTAGTTAAGGCGAAAGAAGATTACAAAAAATATAAAGGTGATGGGGACGATGAAGACTATGAAGATGAGGATGAAGATGATGATATCTTATCTAAATTAGGTTTCTAAATTAAACTACAAATACTTAAAACCCCCTTTTATTAAAATAACTGGGGGTTTTGATATTTATATATAAATGTCTTATGGGTTTAACTAAAGAACAGGTAATGTTGGAATATGTGAAGTGTATGAAAGATACTCCATACGCATTAAAAACATATCTACAAACATACGATAATACAGTTTCAAAATACGTACCATTGGAGTTATTTCCCGATCAGATATCGTTATTAAATGACTATGAGGAATATGAAGAGAATATTGCGTTAAAATATCGTCAGGCGGGTGTGTCTACGGTAACAGGTGCGTGGATATCAAAAAGGTTGGTATTTGCTAAAAAAACACAACCTGAAAAAATCCTTATTATTGCCAACAAATTGGATACATCAATGGAAATGGCAAATAAAATACGTACGTTTGTTGATCAATGGCCAAGTTGGGTTGGTGCGGGATTCTCAAATGATAAAAATTCACAAAAACACTATAAATTAACAAATGGGTCTGAGGTAAAGGCGGTAGCAACATCAAAAGATGCCTTGCGTGGTTTTACCCCCACAATTCTTGTATTTGATGAAGCCGCATTTATTGAAGCGGATGGTGATTTTTGGGCGGCTTGTATGGCGTCTTTATCCACAGGGGGTAAAGTAATTGTGGTTTCAACACCAAATGGTTATGACCCGATTTATTATGATATATATGATCAAGCATTAAAGGGAATGAATAACTTCAAAATCTCTGAGATGTTTTGGTATAGAGATCCAAGATATTCAAAAGATTTATTTTTAGTTCCAACTGAAGATTTAGTTAAATATCTTCTTAATAAAGAAGAACAGGATGAGAGTAAACACATATCCTTTGCTCACATTGACCCATATAAAAGGGATTATGATGAATTAGACTCATATTTCAAGAAAGGATATAAACCATGTTCTACTTGGTATGAGAAAATGGTTAAAAAACTTAAATACGATAAAAGAAAGATTAACCAAGAGTTAAATTGTGAATTTTTAGGTTCGGGTGATAACGTATTTGAGAATACACAATTAGAATATATTAAAAATAACACCCTTATGGACCCAACAGGTAAATTGATGGGTAATTCATTATGGATGTGGAAAGAACCTATACCTGAACATAAGTATATTATGGGTGTTGACGTTTCTCGTGGGGATAGTGAAGACTTTTCTTCCATACAAATTATTGATTTTGACGATAGAGAACAAGTATTTGAATATGTTGGAAAAATTCCACCTGACGCTCTTGCTGAAATTGCATATAAATGGGGAATGATGTATAACGCATTCATTGTTGTGGATATAACTGGTGGTATGGGTATTACAACAGTTAGAAAACTACAAGAACTTGGATATAAAAATTTATACATTGAGGGAATTGATTCTACAAGTATATGGTCATACAATGCAAAATTGGCGGATAAAATACCGGGATTAAACTTTAACAATAAACGTGTGCAGATTATTGCGGCATTTGAAGAATATGTGAGACATAAGTTTAAGATACGTAGTGTAAGGTTATATAACGAAATGAACACTTTTATTTACCTTAATGGTAGACCTGACCACCAAAGAGGTCAACATGATGACCTTATTATGGGTATTTCTATGGCAATATATGTTGGGGAGTCATCTTTTAATAAATTAGAAAAGGTTGTTGAAAGAACAAAAATAATGTTAGAATCTTGGACGGTAGTTAATGATAACACGGCAAGACAACAAACACATTTTGACCCACTTATCCCAAATAATAATGTAAGAAATGACAGATGGTCAAGAGATTCAGGACCATCTAAAGATGATTATATTAAATATAATTGGTTATTTGGTAATAGATAATATTTATAGACATGGGACTTACTACAAGAAAAAAATCAGGGAATATAATTGGAGGATCACGACTTGTGGTTACCGGCCAACCTATTTATAATGTAAAAGTAAATGATCCGGCATTTAATAGTAAGGGGGATAAAAGTAATGGTAAACAACCTAATACCACAAATAATACTGATAAAAAGTAAAATGAGTGAAATGTTTAGTATTGACAAAAAATTATTAGATTTTTAATATGGAACAAAATAATAATAACAACATGAATAATTTAACGATATGGCAGAGGTTATCAAAGACTTTTGGACCTAACTCGTTATTAGGGATGGATTATCCAACATATAAGTTGGACAAACAAGTCCTTCTTAAAACTACTGATAAGAAAGAGTACGAAAAAGAAAAACTACAATATCAACAATCAGTATTTTTAAATAATCAATGGGCAAAAATTGAAAACAATTTATATACTCAAGCAATTTATTATGAACCAAATAGAATTGCCTCATTCTATGATTATGAATCAATGGAATTTACACCTGAGATTTCAACGGCATTAGACATTTATTCTGAAGAATCTACAACACCTAATCAAGATGGTTATTTATTACAAATTTACTCCGAATCAAAAAGAATTAAAAGTATCTTGGTTGATTTATTTGTTAACAACTTAGATATCAATACTAACTTACCTATGTGGGTTAGAAATACTTGTAAATATGGTGACAACTTTGTTTACCTTAAATTAGATACCGAAAAAGGTGTTACGGGATGTATCCAATTACCTAATATTGAAATTGAAAGATTAGAGAGGGGTATGGAATCAAGAACCGTAAATGCAACTCCAAATCCAAACGACAAAGGATTAAGATTCAATTGGAAAGTAAAAGACATGGAATTTAATACTTGGGAAATTGCGCACTTTAGATTACTTGGTGATGATAGAAAATTACCTTATGGTACATCAATGTTAGAAAAGGCTCGTCGTATTTGGAAACAATTGGTATTGGCTGAAGATGCAATGTTAATCTATAGAACATCAAGAGCACCTGAAAGACGAGTTTTCAAAGTGTTTGTTGGTAACATGGATGACAAAGATGTTGAGGCATATGTACAACGTGTTGCAAACAAGTTTAAAAGAGAACAAGTTGTGGATAGTAAAACAGGTAATGTGGATTTACGTTTCAATCAAATGGCGGTAGATCAAGATTATTTTGTTCCTGTTCGTGATGTGGCCCAAACAATGCCTATTGAGACATTGGCGGGAGCTCAAAACTTATCGGAGATTGCCGATATTGAGTACATCCAAAAGAAATTATTAACCGCACTAAGAATTCCAAAAGCGTATTTAGGGTTTGAGGAAGTTGTTGGTGATGGTAAAAATCTATCTTTATTGGACATTAGATTTGCAAGAACAATCAATAAAATACAAAAGGCAATTATTGCCGAATTAAATAAAATTGCAATTATTCACCTATTCTTATTAGGGTTTGAGGATGAATTACACAACTTTACCTTAGGTTTAACAAATCCATCTAAACAAGCCGATCTATTAATGATTGACGTATGGAAAGAAAAAGTAACATTGTATAAGGATATGGTTACTGAGATTGCTAAATCAATTCAACCAACATCTGCTACTTGGGCTAAGAAACATATATTTGGTTTCTCTGATGAAGATATTAAACTTGAAGTACAACAAATAAGATTAGAAAGAGCGGTATCTGCTGAGTTAGATAACACCGCAACTATAATCACACATACGGGGTTATTTGATAATGTTGATAAACTTTATCACACATCAACAGGAGCAACACAAAATGCGGGAGGAGCACCACCTGCACCTGGTGCGGCACCTGATATGGGAGGAGCAATGCCACCACCACCACCTGATATGGGAGGTGAAATGCCTGTAGGAGAATCAAAAAAAGATAACTTAAATATACTATTGGAAAATGATAATATATTGGGAGATACGTTTATTGATTTATCAAAAGGTAGAAATTCTTTGGGATCTATGGAAGATCAATTAAACAAATTACTAAATGATTGATATTTATAATAAAAAAAAATTATGAAATTTGGAATATTAAAATCAAGGATTGAAGATTGTTTAGTTGAATCTTATAGAAAAGATTCTCTAAAAAAAAATATGTTTGTTTTTGAAGAACTTGTATTAAAAAACAAATCTCTAAGTACACTTTATTTTTTATATGATGAACTTAGTAAAAACAAAGGTTTAAATGAATCTTTTATAAATGAATATATTAACGAAAGTATTATATTATTTGAAAATACAATCTCTAAGGTAGAAAAAAACGACCTTAAAGATCTTAATATGTGGGTAGGTCATATTGTTTCAGAAAATAGGTATCAAGACATTGATAATTTATTTTCATCTAACGCATCTACAATCGAAGAAAAATTAAGAAGTAAAAAAACTATTTCTGAAAATCTTAAAAAAGATCCATCAAAAGAAAAAAAAGTGATTGAGGTTCCATTAAAATCTATGGTTGAGGTGGCTAACAATACAATTAAATCACATATTGATAGTTTAACCGAAGGTGAGAAAAAACAACTTAATATTTTATTAAACACTTCCGATGAAAAACTTAATCAAAAATATGGATTTCTTAAAGAAGATGTGATTGAAAAATTAGAAACTTTATTATCTAAAAATGAAGATTCCGAAACTAATCAAAAAATTAACGAAACAATAGAAAAATTACAAATAGAAAATTACGACAAATTAAATTATTTCAAATTAAAACAATTAAATGAAAACATTTAATTGTTAAGTATTTGTTTTTGTCTGTAAATAGCTTTATTTAAAATCTGTCTCTTAAGGACAGATTTTTTTGTATGTTCTTTTCTGTTATTAAGATGGGTGTTTTGTCTTGTTTTAATAACTTTACTTTTTAATTCTTTTAGAGCTTTTTCAATCCCCCCATTTTTATTAACTTTTACGATCAGCATATTTTTTTGTTATTAGTTTATATATTTGATATATACTACAAAATTAGTTATTATTATCTAAAATAAACAATATCAGTATGAAAAAAATTTATGAAAAAAGGCAAAACCGAAAAAATCAATGGCTTTAGAACATCTAAAATAGTCTATGGGACGGTAGATTCAAAAGAGTTTAAATCTCTTTACCTAAACATCCAAACTTGGGTTGAACCAAAAAAAGACTCCGAAAATTGGACAAGAGTTGTCCTTAATATGAGCAGATCAATTAAACATACGGTCTATCACAAATTAGATAAGACAATGTTTGACGATAAATTTATAGTAGACTTAGATCTTAGAACAAGCGGTCTACACCTAAAAAAGAAATCATTTATGAATTTAGAAATTAATCTATTTTTAAATGAACCAATAGATTTCAAATCCTTAAAATTAAAGAAAACACTTAAATTATTAGTAAAAGAAATTTATTCAGATGTTTTGATAAACAACCCTAATTTTAAATTTTATTTAACAAAAACAGGTAATGTTAAACCAATTAAAGTAAAAACGGAAACGGCCTAATATTTATAACTAAAACTTATTATGAGTGAATATAAAATTTTAGGACCTAGAGATACAGGTAAAGGAATTCTTATTGAGTACGATGCAGGATATATTAACCCAAAAGAAGGTCGTAATTACGAGATATTAAAAGAATCATCAAATCATTTGGACCATTCAAAACCATTTGAATTTTATGCCGTTCTACAAAAATACAATACACCTAACAGAAATGGTAGAGTATACCCTGAGAAGATATTAAAGAGAGAATCAGAAAATTATAGAAAGATGATTGAGAAAGGAACCTCATTATCTGAATTAAACCACCCTGAGTCTTCTTTAATTGATTTAGATCGTGTATCACACCTAATAACAGATATATGGTGGGAAGGTCCTGTATTGTTAGGTAAACTTAAATTGTTAACAAGTCCTGGTTTTCATGAAAGAGGGATTGTTTCTACTAAAGGTGATTTGGCAGCAAACTACTTACGACAAGGAGTTACTTTAGGTATATCTTCTCGTGGTGTAGGATCCCTTAAAAAAGTTGGAGAACAAAATGAAGTACAAGATGATTTTGAACTTATTTGTTTTGACTTAGTGTCCTCACCATCAACACCTGGTGCTTATCTTTTCCAAGATAAGAACGATAGAATGAAATATGAGGAAAGCTTAGAAGAAGACAAAAAAATAGCGGTAGAAAGAAATGTTGGTGAAAGTGGTAACAAATCACTTGACTTAATGAAAAGATTAACCGATTATTTAGATAAATAAAAAAAACTATGGAACAAGGAGAAAAGTATTTTGTGGCTAAAATCACATCTGATTTATTAGATACTGAATCAGGCAAAGTAAAAAAAACAAGAGAAGAAAAATTAGTATTGGGTTATACACCAACTGATGTTGAGGCAAAAGTAACTAAAGTGTATGAACACTATACTATGGATTGGAGAATTACGTCAATCACTGAAAGTAAAATTGATGAGGTGATTGGTTAATTTTTAATTAATTTTTAAGATGGGTATGACATTAGTTGTACCCATTTTTTTTGCTTAAAAATTAGAAAAAATGAATTTTTTTAATTTACCTACTATTTATATTGTAAAACAAACTATAGATGAACAAAAAATCAGTTGTTGAAGACGCATTATTCCAAATTCAAAGTTTGGAAGAAGCTCTTAAAGAAAATGCAAAAGGAATACTTTCTTCTACAATGAAGAATGAAATCAGCTCATTAGTAAAAGAATCTCTTAGAGAACAAGAAGAGATTGACGTTGAAGACGAAGAAGAGGTTGTTGAACCTGAAGGTCAAGTAGATGATGTCGAGGATGTAGATTTAGGTGCAGAACCTATGGATACTGATGATGACATGGAAGATGACGACATGGAAGACATTGACATGGGTACGGATGATGATGATGCAATTGACATGACTGGAGCAGATATGTCAGATGTAATTAAAGTTTTCAAATCTATGGATGACGAAGATGGAGTTATCGTAAAGAGAGATGCGAGTAATAACATTACATTATCGGATAGTGAAACAGGAGCCGATTATTTCATCCAACTTTCTGAACAATATCAAGATGAACTTGATGAAGAAGATGAATATGAAGATGAATATGAAGATGAAGATCTTACATTAGACGAAACTTTGTACGAAATTGAAATGGACGACTTCGGTATGTCCGATGAAGATGAAGATGAAGAAATGGATTTTGAAGAAAGACCAAGACGCATGAGTCGTAGACATAATGAAGAAATGTATGAAACTCCAATGTACGAAACTAATGTTGATGAAACTTTGTATGAAATTGAAATGGATGACTTCGGTATGTCTGATGAAGAAGAATATGAAGAATTAGATGAAGAAGATTTGGATCATGTAATGGAATCAAAATTTAAAGCTAAAGGCGTTGGAATGGGTTCACCTAAATTCAAGTACGGACAAGTTATGGATTATAAAACTACCAAACAAAAAGAAGGTAAAAAAATGATCAATACAGGAAGTGCTAAAAAATTCTCTTATAAAGATGGAGAAAATTTAGATGGTGAATACAGACCAATTAAAAAGAGAAGAGAAACTACAGAAGCTTCACGTACATTAGGTGCGGGAACAAAATTTGGAAGAAAAGGTTTACCAAAACCAAAAGCAGCTCCTCAACACATTAGTGAGACTGAAGTGGAATTACTAAAGTCTAAAAATGAAGAGTACAGAAAGGCTTTGAATCTTTTCAGAACTAAATTAAATGAAGTAGCAATCTTTAACTCTAATTTGGCTTACGCAACTAGACTGTTTACAGAACATTCAACAACAAAACAAGAAAAAATAAATATACTTAGACGATTCGACAATGTTGAAACACTTAAAGAATCTAAAAGTCTTTACAAATCATTAAAAGATGAATTCTCATCTGAAAAAACTAAGGAAAACTCTATTAATGAGTCATTCGAAAAATCGGTCACTAAAACTCCTGTATCAGGATCGGCCGTTAATTTGATTGAATCTAAAACTTATGAGAATCCTCAGTTCTTGAGAATGAAAGATTTAATGGTAAAAATAAAATAAAAATAAACTAAAAAAAAATAAAAAACCAAAAAAATGGGAGCATTATTAGAATCAGGTCTTGTTGGTAACATCGGGTTAAAACACCTTAAAGTTATCAAAGAAGATACTATTAACAAATGGGATAAATTAGGATTCCTTGAAGGCCTTAAAGGCCACCTAAAAGAAAACGTAGCACAGTTGTATGAAAACCAAGCTTCTTTCTTGATTAACGAAGCAACTTCTGAAGGTTCCAACGGAGCATTTGAAACAGTTGTTTTCCCTATCGTAAGAAGAGTTTTCTCTAAATTGTTGGCTAACGATATCGTTTCTGTACAAGCAATGAACTTACCAATTGGTAAATTGTTCTTCTTTGTACCTCGTATCCAAGGATATGATAATTCAACCGCTAACGGTGGAGAACATTATTCACCAATCGGATCACCAAATGGCCCTGCACCGGCAGACAACGCAGGATACCCAGGTGGAACAGGTACATCATACGCTAAAAATCTTTATGATTTATTTTATGAAGGTTCAGAAGCAGCGTTAGATCCTCCAGGATTGTTTGATTACTCTAAAGGTCAATGGACTGCAGTTACTGCGGCAACAAACGTACAAGTTTGGAGTGGTAGTACCTTAGAAAATGCGGGTGATAATAATTCACAATACACTGCAACTACAGGAACAAGAAAAGTTATTATCAAAATGTGTGACTTTAACAGAGCTGGTGAAGGTAAATTAATCGGACCTGATGGTAACGAGATGGATACTGAAACTTTCTTATCTGACCTTAAAATCATTAAAAGTTCAGGTTTAACTGTAGCTGAAACATCACCTTGTACTGTTGACGCATCAACACCATTATTGTTTAGAGTTGTTACTCAAATCTACGGTAAAGGAATCGTTAAATACGGTAGTCAAGCTCAAACTTCTTACGCATCAACAGGAAATGGTGGTTCTTACTACGATATCTGTGATGAAGAAGGATGTATCTATTTAGAGGTTGATTTATCTTGTCCTGTATGTGCTACTTGTGGTACTACATTAGACGGATACACAGGAACAACTTTAAGTGCTATCGCTCAAGCTACTGCATTTACTGCGGTTTACAGAAGATACAAAAACTTAGAGTTTGAAGATAAAATCGGTGAGGTTTCTTTTGATTTAGAATCAGTAACTGTTTCTGTAACTGAAAGAAAACTAAGAGCACAATGGTCTCCTGAGTTAGCTCAAGACGTTGCTGCATTCCATAACATTGACGCTGAAGCTGAGTTAACTGCATTGTTATCTGAGCAAGTTGCAGCTGAGATTGACCGTGAGATCTTACGTGACTTGAGAAAAGGAGCGGCTTGGAACTTACGTTGGGATTACAACGGATGGAGAAGATTGTCTTTAACTACATCTTACACTCAAAAAGATTGGAATCAAACTTTGATTACTGCGATTAACCAATTGTCAGCACAAATCCACAAATCTACATTGAGAGGTGGAGCTAACTGGATCGTAGTTTCTTCTGAGATTTCAGCTATCTTTGATGACTTAGAATACTTCCACGTATCTAACGCATCTCCTGAGCAAGATCAGTATAACATGGGTATTGAAAGAGTAGGTACTCTTGCAGGACGTTACCAAGTTTACCGTGACCCTTACTTCCCAGCTAACACAGTGTTAGTAGGACACAAAGGAACATCATTGTTAGACACAGGTTACATCTACGCACCGTACGTACCTCTACAATTGACACCTACAATGTACAATCCATTCAACTTTACACCTATCAAAGGTATAATGACAAGATACGCTAAGAAAATGGTTAATAACCGTTTCTACGGACGTATCACAGTTGATGGAGTTAGAACATTTGACTTGAGAGAATTGAGATAATCAATTAAATACCGAATAAGAGAAAGGAGACAATTACTTGTCTCCTTTTTTTATTTATCAATAGTTTGGTTAGGTTCTTCCAATTTTGACAACACTCTAATGGCTTTTGATATAACTTCAGATTCACCAATTGTAAACGCTCCACGTTTATGTGATGCTTTAACTGACTCAATTAAATAATATAATGCGTGATCTTTATTCATAGATATAAGAATTGCATCTAAATGTTCTTCACTTAGTAAATTGATGGTTCCAAACAGGTTACCAAATAATTCATTTTCTTGTTCTTCCATTTTGTATTGTGTTGATATTTATAATAGTAGACAAATTATGGATTTAAATCAAATAATAAAGAAAGTTTTATCTGAAGCAACTTCAGATAGTGGTGGGAGTAGAGGTTCATATATTGCACCAATGCAGTTAGGTGTTAGAAAATTTAAAAATTCTCAAAACGGACCATTCACAATACCTGTATCAAAATACGATAGTCCAATGTTAGAATTTGATAGTTATGATGGGTCAATGGATGAAACAAAAAAACAAATCAAAAAAATAGAGTCTAAAGCAAAAAAAGTTACAAATTATATTAAGAAACACCCGAACTCAACATTTAGTGATGATGATGGTAATAATATTAACCAAACACCTGGTAAAAATAAAAAAATTGTACCTGTAAATGAATGGGTTGAAATAACTGAAGCAAGTACAAGTATAACTGCCGGTGAATATAGTGGTCCAATTGAAATAGGTTTAAAAAAATGGAGTAAAAGTGAGTTAGGTCCTTTTTACGAATTTATAGACAATAAATTAAATGATATTGCAATTAAAAAAAGTTTAAAAAATAATTTAAAAAGAATTGTTGGTGTTTGGGAAAAAGGTAAAGATGGAACTCATAACGTTAATACTCACGATGTTCATACAATAAATGAAGATTTAGGAGTTTGGTTTGGTAAAAAGAAGAAACCTAAAGGGTCTTCTCAACCAAAAGGACCTTGGGTTAACATTTGTAGTAAAGTTGACGGTAAACATCCTCCATGTGGACGACAGGATACTTCTAAAGGATCTTACCCTAAATGTAGGGCGGCTGGAGTTGCAGGTAAAATGAGTGATTCACAAAAAAGATCTGCCTGTCAACAAAAAAGAACCGCAGAAAAAAAAGACACTCAGACAGGAAAAGGACAAAAACCTATTATGACATCATATAAAACAAAAAAGGAATCCGTAGATTCCTTAGTTGATAATATTTTATTTGAAATTAGAAACTCGGTCTAAGATATTGTGTAGAGAGTTAGTAATCTGTGAATTAACCTCTCCCTCATAATTAAGCCTTCTCTTATCTGCCTCAAGATCAAAAATATACGTTAATCTTTCCCAATCTCTTTCATGTAGTTTAACATTATAATTGTAAATGTGATTAGTGATCTCAACTCTATGATCTGTCATTGTTATGAAAATTTTCATATCGTCATTTTTAAGATAACGTTTATCAGACATTGGGGCGATCATAAATTCCGTATCTTTATGTTGAATTATTTTAAGACATATTTTAAAACAGGTCTTTTCATATGATAGGATTTCATTTTGATAAGTTGGTATAATATTTGAAGATTTTTTTGACCAAATATAAAATTTAAGTTTTAATCTACTTAAGAATCTTTTTACTCTGTTTTTCATATTTGTATAAAGTTTATGTGTCTACAAATATATATAAATTATTTGAATAAAAAAATATTTTTAAAAAATTTTTAACAATATGCTCCTGAACAATGTTTTTTACCATCAAGACCTTTAATCGTACCTTTACATACTTGTACTGCGTGTCCATTTGCATATGCTGAAGGGTATACATCATATTTAGATTTTGCGGATGCAATACCTCTCGCACAAAGAGGTGTGCCAACTTTTTTATCTCCTTCCGACATTACCATATCTTCATCATCAATATTCGTAGATGATTTCATACCGTCTCTTGTGGTTTCATTCATCATGAAATCAAATACTTGATCCATATTGTTTTTAGCTTCAGAAATATGATCTTGAGCCCAATCATGTCCATTATCTAAAATAGATTCAACCGTACTACGATCAAAATCTAATAATAAATCACATTGTCTTCTCATTTGTTCTAAATTAGAAAAGAACATATATCGTTCACTTTTCTGTTCATTAAGGACTCTTTTTACCAAATTGGTAATGTCCGTTTCATTTAATCTTATTACTCTTTTCATTGTATTATGAATTTAATCCGTTAGGTCCTCCTATTACGACCATGTTTAATTGAGTGACTGGAGTACCATATCCGTCAGTATAAACAGGGTGAGGTGGTGTTAAATTATAAACCGTAATTACTGTTTCATCAGAACAAACTTCACATATATCATATGCTGTATTTGCACTTCTTGGTATATCAATAATACATTCATTACAATTATCATATTGGGTGATTGCCGAATATGTTGTTGCTCCAGTGGTGCCAGTTAATATGGTACCACAAATAGTTTCTCCTGTTAGTCCATTACTAAATGAATAAGTTTGTCCCGTTATTGGGGTAAAACTTACACCAAAACCAACTGTGAATTGATTTGATGATGAACATTGTTCTAATATAAAATTTGCCATATCTTTATTTAATAAATATCTTTATTTTTTATTTACGATTTGAAATTTAATCTGTCTCTTATAAGTATTTACTTCTCCACTAGAAATGACTTTTAAATCTATATAATATTCATTTGGAATCTTATCCCTTGTGTCAAATATAAAATAGTACTCATTTGGAGTTCTATTAAGTTTGGTCCAATCTTGTACTTGTACTTCGGTTTGACCTTCTCTAACATACACTCTATATTGACCTTCAATTTTTGGTAATTGTTGATTGGTCGTATATGCTTTCTTGATTATAACACCAACTTTTCTAATATCGGTATTTAATATTTTTTCATCTTGTTTAATTCCATAATAATCAAAACCATATACCGCAGGATCATTAGTTGTTGTTCCTATTTGAATTGATTTCTGTAATGGGTATATTACAAATTCATTAATTACATTAGGTAATGAAAAACCATTTAATAAAATGTTTGACCAAGTATCAGTAAAGATACATGGTGTTTTATATCCAAGTAATGGTGGTATTGTTATCTCATATACACCTTTTGTTACCTGACAAGATGGTAAATTAATAAGACCCGGTATTGGAGTTCCTGTTTGATCACCAATTGTAACCAAAGGATTATTATCTAAGTTTTGAAAATCCCCATCTTCAAAGATATATAAGTACAGTTTATTAATTTTACCTAATGAAAATGAATTTCTATCATCTTCAATTGAATCATTATAGTTTGTTTCTAAGAATGGTTCGTAGAATGTTTGAGTGTGTCTTGTAAAAAATCCAACAGAATAATTACCTGTTGTTCCTGTTAAGTTTTCAACTTGAGGTAAGTAAGCAATTCCCCAACCCGTTACACCTGTTAGTGATCCATTTAAAATAGAGTTTATTTCATTTGTCATATCAAACTCTACATTTTCATCACCAAATTCAAAATGTTGTGTGTCAATAATTTGTAATTGATTATAATTAAATAATCCTGTATTTGTGTTACTATAAATTCCTGGTTCTTGCCAATCCGTAATTGTTGTGGTTTCCAACCAATTTGATGGTCTATCTGAATAGTTCTTATCACTTGGTATACCAGTTACTTGATCATAGTAATCATAACCAACACCCTCATCCCAATTCTGAGAAGTTCCCGATAAGGAATTAAGAGGTATTCTAAATAATATTAAATCAAATGACGTTGCTCTTAGTCTACCTTGAGATGTTGAAGTGTTTAATAATTCTTTATCAAAATAACTTGTATTAGTCATTCTTAAGGTATGAGTTGTATCTAAATTACACCCCACACTTATAACACCATTTTGGTATTTTTCATTTAATAAAGTAAGGTCTAAATCAAAGATAAAACGTGTAAATCCAATTGGGTTTAAAAGACTTCCATCACCATAAAATAATTCGGTAACAGGATTTCTCCCTGAATTAACAAGACTATTAGATATTAAAGTATTATTCCTACTGAAATATGAATTATTTATTGACATTTACGTTTTTAATATAAATATCAATTAATCCTAATATTTTGATTTAATATTGTATTTTGAGAATTATTAAGTATTTCCAGTATTTTTTTAGATGAAGGACCATCAGGTATTGATGGATATTCTTGTATTGGTGCAAGTCCTGGAAATGGGTGTACGTGACCTATCATAAATTGAACGATGAGGTTTAAGAATGACATTAATTCTTCACCTCTAACCATTGAATTTGTTTTACCGTAAATCGTATCTGTTAACGTTGGTTGATCAATACCGTATAGTGTATTTTTTAGATCAATCGGAGTACCTTTACTTGGGATAACTGATTTATGTGATAACAAATAAAGAAAATCTCCACCCATTACACCATATGATGTTGGGGTTGCCTCAAATGTGTCATTTGCAACTTTAGTTATTTTAACTTCAAGTTGTTCACCCAAAACATCTTGTATCCAAACAAGTCCAAACCCATACTCTTTATTTTGAGGTGATAATTTAGTTTTTGAATAAAAATCCAAAATATTATTAAATTCAGTTAAACCATTTGGGGTATCAATACTTGCATTTAAATATATTTCAGTATTACTTTTTGTTGGGGTAAACACAAATGGAAATTGATTTTCCAATTTAGCTCCATCTTGTGATGGGTATGAAAGATAACCATCAATATTTATTTTACCAATATTAACACCTTTAATAAAATCATTAATTATTGTTAAAGATTCTTCAGAAGTTTTACCAGTAAAGTTTAATTCATATAAAGTTGTTCCTTTGTAACTATCTAAATCAGAAGTAAGGAAAATTTTATTGGATAAAGTTTCAGGTACTGGAATTAAACTATATAATTTTACACTACCATCAAAAGTTGTTCCTGTTGTTGCAAGATTTGTAATTTCCCACTCAACCAAATTTTTAACTTGTCTACTTTCTTTTATGTATTCGGTAACTGTTTTTGGTTCACCTTTAATTTTTTCTAATGGAGATGTGGATATTTGTAAAAATGATCTTTTATCATTTGGTACGGGTATATTAAAATCAGCACTTGAAGATTTAAGAGGATCTAATTTACCTGCTCGTATTAACACATCATTTTCTTTAACAACAACATCTGCGGTTCCTCTACCTAATATTGCGTTGTCACCAGGTTCGGGGTATATTCCATAAATTTTTGGGTCCGTAATCCCTGTTTTACGATCTCTTAATTGATTTGCCTGTTTGAAAAATTCTCCAGTTGCCAACATGGACTGAGAGTTTTTCCAATCTTCTTTAGAATTATTTTGGGGTCTTGTTATTGGTCCTTGAATATAAAATTTATTGGCATCTAATCTTTCACGATTGTCGTAATAAATTAGGTTAACATATTCATTCTCTTTTGGTACCTGATTAATGTAGTATGGTAATAACGGTAAAAACACAAATGGATCTTTTGCCGTCCACTTATCATTTTCTTCATTCCAATCTTCGGGTAAAGAATCCTCATACCTTTCAAGGGTAGGTACAACTCGTACCCTACCTAACATCATTGGATCTTTATTATCTTTTACATAACCCGGAAATAAATTTTTATTTTTGAACCACATTTCTTGCTTGATATTCTTTTAATAGTGTATTATATGTCAACTCTAATTTGTCTAAATGACTTGTCATTTTAATTAAATTTTCTTTTGTAATATCAAAATCTTTTTTAATAAATTCCATAGCCAAAATTAGATCTTTATTAGGTCTAACTTTGTGTTCTTTAATAATTTCCACAACTTGTTGTGATTGTACTTTATTATCCATTGTTTTATATTTTATTTACCATAACAAACTATTGGTATTGTTTGTCCAATTGGTGTTATACTTAGTGGGTATATTGCAATTTGTGATTTACCATTTGACGCATTTTCTTGATCTGAACCATCTAATAACGCTTTTATTGATGCCAACATTAAGTTAGGACTTCCATCTGGCATCGTACCTGTTGGTAACCCCAATTCTTCAAAATTTGCAATAACATTTAAAAATGCTCTATCTGAGGAATAACCACTTAAAAGTTTTGAACTTAATAATAATGGTAATGGGATGTCCCCACCAAATCCTTTTGATGCGATTTTTAACGCATTTAATAAAGCATCAATTACGCTTTTACATTCCCTAAAATCTTTTACAATTTTAGCAATTGCAATTAGTAATTCAGTTAAAGATAAAATTATATTTAATCTTTTATTATTTAATCCTCTAATTACATCTAAATTTACTGATTGGACTAACTTCAAAATATCTTTTTTAATTATATCAAATAAAATTTTAACAAAAATTTCCCCCACTTTTGATGCAAATTTAATAAAGAACGATTTAAGTCTTCTTGCAAAATCCATAAATGAACTAATTTGTAAATCTAAACTTTGACCTAATGATTTTGTTATAATCATTAAAGGTAAAACAACTTTAGGTGAAAGGACTGTGGCCACCATTGCCTTTGGAAACTCTTTAAGGAATGATAAATCAATATTTATTTCCAATGGAAACCATCCTGGATTTTTAGTTAAAACATCAGTTAAATTAGCTGCGTCATCAATACTATTTGAATTATTTTTACCATCAACAAAGACTAAATTATTTAACGCATTTGTTATACTATCTGAATCAACAGGTAATTTAACCGTATCACACTCCTCAAATTCAACTACCCCCATTTTTATGTCGGAAACTTTTGAGTCGATAAAACGTAAATCAATATCTGTAAATTCAAAGAAAGATTCGTCAACATTATCATTTTCAGACAATTTTGCAATTCCGGACACATCAATCTCTTTAGTATTATCAAAACATAGCCCTAATATTCTTTGCATGATTAACAGTATTTTTTGTAAGTCGTCTAAATCCGCATTACCATCTCCTTTTTTAATAGATATCGCACCTGTCAATTGATTCATAAGATTTGCAAAGAAATTAGTTTCATCAAAAAGTTTTATTGTTGTAAAATAATCTTTTAAAAATTCAGAAACTTTATTTGTAGTCATTCTATTTTTTAAATCAACTTTAAAAAAGTTACCTTGTATTGTTTGTGAAGTTGTTGGATCAACGTAAGACTCAACGTATGAAATATCAAATAATTCTTGACCTGATGTACCTTTATAACTTTGTCCCGATGCAGGAACACTAAATGGTTGGTTAATATTTTGAGTTCTATTATATAATTCCTTATTCATTGAAAATGGAAAACTACTATATTGAATACTTTTCTTTTCATATAATAATTTACCCACATCTGTTGCAGGATCCTCTTTTAATGTGTTAAGTAGGTCAACTGACTTAACTCTAATATAAATCGTCTGAGGAACAAATTCTTGGTCTTGTGAACAACCTACGGCAGTTAACATTAATTCCAATAAAATATCATCTAATTTTGGTACGATTTCTTTAATTGCTTTTGTAAAAGTTTTTTTAAGATAACTTTGACTACTTTTACCCGCACCCAATGACAAAAAGTTTAAGTCTAACAACTTATCAAATTGAGTTTTAATTTCTTTTTGATATTTGTTTTTTAATTTTTTTGCATCAGAAAGTTGTGTGGAAGTTTCAGATTTTTTCTTTTCTAAAGTTTTTCCAGCCTTTTTTCGTAGATCTTCAATATCACTATTAACTTTTTTATATTTTTTTAATATAGTTGTTTTTTTATCTACTTCATTAAAACCATCTTCAGTATCCTGTGCCATTATTTATTCAGTTTGTAACTATTATCTGTTGAGGTGTCTTTATCAATTAAACTTTTAAATGTGTCATCATCAAGATCCAAATCTGACAAAGTAAAATTATCTTCTTGTTTTTCCTGAGATTTTTGCCAAATTTGAGCTTGTAGTTTTGATAACGATAGTTTTTTCTCAACACAATCATTAATAATCTTTTGTTGTTTTTCAATAACAGGACCAATAAGAGTCATATCTTCTGGTTCTTTCATCATTGTTAACATCTTGTTTTGTATTCTAATTGCGGTATTTCTTTGTTCAACAAGTTCATTATAAATCTCTTGCATTAAAGATAACATTGATTCCTTAGTTAGATTAATTTCTTTTTTTGTTGGCCTTCCCATATCTATAAGTATTTTTTATTCTATTTTAATAATTCATTTACGATATGAAAGTATATTTTTTTATATCTTTTTAATGAATTACGTATTTCTTTTGTACTTAAATTGGTCATTTCCCTTAATTCAAACAGGATAATGTTCTTATTGAACTTATTATTATTTGATGTTTCTTGGAAAATTTCACCATAATTTGTAAAAATGTCAGTCAAAGCTTCTCCCAATTTTAATTCTTGTTCAGATATATTTGGTTCATTCATATTATCTTTAAGTTCATTAAGGAATTTTTTTATAATTTCTTCAGAACTTACATCGTCATTATCAATATAATAAATCATATCTGGCATATTATGAACATCACCCGAAATATCTTCATAAGATATTTTTCTATTCATTTCTTTTTGGTCTTTTAAAATTTGCCCCATAAGATAATTTTTACAGATAGTTCCAAAATAAGAATAAGCCTTTTTCTCTTTAGCTGGCTTAAACTTGTCTATTTTAGTCATTAAAAATGAATGAGTATCCATGTGGATCTCCTCAAAGTCCATGTCTTTTCTGTATAATTTATATCGTCTAATAATTGACGATATCATTTTATCTAAGGGGTGTTTTAAAAACTCATTATAAATTTTGTTCTTTTCGTCAAAAGATTCTGCGATTAGGTAGGCCCTAACCGCATCTTCTTCTCTTACGTCAAAATAATTATTTACTGTGGGCTTTCTTCCCTTCTTTTTCTTTTCAATTTCTTCGTTTGATAAATTACCATTTTCGGACATCAAATTTCTTGTGGTTCATATTTTATGTCCCTTTGTGCGGTGTAGAAATATTCTTTCTTGGCCGCCTCAATCCAAAATTTAGCCTCATCTTCACTTAATCTGTCTTCACCATTTTTGTAGTTCCAAAAAATAGATCCTTCTCTTAAGTTCATATGTTTATATCCGATTTTAGGGATTGTTAAAAATTTAACAGATGCGTGAGTCATACGTAAAAAGAACTCATAACCAAATGTTAATTTAATGTTTGATTTAAATTTACCAAATTCTAAGAAAGTTTCTTTTTTAATAACCATTCCAGCAATTTGGAAATTTTGATACATTTGTAATGTTTCGTTAGTTAAATAACCAAGTTCTTGTGTGAAGTTTGCTGCGAATGTTGCTTCATTTGTAAATCCTACAAATACTCCTTTATCATTAACATCAACAACAATTGGTAAAAATGCTTCAATATCTTTATAGATATCCATATATTTTTGTGAGTTTTTAAACCATATGTTTGAATACTCATCATCAAACTCAATTAATGAAACCCAATTAGAAGTTGATATTTCAACACCTCTATTGACTTGGTTAGCAAAATTAGGTTCGTCTTTCCACACTTCAAGTTTAACGTTTAATCCATCAAAATCATAAGAGTTAATGTGTGTCTCCAAAAGAGAATCATCACAATAAACAATAACCAATTCACTTACAGTTTCGCCTTGGTTTTTAATTGATTTGATACATCTATCAAAGAAGTCCTCAAAGTCTGCGGACCTAGCAGTTTTAATTGGTAATATTACCGAGATTGTTTTATTATTTTCCATATTATTCAGTTGTTTCAAGTTTAGATAATTGAGCCTCAAAAGAATTTGCTCTTGCGTCGATCATTTTTGCAAATAATTCAACAACTTCCGATTCAAATTTTTCTTTGGTTGAAAGTTTATTAATGGTTATGTCCATTTCTTCGTATAATTTAGGGTTAAGATTGTCCTCTAACCAATTTTGTATAAAATCAGCAATAACATCAACAATCATATTTTGGTTATTGATCCAAATACCATTTTCTTCATTCATCCATTCAGGTGTAATATTAGGTACTAATCCAATAACAGGTATTCCCATCTTCATAGATTCAAGTGGGAATGTACCAAATGAACTAATATTATCAATCCATACGGATGCAAAACTTTCTTTCATTGCGTTTGTAAACTCAACTTGAGATAACCCTCTTAAATCTCTAAATGTAATCCATCTGTATTGTGGAAATTTAGTGTAAAAAGTTTTAATTAAATTTACCGTATCTCTGTGATCTCTTGTGTGTACACCAATAATTGTTTTAGGTGGAAATTTTTGTTTTTCAAAAACTTCAGAAATTGTTGGTTCAATAACATCAACTGAGACACTCCTCATTGTTGACGAAATATATTCTTTTTGTTTTTCTGATGTTGTAATACATTTATGAAATCCAAGTTGAGTCCAAGTTTGTCCAGGTTGTAACGTTTCAAAAATGTAATCGTATGATTGTGATAACACAATTTTACCACAAGGTAGTTTAGTTATTTGATCCATTATGAATCCGTAAATTTCTGGAATAACAATTAAATCTTCAGGTGAGATTTCTAAATTAGTTCCTTCAATAGATTTGTGATCTAAATTTGTCATATATTCCTCACCTAACCAATCTGTAACACCAAAGTATTCAGGGGTTTCATGTAGTATTATGGCATTAAATCCATTATTTTTTAGTGACATAGCCATTTCGTAAATGTAACGTATTGACGCTTTTGCATTTCCTTTAGTGTCCTGTACTATAAAATAAATTCTTGACTTCTTATCCCTCATTTTCTGAATGGATTCTTCTAGTTTTAAAATTTGTTCTTGGTTCATGTTTTATATTTTATTTATTATTTTTTTCATTAAAAGTGTATTAAAGGCAATTTTAAAGGGAATAGTAACGTCATTATTTTTCATACCTAAATTTTCATCAACTTCTCCTATTTCGGTTAAAATAGTATCAACCATTGCTTTAACTGACTCATATTTTACTACGTGGATTTGAGTTTCACCACTTGTACCACTATACTGGACAAAGTCCTCTAATTTATCTAAATCAATATAATAGTTTTCTCCAAACACATTAAACATTCTCTTCTATTTTTTTAATAGTTAATTCCAAATCAGATAAAGAAGAAATTTCGTATTCTGATTTGATGTTTTTATTATAATCTGTAATAAATTTTATAATGATTTTATTATCAGGTTTATTTAATAGTAGGTCAGGATTAGCCGTAAGTAAAATGTCTACCTCATTTAACATATCATTTTTTGTTATTTCACTATAGAAAAATACTTTTTCCACTAAACAACCAAATTTAGATAAGAAAAAAAGTGACGATGGTTTAGATCTACCTATTTCATCAGAAACAATCATTAAGTCATAAGTATCTCTTAAGTTATAGTAAATATCGTTTAATATATTAAATGATAACATCTCTGTTGATGGCGCATGACCAAATAACTCCATTGTGTATTCTTCATACATAAATGAATATAAATCATCTTTAGATGGAAATGAAAAATGTGATCCTAAATCTAATGATGTAACAGGACTTAAAACTTTATATTCAAAATTATTAACCTCTATGGTTTCATTAAATTCAATAACCTCATCTGTATCACCTGAAAATTCAATTTCATATGTTTTATCCGCCGACTCATTCAAATGACTATCAACTAAATGTTTTTCATATAATTCAGTAAATTTACTAATTGTGTCTCTTAAAACACCATTAATCTCAATCCCTATTTTCTTCATTGTACTTAACTAATATTTCACTAATTAATGGGTTTCTAACATTTTTGGCATTTTTAAAGTCATAAATACCAATATCTGGTATACCACTGAATCTTTGTAATGCATCGTAAAGACCTGATTGTTTTTTGTCTTTATATCTATCTGTTTGTTCTAAATCACCTGATATAAAAAATTTACTATTGTATCCAATTCTTGTTAATAATAATTTCATTTGATTTGGGGTTGAGTTCTGACCCTCCTCAAAAATTAAAATTGAATTATCAATATTCATTCCTCTCATATAAGCCAAAGCAAAAACTTCAATTACCTCATACTCTTTTAACTTCTCTCTTGCCTCTTTACCAATTATTTTATTAAGTAAGTAATAAGATGGGAAAATATAAGGATCTAATTTTTCTTCTAAATTTCCCGGAAGGGATCCTAACTTTTCTTCAGCCTCAACCGCAGGTCTAACAATAATAATTTTTTCGTATGAATTGTTTGGATCTATTAATAAATCTACCGCTGCCTTCATTGAAATATAACTTTTACCAACACCTGCCGGTCCTGAACAAATTGTAATTTGATTATTAATTAAAATATCATAATAGTCTTTTTGATTTTCTGATAAAAATTTACTTTTTTGTTTTCTTTTGATTACAGAGTTAATTAACTCTTTTCTTGAAATTTGTGGTTGAGTAGTTGACGTTGTATCGTCTTTTAAAATTGGTTTTTTTCTAATTGCCATAAGTTTTTTATTTAACTTAAATATAAAACCAACTTATAAATAATAAATAATTAACTATATTTTAAGGTTTTAATAAAATACTTTTTGGTTGCCTCAGTTCTTTTTTTTCTTTGTTCTAAACTTGAGTGTAATGCTTCACGACCCTCATCCAAGTTGATTAATCCATTTGATATTAAAGATGGGATAATCTTGTAATTTGAATAGGAAGATATTTTTATATCTTCACAAGTGGGTTCATTCTCTAATAAAACATTTTTTAAAATTTTACTATCCATAAACATAAATCTACCTTTAATAACATCAACTATAACATCGGTATCATCATAGGGTTTATTTATGTGTTTTGATTCCCAATAATCTTTTTCCTTATTTAAAACGACACCCGAATAACCAATTATTGGGAATGTCCTATTTTTCCCTATAGTCTTATATGTCTTTAAACAATTTTCAATCACATCTGTTTTATTAAACATTATATCGTCATCTAATGTAAAAATAAAACCTTCATCAACCATTGATCCAACTAACCATCTTGGCCAACATTTAAAATTATTTGACGAATTAATTTGAACATCTACATCATAAGATGTCTTATCCTCAATATTATTATTCCATAACCATATATCAACATCAATTGATTGATCCCGTATGGATTGAATTACTTTAACAATGTTTTCTTGTCGTTTCCAATTTAATAATAGTGCGGTTACTTTCATTATTAAAATAATTTACTATCTGTAATATATTCAGGTAATTTAGTTAAGGAGTTTCTCCAGTCATTTAAAATATCGTTTATTTTTTTTTCGTCTGTCATTGAATACCTGTCTGTTGATTTAGAATATAAGTTATTACTAATAATATTATTATTCACCATAATCATAGGACAACATTTACCAATATCAATTAAAAAAATATTATCTGAAATTTTATTACCATTTTTATTATGTCTTCCTCCATCCCACGTATAATAACTTTTTAGTACGGTTACTTTTGAATGGTGTTCATCATCAAAAACACAAAAAGACCTTTGGTTTAAAATTTTATCGTCTTTATTAATAATGTTCTCGGTTATGTCGGGTATTATGACCACACCTTTAGGTGTTATAAAATCCGAATCATTATTAATAATGTAATTACGTAAATCTGTGTGATATAAAATCTCATCAATATCAACATATATTGTAATAAATCCTTTTGATATGTAGTGATCAACAAATGAGTTTTGTTTACCTAATAAAATTGGAACACCTATGTGTGAGTTCTTAACCATTTCAAAAGAATCTTCAGAAAACCCTTTAGTTTTTAAATAATCTGAAACCACATCAAAATTTTTATCTAAAATTAAAAAATGAAACTCACTGTAATTAAAAAATTTTAAGTAGTAGTCAATAAAAATATCGGAAATAATATTAGATCTATCTATGTAAGTTCCAATTTTTAGTTTAACATTATCAATGTGTTTTTTCATAACCCTCTTCAATATGTTTACACGTAACTTTATTAACTAAAACACCCTTCAAATTATTATTATTAAAATATTCTCTTATCCTATACCATAAATCGGCATCACCAGGTAATCCTGAAAATCCTGTTTCTTCAAAGACATTTCTATGTCTAAGTGGTATTTTTTTAAAATTTATACAAGTTGATGAATGTATTAAACCTTCAGGTGTTGGATTAAATTCTACTAACTCCAAATCACTATTTATCATTGGATATTCCATAAAATGTTCGTATTCTGATTTAGTACATAACCATAATGAATTTGTTTTTATTATGGCATCGTTTAATGATGAAAGATGATTTGGGTACCACTCATCATCATGATCTAAATGGCAAACATATTCATAACCATCTGATATTGATTTATTAATACCATAATTATTTGCAAAACACCCACCATATTTCCATATTAATGTTTTGTCAGTATATTTATCTCTTTCATGTGCAATAGGTAGATTCTCAAAATATATTTTATCCTTTGGGAATTCATTAAAAATAGACTCAAACTCTTCATTATTTTCATATTTATCTCCAATCACATAAATTTTAAATAGATGATAATCTTGATCAAATATACTCTGTAATGCTCTTTTTAAATATTTTGGGGTGTTACCATCTTTTCTTTGGTAAGTTGTTATAACTATACTAAAATTAATCATTTTGTTGTGGGTTTATAAATGTATGGGTTAGGAAACCCTCTATCAATAAAATCTTGATCTACCATATTAGTATATCTAAAATGACATGACCATCTTATTGTGTTGTTAAAAATATCACCAGATGAGTGTATTAGAAAAGTTGAAAATATTGCAATATCCCCAATCTCAAGTTCCGGTTGAATGTGGTCTCCACTTATTTCTACAGATGCAAATCCACCAACTGATTTATAAGGTAATGGACCTAATTTATGTGTTTTTGGCCAAATAAGAATAGAACCATTTTCTTTATTAACATCTACCAATGGTACCCATAAAACTATTGAGTCGGAACTTGATTCCATAGATAACCAATCCTGATGAGGTGGGGTTTTATAATAGTGTTCTTCTTTTGCTAATTTAGGGTGGTTAAAAAATAATACAGGTCTAGTACATAAATTAGGGAATGATAAACCTAAACCATTTATCAAACTCAATAACTTATCTTCAACTGGAAGTTTATATAATTCTATTAATCCAGACTGAATTATTTTGCCGCAATTAATAAAAACTTCTTCGTGGTTCTGAAATAATTTAACCATATTTTCAGTAAAATCACCCGTGTAACCGTATTTATTAAATTGAATTTTAAATATTTCCTCCGCCTTATTTCGTAAGTTATTAATATATTCTTTATTAAAGAAATTTTTAATTATTATAAATCCATTTTCATGTAATTCATTCTTTAACTGCGTAACCAATTCCGGTTTTACCAAATCCATTTCCATTATAAAACATTATAAGTTTATTTTTTGTTTTTAAAATATAAGGGTAACATACCATTATATTTTCCCATTCGTTATTTTCACTAATATCTAATTCAATTGAATTATCTTTAATCCAATTAATCCCATCTTTAGATGTTGATTTTTTTATTCTATATGAATTATTAATATTATCCCTATAGTCTAATTTATTACGTATTGAATACCACATTTGATACTCATTATTAATTTTTAAAACTCTTGTTGCGGATATCCCACCTTCATCACCATCTAATGGTATGCAAGTTATTCCTGTTGGGTTCCAATCAACTCCATTTGTGGATGTTGCATATTTTATATCGTATGTTGGTTCCATACCATATTCCGACTCAACCCAATCTAAACATGAAAGATACCACATACGCCATAACCCATCTTCTATCATTATACTTACGGTTCCGATATAACCAGGTTCTTTATAAGATGTACTTAAAACAGGTCCTTTAGAAAATTTTTCCCATGTTTTACCATTATCATCACTTATTGCTAACCCTAAATTGTTATGATACGGAACATCCATTCTTAATGACCAACCAATATAATAAAGAAATTTCTTATTACCTACCGTTACTATTTCTGTTGGCATAATACCCGCCCAATCAAAACTACCCTTTTCCCCAAGTTTAAGGATTGGGTCGTTTGATTTGTTTAAAATTTTATTAGGGTCTTCCTTATCAACATCAACAAACATCGGATTACTTTTCCCTTCGATTCTTGTGGAATAATAAATACGATAGAAATTATCATATTCATCAACCACAGGTACTTGAGAATGATGATCGTTAAAAATGTTACCTTTTTTATCCCACATATTATTTTACATTACATCTAATGGTGATTTATCTTGTTTTTTTGCTGGTGATCCCATATAAAATCCATTGTCATCTGTGGATTTTGTTATCATACTACCCATTGCGATTAATGAACCTTCACCTATTGTGACAAAATCTCTGATCGTTGAGTTAACTCCAAACCAAGACCGTTCTTTAACGTGACAATGACCCGATAAAACCACATGAGACGTAAAAAATACATGATCATCTATTTTACCATGATGACCAATATGGTTACCACTCCACATCATAACATTATTACCAATTTCAGTAAATGGTTGTAACGTATTATCTTCAAGAATAAAGCAATTTTCACCAATTTTATTATCACATACCGTTGCCTTTGGTGATACATATGAAATAAAATTATATCCTTTACGTTTACCTTCTTCGTAAATTCTTTTTCTAACCATATTCATTTTTGATCCGGTCATTGGAGCAAATAACAAGTATTCTGATGGAGGGAAAATAGTTTCTAAAGTTTCAAATTCAAAAACAGGATAACTAGTTGAGGATCCTCTTGGGGTGAAAAAATCTTTGGTTAAATATTCTTTATTAACCGTAAAACCAATTACTTCGTAATCAGTGTCTTTAGAAAGGTAATAGTGAGCCAACTCAGCTAAATCTAAAGTTCCAAAAATTATTATTTTATTTGTAGACATATATTGTATATTCATAAAGTTTATAATCATTTCTTATAACGAAATTCTTAGATAAATTATTTTTAAGAAATAAGCCAATCTCATCCATTGATACATGAAATAAATCATCTCTTTCCCAGTCAACTAATTTTGACATCACATTAAAGGATAACCCTTTGTTTGTTTTTAACCAAAGAGTTTTTAGAGTATTTGACATAAAATCAAACATTTCTTCATAACTTAAATCTCTTTTTTCGGTAAAAGTACCATTACAAACAATATAATCAAAATTAGGTATTTCATCGTTAATATTAATATCCTTTAAAAAGAAATTAACTTCAGGGTATTTTTTTATACAATGGTCATAAAATTTTTCATTTATATCTAAACCACTATAAACGATTTCGTTTTCTTTTTTTTCGTTTAAAATAAATTTATAAAGATGACCTAAACCACACCCAAAATCAAGTAATGATGATTTATTGTTTTCATTTATTAGATCTAACATAACTTTATATCTTGTTAATGTATCTTCATATTTTGGCCAATCGACCCCCAAGTGATTATCCCCATGATCCTCAAAACACTTTTTATAATGTTCGGCAATTTTTAAATAGTTCATATTAAAGTGTAATTGTTTAATTCTTTTATTATTGTGTTTTTTGGGTATCTAAATAAAATATCTAATATTGAATTGTATGGATTGTCAAAATTAACGTCTCCCATTTTTATAAAATTAAGTTCAATATCGTTTAAATTAAAATCTTCTTTATTGTAAAGTTTTTGACCCCCGATTGCATTTACGTACTTGTTACCATTAAAATGTTTAACAATATCTTGTAACCCTTCATTTTTTTTTCTATCTGTGATTCCACAACTAGTTGATATTAAATTACATTTTATGTTCAGATAATTACAAACATATTTAATTGATGTAAAATTAAAATTTGAAATACTGACATTATCACCTATAGATAAAATTTCATTCTTCCATGGATGTATTATGTTATCAATTACATCATTGTAATACTCGTCTTTTTTATAAAGTTGAGAAAGTTTTTGTTCAAATTTATTAAACCAATCTTCATTTAATAAAACGTTAACTTCTGTACATTTTTTATTTTGACTGCCGTTTATAACAGGAATGTTTATTTGAGTGTCACTTTTTATTTTATTTCTTACCATATAACTTCTTTTCATAAAACTAACGTGATCTAAATTAACATATAAATTAACCGCATTAATTAATTGAAAATACCCAATATAAGGGAAAAAGTAGGGTTGCATTATCCCAATCGTAATGTTATTGTCCATACACTTTAAATTTTGAAAGATCGGGATAAGATAATTCTAAATCATCATTTTCTTTAGGTTTACCTGTTTTTGTTTCGTAAAATTGAGTTATCAATAGCAGCCCTCTTGCGGATATCTCCGGCATCATATAAAAGTTCCACCCAACAACTGGGTTGTTGTCAAAATCATCATCGTGATAACTACATTCGTCTCTACCACTAAACCTTGCTTTTTTGAACCATTTATAAGCTTGTTCATCGTCAGTTAGAATTGCACCTCCCTTACCTAATTTTAGGTGTTTATAAGGGCCGGTAAAAGACAAACACATATGTGTATTAGGGACATACATATTAGATGTAAATCTTAAAGCACTATCCCATACTTTTGTTGGATATAATTGATACGCACCTTTTATTGTGTCACCCTCAACAGGTGTAAATTTAACTTTACCTCCTGCATGAATAATCTCACAAGGTACCGAAGGGTATGTTCTTGACGGAATCTCAATGGTCATTCCTTTTATTTTTTCATAAGTTAATGCCAAGAATAACGCATTACTTTGGTTGTCAACGGTAACAACATACTTTGCTCCCGTATAGTGAGATAATTTCTTTTCAAAGTCTTCAGTTATTTTGTGTACTCCTTGTGCCATATTATATAATTATAATGTTATTTTTTATTTTGTCTATGTTATTTTTAATAGATGGAAGTAGATTATTGTGGTAATCGTAATTTAATTTTACCAAATTTTTTGGATCTTCATTTCTTGTTTGGGATTCATAATGATATGACACACATTCACTACATATATAGTTTTTAAAACCTGAGGATAAAAGATTCATATTAACTTCAACATCTTCAAAACAAGAAACATAATTTTCATTAAACATTCCATATTTTTCAAAAGTGTAGTTTCTAACCATCATTAGACCACCCGTGTTACCAAAAACTTCTTTTGTTGAGTTAGAATAATTGTAATAGTTTTTTAAATTTAAATGTGTTACTCCAATTTTATTATCTATTTTACGAATGAACATTAAGATTCCATCATGTTGTATTGTGTTATCCTCAAAATGAAGTCTAGCTCCAACGGTACCTGTCATCCTATTTTTTTCAAATACTGACAACATTCCAGTAATAACGTCATTCATTATTTTTATATCGTTATTAGAGAATAATAAAAATTCATATTCATCTTTAGGTAAGTTTTTTACAACATCATTATTAATCTTTGCAAAATTATAGTAATCATACTCAATTAATTTAACATTCCCAAAAGGTAATATATTATCCTTAATCCAATTTTTTTCTTCTTCAGTTGACCCTGTGTCCGCAATGTAGACATCAAAAATTTTATAATCACAATGATCGTGAAATGATTTAACACATTCGTATAACATTTCAACTTTACCTTTAGTTGGTATTATAATTGCAATCTTACCAAATTTTTTAAATTCTTTTCTTTTTATGTCTGGAGCGTAAATAAACGAAGGTTTTAAATCTAAAGGTAACATACTACCCCATTTCTCAACAAATTTTTCTTTACTCTCCCAAAATTCCTGATTTGGTTTACCTATAGATTGGTGAGTTATTTCAAAGGATGAGGTAACCCCAATTTTAATCCCATCTAAATAATTTGGAAGACAAAAAAGATGATCGTAAAAGTGAAATTTACCAATTGTTTCATCAAACCTATGTTTAATTTTTGTTTTATCAAATGACATAAATAAACCATCAATTGTAACGACAGGAATTAAAAATGGTAATTTAGGTGAATACTTGTTTAACCATTTTTTTTGTCCGTCAGGATGGTGATAAACTTGACCAACCATTGTTTGTTTCATTCTATCCCAATAAACGCCTGTTTCAGGAAAATAACAAGATCCGGCTTTTCCAATTATACCGAATTCGGGGTTATTAGAATAATCTTCTAATAATTTTTTACCCCAATTCTTTTCAAGTTTAATGTCGTTGTGACAACATACAACAATATCATAAATTGATTGTGTAACACCACTGTTATAAACTTCCGATAATGAATATTGGTTATGGTTCACATATTCTAATATTTGAACATCTTTAACACCAACTGTTTGTAACAAATGTTGTTTAAATTTGTTATTATATTCTTGATCCTTATGTGTTGAGTAGATAATCGTTATCATGTTAAAAAATTTTCATTGTAGTATTTTTTTGCATTTTCTTCTGATTTTACATAATGATGTTCACTCTGAACGGTTTGATAACCACTTGATAATTCTGACCAAAATGAATGTGTAAAATTTTTCCTATAATCCACAAATTTATATCCTTTTAAATGTAAACTTTTAAACCAAGGGACACCGGCATCTGGCCCAAACACACCAAAAAATGGAGTGTTACCATTTGGGTATGTTTCTTTATTAGACATTTCCCGATTAATTAAACATGCCCATTCATTTAATCTACATTCGGGTAATGGTTTTGGGTTTATTGGGTCAATATTTTCTTTGTTAGTTCTTGAATATGGTAACTCTAATGATAGAACTTCTTCATAAGTTGGGTTCCAATCATAAAATTTTTCACCACTACATAAATTTGCATTTTTTGCCGGACAATTCCAACACTGACCAATTTCTCCAATACCTATAGAATCTTTTATATTTTCTAGCATATTACCAATAATGTCTCCCGTATATAAAACATCATTGTGAGTTATAAAAATAAATTCTTTATCACTATGCTCAAAACCATATTGAGCAAAAAGTTTAAGTCTATCGTTTTGGTTATGTATATCTTTTAATTTATATATAAAAGAAGTTTCTCTTTCGTAAATTAATAAATTATCAAAATAATCCGTAACCCAATCAACATTATCATTAAAAGGATGTGTTGGTTCTTTTATGAAAAATATTTTATCAATGTGTTCTCCCGAATGACTCATTAAACTTTTTAATGTACATAAAGTTTGCCAAGGTTTCCCATAAATTGGTATTAATACGTCTACTTTTTTCATATTCGTTTATAATCCAGTACTACCAAATCCATTATCAGATCTGTCTTTATTCTTTATTGTGTTAACTTTTATTAAATCCAACCATTTTCCACATACCACAGGACACACAACCGCTTGAGCAATTTTTTGACCTTCTTTAATCTCAACAGGACTATTTGTTGTGTTGAATAATATAACTTTAATTTCACCTGTGTATCCTTGATCTACGGTTCCTGGTGAGTTCAATACCATTAGACCTTGATTAATTGCTAACCCACTTTTTGATCTAATCTGAATTTCATAATTTTCGGGAACATCAAAATTAACTCCCGTTGGTATTAATATTCTACCAAATGGTTCAATAGTTAATGATTCCATTGAATATAAATCCATACCTGAATCAGTTGGATATGCAAAATTAGGATCGTATTTTTTTGATGAAAACTCTAATTTCATTGTTGGTTGATAAGATTCCATTTCTTTTTCAAGTTCAAAAAGATCCAACCCATGTTTATCTATAATTTCATCATAGTTCATTTCATTCATGTCTTCACCAAACATTGAATCTAATTCTTCTAATTGTTTTATTAATTTTGTAACGTCATCCATTATTTTAATTCTTTTAATTTAATAATTGCATCAATTAGTACCTCAACATCTCTCTCACAGTACTCTCCAATTTCTTTTAACATACCTTTGTTCCAATAACAATCATGAACTTTGTCACCAGTTACGTCACCACCTTTTGGTGTTGGTATATCTAAACAAGAACACATTAAATCTAATGACCCAATTGCGGTGTATGCTCCGTATTGCCACACATCCTTTGTGTCAATTGCTTTAACTTCCCAAGGTTTTGTGTCATAGGATGGTAGAATTGAAGATGGTTTTAATCCATTGATGATCATTCTTTTTGCAATCATTGGAATGTCAAAGTTTTTTAAATTGTGACCACATAAGTAAAAATCCAATTTACCACAACGATTTAATAACGTTTGTAAATCTTTTAATAGTTCACCCTCATTATCACTTGAGAATGTTTGTTTTTTAACTTCATTGTTATCCATAACAAATGCAACACTAACACAAACTATTTTTGCAAACTCAGGAACTAATGCGGTTCTTCTTGTGAAAATTTCATCCAAAGATGATTGTGAGTCCTCAGGAAATCTTTTGTGAAACCAATCAATATATTTCACAAATTGTTCGGCAACTCTTGGGTATTCTTTTACACAAGTTTGATAATCTTTTGTTATTCCCACAGTTTCAATGTCAAGGAATAAAATTTTTGTAATTGGAATATTAATCATTTGATTCTAAATTTTTTATTAAATCTGGATTTTGTTTTAAAGTTTGTATTGTAATAAGGTCTTTTATTTTGGTTGTTGACCAATTATGTGACCTAGTTGTGTAAATAACCTCAATAGGTAGGTGATCACCCGTAAATCGTTTACCTATGTAATCATCACCTAAAATTCTTACATCAGGTTTGTAAAATTCAATTAACTTAATAAGATCTTCTTCGGTTTGATATGTTACAACCTCATCAACGTATTTTATTGACATCAAAGTTTTATACCTTTCATACAAAGGTATAACTGGTTTATATTTAGTGAATCTTGTTTCAGATGGATCTCTTTGTAAGAATACCATAAAATAATCACAATTTTCTTTTGCGGTTTCAAATGTGTATATGTAACCTGGATGTAACAAATCAAAGTTACCTGCCGTAAAACCTATTATTCCTTTTTTATTGTTCATGTTATTTAATTAAAGATTTATAAAATTCTGATCTTGTTTTAGTGACTTGGTTAAGGTCATATTTGTCTTTTACCGTTTCGTATAATCTTTCACCAAGATCAACAATCATACTTGGGTTGTCAACCAATTTTTTAATATTTTTTGCCCAATCACTATGATTATTATTTTCATTAACTAATAAAGCATTACCATCGGTAAATTGACCTTGATGTAAAGCGTGTTTCAAATCAATAGTATATGGACCAACATTTGACGCAATTAATGCTTTCTTATAAAATCCCGCCTCAATAACTTTTAATTGAGATTTCATTCTATTAAAAATATGATTTTGAATTGGCGCTAACGATATATCAAATTTAGAATAATTTTTAGCGTAAGATGTAACAGGTTTTGTCCATACTCTAACATAATTTTCATTTTCCCAACCATTGTATGTACCATCTTCAAATTTATCTAAGAATTCTTTATACTTTGGTGTTATAATTTTATAATCGTTTGTAAAAATTTTCTCATATTTAATCCAAACTGTTTCTTCAGGTTTTATTGGTCTTTGGGTTTTTTCTCCCGTTTGTTTATTTAATTCGGTAACAGTTCCACGAATGTCAAAACCACAAACAAAATATTGTAATTTATCTTGTAATGGTGATAATTTAGAAATTGTACCATCCATTAACTTTAAATCGTGTAAATGTGAAGAACCTCCTAACCAACCAATTCTGATTTTATCTGATGATAATGTTGGTTCTTTAAATTGTGATTCATTTGGGTCAATAGCATTTGGGAATACAACAACATTCTTATTAAATTTACGAATCTCATCTGCAAAAATTTCTGTTGTTGTAATAACATACGAACAAACTTTTAAATTTTTAATGATTTTCTCATGTAATTTATTTTGCATAATTAATTGATGAATAGGATGTTCCTTTGTTGGTAACCAATAGTCATCAATGTCACCAACAACAACAATTCCCATACCTTTTAATTTCTCAATCAAAGCAGGACATGAGTCATAGTCTTGTCCAATACTACGGTGGAAATGAACTATTTGATATTTTTTCCAATAGTTGTCATCTTGAATTTTAGGTGTGTAATCAATATCAACGTGAAAGTCGTTAGGATATATATTTTGTAATTTTACGTGTGGATCTACCGATCTAAATTTCCCAACACCTGATGTGTCTGAGGGCAATACTAATACATTAATTTTTTCCATAGTTATAATAATAATAGAAATATAATCTAATTCTATAGAAATATCAACCCATAAAAACAAAAAACCCCAATCATTGATTGAGGTTTCCTTTTTTATTTTAAATTAAATTATTTTGCTATTTTTTTGACTCTAATTAACTTACCTTCAAAAATATGTTGACCAACTCTAAATTTAAAAACTTCATTACTCTTAGTTTCAGATTCAGTTAATAACCCATTTTCTCTAAGAACATCTTGTACTGTTTCTCTAACAATGTCTCTTATCACATTTGCATCTACACCAACATTAGATTGTTGTGGTTGTTGTTGTCTTTGTGGTTGTTTGTTCTCTAACAATTCTCCTTTTGCATTTATATTCATTAACCTACTTGCCTTTTCAACCAACTCATTTGATAATGTTCCACTACCAGCACCCATTGTAGGTTGTTGTATTGGATGTTCCATCATTAATTTTTTAATTTCATCAGGTAATTTAGAACCTAAAATTCTATCAGTTGTCATTGGTCCATTATTAATTGGTTTTGCAACTTCTTGTTCCGATAAAAATTCTTGTGGTAAATTGTAAGTTGCTTGAATAGGTTGGTAATCTTCTACCATTGGTGATGATGATCCCCCTGATGACTGAATACCATTTCTACCCATGTCATTGTGTTTTTCCATGATCTTTTTTGAGATCATTAATTTTTGTATTAAATCTTGTTCTGAATTCATAGTTATGCTAAATTTTCTTCAGTGTTATCAAAGACTGCGTTAATAATAACTTTAGTCATACTTTTATCTCCGTTAGGATTATAGTTTGGTCTTGGTTCATTAAATGTTTCTGCCGTTGGTCTGATAAATTGAACTTTGTCTAATCTAAACATTCTCCAACTTGGTAAAGGTTTTTCACCTAAGTACGCTCTGTGGGAAGCACCTTCCATGTCCCAAGCTCGTAATACAGGATTTCCACTTTTACTATAACCAAAACATACAGGTTCAATCGTTCTTAAACCATTACCTCCCGGCTCACGACCATTATAATAAATCACAACGCGTCTTTTTTTCTTAATAGCATCAACTACTGATTCAATTGATGCTACTTCAACAATAAGACCTTTTAATGTATTGTAAAGTTTCATTATGCTGACGGAGTTGTGTAAGGTTTGTTTTTTTGATATTCATTAATTTTTATCTCACTAATACGTTCAATTGTATCCACAGATGAACCACCATTGGCGGTATCCAAAAATACTCCTGTACCTTTACCAAATTCATCACCATCAGATATTGCATCTTTGTTAGTTGAGGAATAAGGGTTAACCGACTTGTAATCGTTTTTTGGGATTAACTTTTGTCTTTGTTGTTCAGCGATTTGTCCTAATTCATTATTAGGTTGACTAAAATCTAATCTTTCACTTGTTGCCATATTAAATTATTTTTTTCATTATGTCGTTTATCCTTTTTAGGGCTTCTGTTATTTTTATATCATCATTAGTAGAACTATGTTCTTTTGATGGTCTATTCATATCTGCCAACCAACCCATATCATCAACTAAATCTTGATTAACGTCAGATGGCATATAATCTCTATGTACCTCAGTATTTTGCTCATCACCCTTTCTTAATTGAGTGATTGTGTCATTAGTCCAATTTTTTACGTATTCACCACCATTTAATATAAAAGGTGCGTCAGTACCATCACCATCATAATTATCAAACCAATTTTTCATTCTACCTAATTGTTGGTAAGAAACATGACCTTTATCTCGTAAATCAATATTACGTTTATGACCTTCAATTGATGGATCTGAATTTGGTATATAATCAAAACACTTACCTAAGTATTCGGTAATTTCTTTCGGTAATGAAATCAATTTACCATATAAATTTTTATTCACCTTCTTTTAAATGTTTGATTAATTTATTAATACTAATACCTTCTTTGTCTGCAATTTTTTTAATAGATTCAATATTTCTTATTAATATTTTACTAACGGGAGAATCTTCAGAGTCATCTTTAGGTACTACATCGTTAGTTTTTTTCTTTTTCTTTACTAATATTTCATCAATAAGATCTGTCATTTTTTGTTTTTCTAATTCAGACAATCGTCTTTTAGTAAAACAATTTCTACACATTCCTTTTTTCTTTTCGTTCTTAAGTTGTTTATCTAAGTTTCTATCAAAACCTAAACGTTTAACTCTTTCTTCACGTTCCATATCATCCTCAACACCTAACTCATCTTTGAAAATTTCATCTGCCTCATCGTAAGTTGAAACATCTTCAGTTTCTTCAAATCCAAATGATTCAGATTGATCAACCTCATCAAGTAAATTTTTAATATTATTTTCTATAGATTCACCATAATAACGTTTAAAATAAGGCCATTGATTTGCTCTTGCCATTTTAATCGTTTGATCTAATGTTTTGTGTGGATGCATTTGTTGGTCTAACATTGGAATATTTGATCCTAATAATGTACCATCGGCATCAACAAATTCTGCTAACTCACCCTCACCCTCAATTTCTTTTTCTTTATATTTTTCAGGAATTTTACTATTCATTTTAATTCCTAATTTTTTCCCAAACTCAATTATAAATGGTGTTGCCAATGTTGATCCCGGTAATAGTTGTAAAACAATTAATGGAATTAACTTAGCAATATCACCAGATTGGTCTTTAATAAAATCTTTTTCTTCTTTTGATAATTCAAAATCTTTATCTTTTATATAATTTTTTGCTGAAGACAAAATAATTTTAATTAATAATTTTGTTTCTTTAAATTCTTTAGTAATACCATCTTTATATTTCTTTAAACGACCTGTAATTTCACCAGTACTCATTTTTTTACCTTCAGATAGTATTACACTAATAAAAGTTTTAATATTTTTTTCTTCTGATTTATCAAAATCCATTCTACTATCTATTTGTTTAGCCTCATTTAAATTTTCTGAAACTGAGTAATACAATGACATTTTATCTCCTTTGTCTTTCAGAAAGAAATAATATGGTTTTTTAAAATATTCTGTATTAAAGTTAATCATAAAAACTTTTTTTAATATAAATACTTTCATTTATGGTATTTATTAATAAAAAGAATGGCGGAACAAAATATTAATCAATATGTTTATAAGAAGTACAGGATAAATCTTGAGTCCGATAGTATGGATATGTCGTTGACTTCTGATGAAAAAGATTATAATCAAGAAGTTATTTTTTCTCCGTTTTTAATTGCCCAAACATATGGTGATCGTTTACCAATTAATTTTAATATTAGTGACCCATTAAGCGCACAAGATTTAACGCTAACCTATAAAAATTATAACACCAATAATGTTTTTGTATCACAAAACTACTATAACCCAAAAAATTTAGATTTAACTTGTTTTTCATCATCAACGGCTTGTGATATTGGTTTAACTGGTATTGATAATGGGTTGGTAACAAAAATGTCAGGAGAAACAATTTATTTTACAAATGGTTTATATGATGATAGTTTAAAATTTGATAGATTACATTTTGATAGAAGATTAAAAATGTTTCAAGTTACCGGTTATACTGAAACTAATCATAGGTTTTCGGGAATACCAAAAACAACTTTATATGAGGTTGTTAGTAAGACAGACCCAACTTTTGGTAAATATCACGAATTATATGGTGGTTTTTATCAAGGATTCTACAAACTATTTGGGTATGATTATGACATTTTCCCTGAGAGAATGAATAAAGGTTGGTCAGTTGAAATGGTAATTAAACCTAGATTGATTGATCAATATTTTCCTGATCCTGATGAGACAACATTAAATGAAATATATCCCGATAATAAAAACACATTTTTTTATTTTGGTACAAGAGCTGAAAATAAATTTTATCACCACGCAGATGGTTCACCAAATTGTTTTACAGGATACACAAGAGTCACATCTGGTTTAACAAAAGTTGAAACTTGTGCGTGTTGTAACACTTACACTAATAATAGTAGATGTATTTACGTTTACCCACCAAGATCCGTTGATAATAAACACGATAACCATTTAAATTATGGTTGTAATTTATGTGGTGGAGATAAAGATAAAAAATTAACTTGTGGTTGTAATTGTGGTGAAGAACGATGTGACACTTGTGGTTGGGAATGTCAGACACATATTTGTCCTACAATTTTTGTTACACCAACACCAACTCCAACACCAACGGTAGAACAGGGTTGTTATTGCACACCTACACCAACACCATCATTTACTCCAACACTAACTGTTGAGAATTGTTTATTACCACCTGTGTGTACACCAAGTTGTGCGGGTTGTGAGACTTGTTATGATTGTCTTGATTGTTCAACAACAGGATATACTTCAATAGAAGATACTTGTGAAAAAGATCCTTTATTTGATTCTTTATCAAATGCGTTCTCATTAAAATTATGTGGTGATCCAAAAAATCCAAAGATTGGTGTTAAAGTATTAAAAATTACAGGTGATTGCCAAACATCAGGAACTTGTATTACCGGTCAAACTTATGTAACGGGTTATACTATATCCGAATATTGTTCACCAAATGGTATATACGATTATTGTGTTGACAAATGTGCCCCATTCTTTGATGTAGAGAAATGGGTTAATATTAATGTTGTATGGAGTAGGTATACATATTTAGATACTTGTGATTTAAAATATAGAGGTGGGTTAGATGATATCACAAAACGTGAATATCTTGATTCACTTGCAAATGACACAACAAAATTAATTACCGTTCCAATTACTAATGGTAAAAAGGAACCTGAAATGGTTGAACTTGTTAATCTAAATCAAAAATGGTTGGATGATAAAAAATATAGAATGGGTAGATTAAGAATCTATGTTAATGGTAAACCATTTTACACTATTGAAGACTTTGAAGAAATTATTCCAAGAGCACTTAATACAGATAAAGAAAGACAACTTGGGGTTCCATTCAACATTTCGTGGGGTGGGGGTACTCAAGGACTACATGAGAACTTAACTTTCTCATCAACAACTTATCCTTATAACAATTATATTCAGGATCCTGAATTATTCCCTGTGAATATTCTTAGTGGAACAACATTTGCGGGAATGAAAACAAATATTTTATTGGAACAAAATTTTGGTGGAACATTTGAAGGAGGTATATCTCAATTTAGAATGTATGTGACACCATTATCATCGGCTGAGGTTAAACATAACTTTAACGTATTGAAAGGTACTTTTGATATGTTTGATTACGATTGTCCTGATTGTGATGTATTTGTTTGTGATGTAAATGATTTCACATATGAAATTGAAACAACAACTACAACTCATCCATTAATAACAACTACTACAACTATAATACCAACACCAACACTAACAATAACTCCAACACTAACAATAACTCCAACACCAACTCCAACCTCAACATCGGTATACAGTGAAAATTTATGTTCACCACCATGTAGTTTAGGATTTGACACATATAGTTCAAATACTATTGGGCAATTAGTTGTTGGTAGTTTAACAGGTGGGTGTGGTTCAATAACATCGTATGTTATTTATTGGTACGATTCATTAGGAAACATACAATTAGTTAGTGGATATGGACCGTTAATACCAGGATTTACAGTTTATACTGTGACTCACCCATTAACATCAAATTTTGCGCCTCCAATACCTGCGGGACAATATACACCTGTTTTACAATCAATAGTAATTGACGGAGTAACATATACATCAACAGGTGCGGAAGGAACAACACAAGCAAATTTAGATTGTTTAAGTGATATTAATATTACGGTATTATCTTATAGTTGTGAGAACTGCACAGAAGTTGGTAATTATAAATGTAGAAAAACTTACACAACAACACCAGGATCTCAAGTACTTCCAGGTTCATTATCAACAACGTTTGAATTGGATCCAACACAACCGTATTTTGCATATTCAATTAAGGGGGATACAGTATCTGACACATTAAAAATAACATTTATAAACCAAGATGGTACTAATTATAGTGATCCAATTGTTGTTGAATATTTAGAAATTGGTCAATCTGTTAATGGTGGAACAGACTATAGAGTTTCCACAAATCCTAAACGAATTGCCACAAATAATTCAAATTCCTACTATAGTAAACCAATTAACTTAACTAATTTTATAATTAACAATGGTGATTATTTAATTTTGGAATTGATACCAAACTCCAATATTATTCAAACAAGTTGGGATTTATATTTCACTTGTTTAGAAAGTTTTAGTTGTGATAGTTGTTTAGAAACAAACCCATTATTTAAAATTGACGAAACTACAATTACAAACTCATTAATATCTCCTTGTGATATATTATCGTTTAGTGCTAACATTATAGGGTGTCCACAATCTGGATTAACAAATGAGGATATCTTCAAATATATGCACTCATTATCAAACCCTTCTTTAGATACAACATTCTACACTCAAACTCCTCAATCTCTTTATCAGGGATTAAATGGTGGGACAATGTCTGCTAACGTATCATTTAATCAAGGATGTGATTTTACAGGTGTTATAGAAGATGATGTTTGTCAAACAACTATTGGACAAACAATAAATGTGGTAAAAGTTGGTTCCGTAATAACAATAACTTGTTCATCTATTACGGATAGAGATGCGTTTTATAACTCATATCAAACACAATTTAATTTATTAAATGGATGGACCCCAACACCCCCATCTCCAACTAATATTGATTATTATCAATATATTACTTTTAAAAATATTGAACCTTTATCGGTTAATAGTACTTGCGGTGATGGTCAATATAACACCTTTGTGTATGATATACATCCAAGTTCAACTGTAACACCAAGTGGTGGTCCTGGTTCATATATTTTAACAATAAATTTAGCGACCATAACAAATCAATATCCACAAAGTACTTGTGATGATTGTTATTTTGTTGCGGAAGACATTACTTCAACAATTAACTCAACAATTAATTATCCTAACATTAACCAAACGTCAAATATTGCATTAAGATATGAAAACCCATTTAACGGTAGATATAAAATGGAAATTAATTCACCAACACCGGTATCGTATTTGGGAGATTCTAGATTAAGTATTCCTTATTATTCAACAAGAACATTACCATATTCCGGTAGTCCATTAACATTTATACCAAGTTTATCCGCAACAACTTGTAATTTTAGTTGGATGACGTTTGAAAATCAAATTGATATATTAACTGGAAATGAATCACAATATTTTACAAATACATTCTATCAGTACTTTATAGTTTTGACTGATATAACTAACCCAACATACTATGAATTAAGATATCTTAACCCTACTGGTACATTAGTTTATGAGGTTAATTCATTGTACCCTAGTGGTCATGTTGTTGATCCGAATTATTTTTTATAAAATAATTTCAGATTGTATTTATAGGTAAACAAGGATGAGTCAAACTATAATAATACAAAGTGTTAATTACGATGGTGAGGTTGCAAATATAATATTTAAACCTGACAATGATAATATTGTAATTAATTTAGGTGATGTAACTTTACCTTGTACGTTTAACCCTTCGTTGTTAACACCACCAAGAGAAATATATGGTACTTATACTATATTAGTATTAAACGATCAATGTCTTGATAGTGATTGCCCTAATATATTAAATGTTGTTAGACCAACTCCTACACCAACACCTACACCAACATTAACAAAAACACCTACGCCAACACCAACTCAAACGGTTACTCCGACTGAAACTAAATATGTTTGTATACCAACACCAACAATTACGGTAACACAAACAATGACTCAAACACTAACTCCCACACCTCACCCTACGTGTACAAATCCGTGTGGTTGTCCATCACCAAGTAGAACGCCTAAACCAACAAGGACACCAACATTAACGGTAACAAATGGATATTGTCCAATACTACCGTAGTTTGTTTTTTTATTATCAAACTATTTATGGTATATGTTAATATTACAAATTGATGGAATAACAGGTGCTACCGCACCCTACGTTTTATATGTCTGCGATGTCTATGGTAATCAATGTGCAATTTTGGCAACAATAAACACTCCGATTCCACCATCAATAACATTAAACGTACCATCTCAATTTAATAATGTTCCTGCAATTGGTCTTAAAATAATTGATGCAAATGGTTGTGAAGAATTTGGAATCATATATTGTGGGGATGCCAAGGGTAAAATATTCCAATCAGCGGAGGTATTCTTATTCATGGATGGAAATATTTATATTTTTGAGGACCAATAATAAAATTTTTAATATTTATAAGTAAAAGAGGATGCCAAATTATCAAAGACTGACGGATAGAGTATTAGCACCAACTATATCTGTAAATGATATAGTACATATTGTCATTACAGGTGACACATCTCAAAATCCTGCCGGATCATCTTATAAGGCTAGTTTAGCTCAACTTGCTTCAGTTATTGGTAGTGTTGGTACTTCAGGTACTTCAGGTACTTCAGGAACTAGTGGTAGCTCAGGTATAGATGGAACATCAGGAACAAGTGGTACTTCAGGTTCAGACGGAACATCAGGAACAAGTGGTACTTCAGGTTCCTCAGGAACTAGTGGTTCTTCAGGAACTAGCGGTTCAAGTGGAATAGATGGTACTTCAGGTTCAAGTGGAACTAGTGGTAGTTCAGGTATAAACGGAACATCAGGTTCAAGTGGTACTTCAGGAACAAGTGGAACTAGTGGTTCTTCAGGAACTAGCGGTAGTTCAGGTATAAACGGAACATCAGGTTCAAGTGGAATAGATGGTACAAGTGGTTCAAGTGGAATAGATGGTACAAGTGGTTCTTCAGGAACATCAGGTACTAGCGGAACTTCAGGTTCTTCAGGAACAAGTGGTTCTTCAGGAACAGATGGAACATCAGGAAGTTCAGGAACAGACGGCACAAGTGGTTCTTCAGGAACTAGTGGTAGTTCAGGTATAGATGGTACAAGCGGTTCTTCAGGAACAGATGGTACAAGTGGTTCTTCAGGAACTAGCGGTAGTTCAGGTATAGATGGTACATCAGGTAGTTCGGGAACATCAGGTTCAAGTGGTACGGATGGTACATCAGGAAGTTCAGGAACCGATGGCACTTCAGGTTCAAGTGGTACGGATGGTACAAGTGGTTCTTCAGGGACTAGTGGTAGCTCAGGAACAGACGGAACTAGCGGTTCTTCAGGTACTAGCGGAAGTTCAGGCACGTCAGGTTCAAGTGGAATAGATGGAACAAGTGGTTCTTCAGGAACTTCAGGTTCAAGTGGTACAGATGGTACATCAGGAAGTTCAGGCACAGATGGTACAAGCGGTTCAAGTGGAACATCAGGATCAAGTGGTACTAGCGGAACAAGTGGCACTAGTGGTTCTTCGGGAACTAGTGGTAGCTCAGGAACTGACGGAACAAGTGGTTCTTCAGGTACTAGCGGTTCAAGTGGAATAGATGGTACAAGTGGTTCATCAGGAACTAGTGGTAGCTCAGGTATAGATGGTACAAGTGGTTCTTCTGGAACATCAGGCTCAAGTGGTACATCAGGAACTAGTGGTAGCTCAGGAACATCAGGAAGTTCAGGTACATCAGGTTCAAGTGGAACATCAGGATCAAGTGGTATAGATGGTACAAGTGGTTCTTCAGGAACATCAGGTTCAAGTGGTACGGATGGTACAAGTGGTTCTTCGGGAACTTCAGGATCAAGCGGAACAAGTGGTTCTTCGGGAACATCTGGTTCAAGTGGAACATCAGGTTCAAGTGGAACATCAGGTTCAAGTGGTACGGATGGTACAAGTGGTTCTTCAGGAACTAGTGGTAGTTCAGGAATAGATGGTACAAGTGGTTCTTCGGGAACTTCAGGATCAAGTGGTATAGATGGTACAAGTGGAAGTTCAGGAACTAGCGGAACAAGTGGTTCATCAGGAACTTCAGGAACATCAGGAAGTTCAGGTACATCAGGTTCAAGTGGAACATCAGGATCAAGTGGTATAGATGGTACAAGTGGTTCTTCAGGAACATCAGGTTCAAGTGGTACGGATGGTACAAGTGGAAGTTCAGGAACTAGCGGAACAAGTGGTTCATCAGGAACTTCAGGAACATCAGGATCAAGTGGAACATCAGGTTCTTCGGGAACTTCAGGATCAAGCGGAACAAGTGGTTCTTCGGGAACATCAGGTTCAAGTGGTATTGATGGAACAAGTGGTTCATCAGGGACTTCAGGTTCTAGCGGTATAGATGGAACATCAGGTTCAAGTGGGACTTCGGGTTTATCAGGGACTTCGGGTTCATCAGGAACATCAGGTTCAAGTGGAACAAGTGGATCTTCAGGAACTAGTGGTAGTTCAGGTACAGATGGTACATCAGGTTCAAGTGGTTCTTCAGGAACATCAGGTTCAAGTGGTATAGATGGTACAAGTGGAAGTTCAGGAACTAGCGGAACAAGTGGTTCATCAGGAACTTCGGGTTCTTCAGGAACTTCGGGTTCATCAGGAACTTCAGGAACATCAGGATCAAGTGGAACATCAGGTTCTTCGGGAACTTCAGGATCAAGCGGAACAAGTGGTTCTTCGGGAACATCAGGTTCAAGTGGTATTGATGGAACAAGTGGTTCATCAGGGACTTCAGGTTCTAGCGGTATAGACGGAACAAGTGGTTCTTCGGGAACTTCAGGTTCAAGTGGAACTAGTGGTTCAAGTGGAACTAGCGGTAGCTCAGGAACTTCAGGTTCAAGTGGTATTGACGGAACAAGTGGTTCTTCAGGAACATCAGGGTCAAGCGGTACAGACGGCACTTCAGGTTCTTCAGGAACTAGCGGTAGCAGTGGAATAGATGGAACTTCAGGTTCAAGTGGAACAAGTGGTTCTTCAGGAACTTCAGGTTCAAGTGGTATTGATGGAACAAGTGGTTCTTCAGGAACTTCAGGTTCAAGTGGAACTAGCGGTAGCTCAGGAACTTCAGGTTCAAGTGGAACTAGTGGTTCAAGTGGAACTAGCGGTAGCTCAGGAACTTCAGGTTCAAGTGGTATTGACGGAACAAGTGGTTCTTCAGGAACATCAGGGTCAAGCGGTACAGACG